CCACTTACTGGTCCCCGGCGGAAAGTGACAGACGCTTACGCGGAGGCCTGTTGCGTCCGCGAAACGCTGCAATTCGACGCGCCACAGTCGTGAGCGCGGGGCGTTGCTGCCGCCGCCATCCGCCGTGACCAGCAGCTCGGTGGCATCCGGGTAGGCCTTCTTGCCCATCTCACGCCACCAGCGCTCGAGAGTAGCGACCGCGAACTCCGCCGTGTCGTGATCGACCCCTACGCTGACCCACGCCTCGTTGCGAGTGGTGTCGTAGATGCCATAGGGGATCACCTTGCCAAGATCGCGATCGATGAAGTCGTGAACGCGGACAGGTTCCGGCGACCCCTTCGGGTGCCACTCGTGCCCTGCGTTCTTGAAATCGCCCACTAATTCCTTCTTTTTCGTATCGACCGAGACCACGGGCTGGCCGCGTTTCATGAACGCTTTCGCCGTGCGGTTGATGTGCTCGAACTGGGCGTTGCGGTCCGGTGACTGGCCGCCCTCGCGCGTCTTGCGCACAACCTGGAGGCTGTATTCCAAGTCGTGGAGCAGCAGGCCTACTTTGGTCGCGCTCACCTTGTGCCCCATCGCCTGCAGCTCGGCGGCCAGCTTGTCCTTGCTCTTGCACGTCCAACGAAGTGGCGACTCCGGATCGCCTCGCGTCACCGGCTCGACGAGCGATTCCAGATCCGGCACCAACGTCGGGTCGAGCTTCTCAAGCAGAGGTCGCCCAGCCCCAGGGCGCCGAACTCGTTGTGCACGCGGTGCAGTCGTCGGTGGATCCGTCGCATATTCCAACAGCTCCCGCAGACCAGCGCGCACCCTCGACTTGCTGATCCCCGTCGCCTCGACCACCGCCGCGATTCCGCCGTATCCGATCGCCTCAGCCTCCGCCGCAGCCCACAGACGCGTCACGCGCTCGTCCATCACGCCGCGCAGCCGCGCGTACTTCGCCCGAACTGCGTCCACCGCGAGCATCCTGCACGAGCAACCACCCGCGCAGGCCCCCTATTTCCATCAAAGGATCGATAATTTCGAACGGGCTCCTAAGCGCCAAGACGCGCCTGGGAAGGAGTGAGATATGCTGGAAGCTACGCGGTTCGCTCAGGCCCTGCTCGATGGGATCGACGGTGCTCCTAAGAAGGGCACGGAGCTACATCGGGTGTGCTTCAGTTGGGTAGCGCGACAACTTGAGGCTTGGGAGCGACACATTCGCGAGGACGAGCGCGCCAATAAGCCGACCCCGAAGCGGCGCCAAGACGGACAGGAGAAGTGACGACATGGCTCGCATCCTCGTAGAGACGAACGCATCCCACTACACCGAGGTCGCTCTGCCTCAAGAAGGCGAAGTGTGGCTTCGGGTGCAGACGGGACACCTGTACGAGATGCGAGAGTGGAAGGGTGCGTATCGCGCCTGCCATCGCCTCGGTACTCCCGAAGAAGGCTACGGATGTGACCCTAGCGTCAACTGCGCGTGTCACTCGGACCAAGTGCGAGAGGGACACTGGATTCGGGTGCTCAACGTCCCTGGTTTCGTGACCCCGAAACGAACCTCGGCACCGGAAAGCGGCGGAGATGAATGAGGCTTGCACATGCGGACACGCACCGGAGGAGCACGGGCACGACGCCGCGCACCCTGGGTCCACGGCGTGCACGGAGGACGACTGCGAGTGCATCGCTTACGAGCGCGATCACGACCATGACGAGTCCGAAGAGGACTGCCTAGCTAGGGCGAAATGACACTCTGCGACCGATGCGATCAGTGGGTGCCACGGCGCACGACGTGTCCGCGCTGCAAGTACAGGACATGCGCGAAGTGCACGGAGACCCACCGCGTAATCTGCGGCATCAACCGCCTGCGTGATCGAAATGTGATGACCCCTAAAGACCAGCGGACGCCTGAGAGGAAGTAGAATGTCGAAGCCGCACACCTGTATCAACACGGCAACAACCATCGACGGAAGTGGTCCGCCACCGTGCGCCGCCTGCGCCGAGTTGCCTCGGTGCTCGCACGGTATGCTCGCATCGCTTGGCCACTGCGACGTGTGTACGGAGCGTTCCGCGATCGTTGGGTGGATGCGGACCTTCGATGTTGAAAAAGGGATCGACTATCTCGCCGATGCCATCGAGGCCGGCGAGCACCTTGAGCCGGTCCTATCGAACAAATGCCCAACGTGCGGAGGCGGAGACATCGACGCAGCCAAGCGACTTCCTCCGGGTACGTGGACGTGCCTTGGATGCGGGGTGGTTTGGCGAACGAAAACGGTGACCCCGAAGCGCCAAGAGACGGAGTGACTATGAACCGAGAGCAGTACATGACGTGCATTCGTGATCTCGCGAAGGAGATGCACGCAGCAGAGGCGAGCCGAGACCCGGATCGGATCCTCGGTACCGCGATGGCGGTGGAAGCTTTCCTGTCGGGTGTCAAAACACCGGAAGAGGAACTGACCCCTAAAGACCAGGATAAACCGACCGAGTGCCCACGTTGCGCGCATCCGTGGTCGGATCACGTCGCTGGTCACGGTTGCACTGCGCGTATAGACCTCGGGTTCGGAGATGGCGCAACCGGTCCCGAGTGCGAGTGCTCTCGCACTCCAGAGGCGCTGACCCCGAAACGAACGTGAGCGACCACGATGCGCAGATACGTGACCCATTGGACCAGAAAGAAGGACGGTATGAACGTGTGCAGGATGCACGACGGCGCCATCCTCGACCTGACCACGGACCGCTCAAAAGTGAGTTGTCGTGTGTGTCTGAAGATCATCGGGAAGCTGACCCCGGAGCGGTCCGACACGACCGAAAGGAATGGCGATGAGTGAAGACCTCACCGAGCCACGGGCCTCCGTGGGATAGGCGACCGAATGACGGAGCTGTTCGACGAACAGGACCGCCGCAAGAAGCTGACCCCGATCAGGAAAGAGACGCCGCCGAGCGGCGGAGGAGTGCGCAAGTGAAGCAAGCCATCCGACGAGACTTCGTCTGCGGGGTGCTTCTGCTCTGCGCAGTCAGCAAGTTCTCCAACCTGAAAGATGACTTTCAGAAAGACACGCTCCTCGGCTGCCTATCGTTCTTCAGTTCCCTTCTTCTCTTCGCGGTGTCCGTGGGGGAGATCGTCAACCATGTACGGATGACGATCTCTGAAGATGCCGAGGACAAAGCATTGACCTCGCAGAAAGAAAAGAGCTCGTGACCGCCGCCTACGAGTTCGAGACCTCGCTCGTGAACATCGACGGCGCAAGAATATGATCAAGGTGCCACTTCCGAAGGCTTGATCCCGATCACCTGCCATGTCTTGGCCGAGTTCACGACCAGGATCCCCCCGAAAGTGAGTTGCGCCTGCTCGCCCCCGTGCGGATGGACGTGGCCGCAGAGCCACACCTTCGGCAGACGTCGTCCCTCGCGGTTGTAGAGGTACTCGTTCGCGAGCGCCGAGCTCCCGAAGTGCCGACCGCTGTCCCGGTCGAGCACGCCGTGCGGAGGCGCGTGGGTGACGAGGACGTCGCAGTCCTCGATCTCCTTGGCGTGCTTGGCGATGTCGCTCTCCGGGAGCTCGCCGCACCATTCCCCTTCGATGTACGGGATGAATCGGTAGCCGGAGAAACGGATCCCCGCGACCGATGCACTTCCGTTCCGAAGCCACACGACGTTCGCGCCGGCGAGCGCGAGGTCGGCGGTCGGGTTGTAGAAGTCGTGGTTGCCCGGCACGAAGACGAACGGGCGTCCGTCGAGCCACGCCGCGATCTTCGGCGCGTTCTTTCGCATCCACCGATCCTGGTAGCGGACCTCGGCGACGGGCCGGATGCGCTCGCCCACGCGGCGGCCCTTGGTCGGCTGGAAGTCGCCCGAGTGCACGACGACGTCGATGCGTACGCCGTGCTCGCTGTTTTGGGCGTCGAGCGGGATCTGCGTGATGTCCCACCCGTGCGTGTCGGAGGTGTGGAGGATGTACAGCATGGCGGTCCTCAGGCCTCCGGGTGGGAAGCGCGACATTCCTTCCATACCAAGCGCACGACGCTCCTCCACGCGCGCTGATGGGAGGGCGGGAGCATCGTCCACGCTTCCTTGGCTGAAGCCGCCCCCGTCGGACAGGGCTCCACCTCATCCCACCAGAGAGCGAACGCGCGGTACGCGAGACGGCTTTTGACATACCTCACGAGCGGGCTGTTCTCGTTCGTCCCACAGGCGCAGCAGAGGCGACGGCCACCGCCGCCGTTGTAAACCTCACCTTTCACGAGCGTGCCGCCGCAACGGTCGCACTTCGGCTTCGGCTTGCCAGACGTCATGGTCGCCTCACCCCTCGTCCGCCGACGCCGTCTCGGAGCTCGGAGCCGGCACCACGCGCAGCGCCTCCGGCTCCTCGACCGCGTCCGCCCACCCGAGCCGCACCTTCAGCCCCGTCTCCCGCACGAAGCTGCGGAACGTCTGCGCGATGCCGCGCGCCCCCGGGGTCTCGAGGTGCGGCGAGCCGGTCGCGTACGCGTGGACGGCCGCCTCCCAGCCGCGCGTGGTCAGGCGGTCGAGCATCATCGCGTGGAGCGCGATGCGGGTCTGGAGCTCAAGACTGGAGCAGATCTCCGCCTTCGAGTGGCGCTCCCAGTGAACGCCGCGCTGCACCTGGAACGCGCCGGCCGCGCGCCCGTGGTCCCCCATGACGCGGCAGTCGAGGACGTCGGCGCGCCCGTAGCTCTCGTGCGCAGCGATGGCGGTGAAGAGCACGGCGCTCGCCTCGCGGCGCCCCGGGCCCTCGAACGGAAGCGACTCGAACGGGTCGGTTACGACGGTCTCAATGGCGTGGGCAAGGCGATCGTAGCGGGCCACGTCCTCGACGGAAGGCTCGTAGCCGTGGCCACGAACGAAGCCGATGAGAAGGGCAACTAGGGTGGTGACTTGAACCATGGCGGAGGTCGTAGCACCGACTAGTAATCTAGTCACCGTCGGTACTCTTTCGCTCCGCCCTTCCTTGACAATATCGCGGGCGACATCATAATGACCCCATGTCCAAGAAGAGAAAGCTGCTCGACGCGATCCGGAACAACCCGGCCGGCGTGCGCTTCTCCGAACTAGTGCGGCTTCTCGAAGCCCTCGGCTACAGGTTCGATCGGAAAAATGGGACCTCACACACGATCTACGTGCACGACACGGCGCCCACGGTGAACGTGCAGTCGGGCAACAACGGAATGGCCAAGAGGTACCAGGTCGTGCAGGTTCTCGACATCGTGGACGACCACAATCTGGAGGTGAAGTGATGTTCCCCTATCGCGTATTCGTCAGCTGGAGTGCCCTGGACGAAGTCTTCATCGCGCGTGCGCCTGCGTTCGACACGCTCGCGGCGCACGGCGACACGATGGAGGAGGCGGTCAAAGAGATCGAGATCGCCGGCAAGCTCATGGTCGAATCGCTCAAGGCCCACGGGCGTCCCGTGCCCGAGTCCGACATCGATGCGGTGGACTACTCCGGCAAGTTTGCGCTCCGCATGCCCAAGACGCTGCACGCGCGGGCGTCGGCGGTCTCGTCGGCGGAAGGGGTCTCGCTGAATCAACTCTTCGTGACGTGGATCGCCGAGGGCCTCAGCCGCACGACGGTACGTGCCTTTTTGACGGACCTCCAGTCGGGCATGATTCTCGACGCAAAGCCGAAAAAGTCCGGACGAACTCGCCCGTTGCCGCGGCCCGCAAAGGCGTTGGCGCCGACGCGAATGACGGACTTGGACATGCTCGACATGAATGTCACGCGAGCAGGCAAAGTCATCCGTGACGGCAATCGTAAGTCGGAGGGCGGACGGGATACCAAGACCGACTCCTTTGCCTTGACCTCACTAGATACCCGGAAATGATCGACGGCCATCGCCACTCGACGGCCTTCCATCTCGGCCAGCTCCGACACCTCTACGCGCAGATGGTCACCGGCGGCGTCACGGACACGGCGGAGGCGGCGCGCGGTCTCCTCGGCCCGGCGATCGCGCACTTCGAGCTCGAGGCGCGCGAGGAGGCGGAGGCCGAGGCCACTGCGAACGCTTTGCCGACGAGCGACCCGGCCCCCAAATGACGAAAGGCCCGCCCACGCGCAAGCGGAGACGGGCCTTGATTCTTAGATGACGTCCCAGTCGGTCCAGAGCGCCGGCTCGAGCAGGGCGTCCTCGCCGTGCTCGCGGAGGTCCTGGCGAAGACGTCGCCGGTTGCGCCGGCACGCGAGCGCCTTCTCCTCGCCGCCAAGGTGTCCGCCGATGCGCGTGGCACGGCGAGCGCTTCTCGTGATCGTGAATCCGGCGCCGGGCCTACCGGAAGCGTAGCGCGGTTCATTCGGGACGTGGAGTCGTGGTGCCGCGGGCGGGACTTGAACCCGCACGCCCGAAGGCACGCAGGTTTGAACTGCGCGTGTCTGCCGTTCCAACCACCGCGGCCAGAGAAGTGAGAAGTGCTCAGGGCTGGACTCGAACCAGCACGCCCACGAGGGGCACGACGGTCTGAACGTCGCTCGTCTACCTTTTCCGACACCCGAGCAAGAGAGTCGTCCGATCGGAGGGAATCGCACCCTCACGCCCCTAGGGGGGCACGCGTTCTCAGCGCGCCGTGTCTGCTGTTCCACCACGATCGGGTACCGGTAGAGAGGTTCGAACTCTCGTCCGCGGCTTCAAAGGCCACGTTCCCGTCCACGGGGTACCGGAGCGGAAGACGCCTGACTCGAACAGGATGGGTTGCCCCACGTGCCGATTAGCAATCGGTCCCCGCCCCTGGCGGGTTCGTCTTCCAAGTCTCCGCGTCGTGCGGACCTCACATCGTTCGTTCGAACGCGGTTTGTCCCGCCGGGGCGTCTCATCCCGGCCATGCTGCGGCACGACGAAGGTAGCGGAGGGTGGACGAATCGAACGCCTACCCGTGAAGGTCCCTGGGTTTCGAAGCCAGCGTGGCCCCATGCCACTTCACCCTCCAAAGAGATGAGAGCCCCGGTGTTCCGCGCCATGCGCCGGGAATGGCTGATTGACCTGCGGTGGCCGCGCGGCATGGTCCACGCGCGCTCTTCCGGCGGGTAGCGGCAGGCAAGCTTCACGCGGTCATCGCCACGCGGGATGAATGACCTTCGAGGTACGGAAGCCAGAGCTCGGGAACGTCGCTCGGGAGCGCGACCAGGCCGACGAGCGGGAGACTCTCCGGCGCGCGTGGCTTTCGAAGGAGACGCATCCCCGCCTCTTTCGGTGTCCGGCCGCCCTTACGCCCGTTGCAGACGAGGCAGCTCGTCACGATGTTCGTCCAGTTCGTCGGGCCGCCCTTGGAACGAGGGATCACGTGGTCGTAGTTGAGCTCGGACGCGCGCTTCTTCACGCCGCAGTACTGGCACCGGTGCCCGTCGCGCTGGTAGACGCGCGGGCGGGAGAACTTCACATCCCGCATCTCATGCGGCATGGCCTTGCTCGTCAGGCGGACGACGGCTGGCACCTGCATCTCGAGCGACGGCGAATGCACGACGGCCTCGTAGACTTCGAGCACGTCCACCTTGCGCAGGTACGCCAGGCAGATCGCGCGCTCGAGCGAGACGGCTTCGTGGGGGATCATTCGCGGCGTGAGCACGAGACAGGGGTTGGCCAGCATGGTCGTCACCGTTTCCTTCGCCTGAGCAGCATGGGGATCGTCTCCGTGGAGTCGTTTCTTGGCGTGAATGGGTCCGGCCGCCGCGACTCGAACGCGGCCGCGCTCCGTATCAGAGAGCGCAAGGCGACCCGCCAGTCCGGCCGGGTGAAAAAGCGGTGCGGAGCGCGAGGATCGAACTCGCCTGAACCACGTTGTCGACGTGGTGCCCTCGCCAGAGGACGAGCTCCGCAAAGATTTGGTACCGGCCGCGAGGATCGCACTCGCCTTCATCCGCTTGTAAGGCGGCGGTGCTCACTAGAGCGCGAGGCCGGCACGTCGTCGCAGCACCCGGAGTCGAACCGGGTCGGCGAGCTTATGGGGCTCGCGCGCCTCCGAGGCGTGCTGCGGTTGCAGGGGCCGTGTTGCACCGGCGAAGCCGAGGTTATGAGCCTCGGTTGGGACTAAGACCACCCTCCCTACAGAGCCCCCGCGGAGAGTCGAACTCCGACGAGCGGTTTCGTAGACCGCTGCCTGGATCCGCCAGGACGGGGGCATGGCCGCTCGCGCGGCGGTCTCCTCGCACCGAGTCGAACGGTGGATTGCTCCTTCGGAGGGAGCGCCCGGGGTCCGCCCGGACGAGGAGAATTGACTTCGGCGTTCGGCCCTTCGCCCGGCCGCGCCTACTCACGGGGGCGGTGCCCGTGGGGAGGCACCGCGTGTCCCGACTCTTTGGACAGCCCGGCGTACGTGTGAGCGGCCGTGTCACGCTCCTTTGGGCTCACGCACGCTGCCAGCGAAGGTCCTCGGATGGAGCGCCCGGACGGAGTCGGACCGTCGCGAACTCGCTTAGAAGGCGAGAGCCTGGATCCGCCAGGACGAGCGCGTCTATCGGGATCTCGATGAGGGCATCGGGATCTCGATATGGAGTCGTGGGAGGGAGTCGCGCCCTCGCGCGCCGGGTTGCAGCCGGCGATCTGCGCTCGCAGTCCACGACGTGGAGCGGATGGCTGGAATTGAACCCGCGCCTGATCGTTGGCGACGATCTGCTCGACCTTCGAGCTGCACCCGCATGGTACCGTTTCGACGATGAGATGGACGCTCGTGTGCGATGGCTGCGCTCGCGGTGAAGAGATCAAGACGATCGGCATCCTCCGCCGCGCACCAACGGCTTGCGGTGTCTGCAAAGAGCCGCTGCCGCTCATGTCGAACGGCCTATCCAGCGGGAACCCCGTCGGCGACGATCAACTCGAACGACTGAAACTGGCGCACTCGGCGCGGCACGCCATCGAGTAGAGCGGATGCCGAGATTCGAACTCGGTCGTTTCGCTTGGAAGGCGAACGTCCCACCTTGGGCTCACCCGCAAGAATCAGAGCCGGCCACCGGAGTCGGACCGGTTCGAGATGAGCTACAAATCCCTCTCTGCTCCACAGCCGCCGGCGTGGAGCCGCGTGACGGAATCGCACCGTCCGACTTCCCGTACCGAGGGATGTCGCCCACTAGGAGACGCGGCATGGCGAGGGCCCCTTACCAAACCCGTGCTACGGGTGACCACTTGCGTGGTAGGCTAACGGTCTCCTCGATGACCGTGTGGAAGTGGAGAGAATCGAACTCTCGTCCCTCGGGTGCAAACCGAGTGCTCTCCCGCTGAGCTACACCCCCAAGGTGGACCTGCGGGGAGTCGCACCCCGTATCGCTCGATGCGAACGAGAGACCTGACCTCTCAGACAAGCCCGTAGAATCGTGGACCGTGCCGGATTCGAACCGGCGTTCCCGCATTGCCGACGCGGTGTCCTCCCGCTGGACGAACAGCCCGAAGTGATGGGCCCATAGGCGTGTCAACCTAGAGACGAGTCCCACGGAGCGCCGCGAGAGCCCGGCAGATCTGGAAGGACTCGAACCTTCTTTCGTGGTTTTGGAGACCACGTCGCGTCCCACGCTCAGACCTAAGAAGCTTGCGAGACCCGCTCGCCAGCCAGCGCTTCGTACCGGACTCGAACCGGTCTCACTCGGGAGACAACCGAGCCGCGACCCTGTCGCGTCACGAAGCATTCGTCTCCTCGAAAGGAGTAGGGTGCCCGACGGGGATCGAACCCGCCTGGATCGGTTCACAGCCGATCACCATCACCAGATGGCTTCGAGCACCATGAGTCGGAGCGACAGGAATCGAACCTGCGGGGTCTTGGTCCCGAACCAAGCGGGCGTCCATCGCCCACCACTCCGATAGTGCCTGCTCCCCGAGTCGGACGGGGTTCTCTCGTTCTTCAAACGAGCGCTGAATGACCGCACTAGCTCAGCAGGCAAAATAGTACCCGCAACGAGGATCGAACTCGTCTGGCCCGCTTGAAGGGCGGGTGGCCTCACCAGATGCGCTATGCGGGCGCGTTGCACTCCCCGCCTGATTCGAACCGTGCCTGGCGCGCGTGAGAGGCGCGCGACCTCACCAGAAGTCGATGGGAGCATGGCGGGCGTCAGCGCGCACGCGAGGAGTCACCCACGCGAGCGGCCTACTCCCAGAGCCGGTTACGTGAATCGAACACGTTGCGACCCCTTTACGAAAGGGGTGCCCTACCATCGGGCCCAACCGGCATGGCTGCGACGCAGGGAATCGAACCCTGTTCCGACAGGCTAACAGTCTGCTGCTCGCCATTGAGCTTCGTCGCAATGAAGGGCCGCGCCACGATGGCTACCGGCCCGAATGAACGTCGACCGGGACTGCCGCGCGAACTCGGGGGAGCGCGCGCCGTCGGGGGTCGTTCAGGTTGTCAACGAACGGGGGTCAACTTGTCAACGTGGAGTCGTTGCCCGCAGTACCGGTCTAGGGACTCGAACCCCAATTCTCAGATCCAGAATCTGCTGTCCTGCCTTTGGACGAGACCGGTGCACTTCACTTCGTGGGAGGCCCGGGACTCGAACCCGGCTCTGTCGCTGTAAGAGAGCGCTGCGTCACCTGGATGCCAACCTCCCGTTGGAGTCGTGGGACGCACGTGAATCGAACACGCCTCGTGCCGGGTAAAAGCCGGCCGCACCACCTTGGTGCTAACGTCCCTCGCTTTCGTGCTTTGGTCCCTGTTTCACCTGGTCCTCTTTGCTGGTGGGGTGTCGGTGGATTCGAACCACTAGCCTTGGCGACCGGGTTACAGCCGGCCTGCGGGAGCCACCCGCCATCGCACCCCAGAAACGACGAAAGCCGCCTCGGATCTCTCCGGGCGGCCTTGTTTCGAGCTATCGCTCTACTCCGAATGCCGCCCTACGTTTGCCCCACCTCCGGATTGATCGACCAGCTTCCGAAGGTGGGATACGCCTTGGGCGTCTGGCGATCGCTCGAAAGGCGGACGCACGCCATCGCCGCTGCGGAATGCAGCAGCGATTCAATCGACGTGGCGGCGGCTGAGCGAGTCATCACGATGCCACCGTACGACTTGCTTACGAGTCGCGCTAGCAAGAAGACTGTCTCCTTCACGTCCACAAACGACGAAAGGCCACCGATCCCTCGCGGGACCGGTGGCCTTGGCCGAAGTCTAAGAAGCCGCGCGGTCAAAGACCGGCGAGGACATCCGCGCTGATGACGCTCGTTCTCGGTACAGCGCGCCGGACGACGGCATAGTCGTTCGCGCGCGCAACCGCGTCCTTACGACGTCATCCGAAAGCGCGCCGCCTCCATAAAGTCGTCCGGTTCGCGGTCGCGGAACTCGCAGCACGTCGGCTCGCTATGGCAGAGGACGATGTCCCCGCGCATCTCGCCGAAGATGTAGATGCACTCCCGGCCGAGTCCCTCGCAGAAGGGGCACACGACCGCGACGGAGGGGACGAACCCCTTCGGTAGATTCGGCCGCACTTCCGCGAAGAGTCGCGCAACCAGGTCTTTCGGCATGACCCTGTTGCGCCCTCAGAGCTGCCCGTCGAGCGCGATGCCGGCGTTGGCCGTCATCATGGCCTCGCGCACGAGGCGAATCGCAGCGCTCTTGTCCGGACCGTCCGGGGTGGTCGCCTCGATGACCTCCGCGAACGCGAGCGCGCCCGCGCGCACGGCCTCGTACTTGGGAATCTGCTCGAGGGTCGGCGGGTGGTGCCGGAATACGTTCTTCAGGTTGATCTTGTGGGGCATGGGTCTCCTTCGGGTAGGTCCGGCTTCGTTCACGCGTCGCGTTCCGCGTCGGGGTCGATGCCGGGCACCGGGATCCCCGCGAGCGGGTTGGGAATGGGGCGCGGCGGCGCGAGGAACGCCGCGAAGGCCGCCTCGTCCCCCAGGAACACGTCCTGGTCGCACGGGGTGCCGATCGGGGTCCGGTACTTGTTCCCCCCCGACTCCTGCCAGAACGTAATCGTCGCCCACGGCAGAGGGGCCTTCGCCGGAGGGCTTGCCTGGTAGGCGGCGAGCCAGAGCGGGTACGCCGCGAGCGGCGTCGCGTCCCCCCCTCCGAGGATGTCTCGCTTCTCGAAATCCGGGTACGTGTAGATCGTTGGCGGTCGTCCCCAGGCCGCGTCCATCGTCTTCGCGCAGAGGATGAGCGCCGCCAGGATCTGCGCGGGGGTCATCGCGCGCGCGCCGTCGTGATCGAGCTCGATGTCGATGACGGGCGCGAGGTCTCGGTACGAGGCGCCGATGCCCTTTGCCGCCGCGAACCACGCGCGCACCTGGCTGGCGACGTCGAGCCACGGGTGAAGGACGAAGTACGCCCCCACGACGATGCCGGCGGACAGCGCGCTGGTCACGTTCCCGGCGTAGGTCGAATCGACCGGGTCGAGCCCCTCCATGCACCGGAGGAACGCGAAGACGATGTTCTCCGACCGGATCTTCTGCCACGCGCCGAGGCCGAGGGTGCCCTGGTCGACGCCGACGTCGATGCCGAGGACGGGCATCAGTGCGAACTCCCAACCCCGACAAAGCTGCTCGACTGCGCCGCGAGCACGCCGATCAGAGACTCGTTGCCGCCGACGTGCACGTTCGGGCGCTGCGGGCCGCCGACGACGAGGCCGTGGTCCGAAAGCGCCGCGCCCCCCTTCAGAAGCGGCGACACGCCGTGCGTGACGTTGCCCCTGTTGTCTTCGAACGTGGTCGTGCCGTCGGGGTTCGTGGTGAGCGTGCCCATGACGGCGTCGCGCAGAACGAACGCAGCGACGCCGTCACCCGAGATCGAATAGGGCTCCGGGTAGCACGTGACTTCCAGCGGGTAGGGCCACATCACGCACTTTCGGCACGGGCTCGGGCCGACCATGTGCGACGGGAAGTCGTGGGTGCAGATGGGCACGGGCGGCATCGGGGGCACGGGCGCCGACATTCCGATCGACGGAAGCGATGCAGCTGCCGCGGCCGACGCCATCTTCTGCGTAAGCTCGAGCGCGAACCTCAGGCCCAGGTTCTCGTCCCTCAGGCGCGCGTTTTCAGCGCGCAGGGCTGCGTTCTCGGCGGGAAGGATCGTGCGCTTCTTCTTCGTGGCCATGGCTACTCCCGCGTGTTGATTGCCTCGCATGCGAGTCGGACGCGCCGCAAGCGTTTCACGCCGGCTCGTCTTCCTCGGGGTCGTCGAGGCGCGGCAAGGTCGGCGCGCTCGGGGGGGCCGAGTCGCGCGCGTCGGTGCCGTCGGCGAAGCCGTCGTGGTCATGGCACGAGTCCTCGGGGCCGCGGATGGCCTCGATGATCTGCGCGCTCACGGCCGGCGGGGGCTCGGACGCGCCCTTGGGCATGGCGGCGATCGCCCTCTGGATCTCCGCGCTCGAGAGCGTGGGCACCGTCGGAGAGCTGTCGATGGACGGGTAGTAGACCCGGTTCTCCGTCGCCCACTCCCGCACGCGCGCATGCAGGTCCCCGACGCGCTCGGCGAGGACGTAGATGCGCTCCACCGTCCTGTCTTCCGGATGGTCCTTGATAAAGTCCGCGAGCGTCTGGAGCTCGCGGATGGTGTGACGGAGGCGTTCGGCAGGGACGCCGGCGCGGTGGGCAAGCGCGAGCCGCGCGCGGTCGAGCATCCCTTGGAGTGCGCCGAGTTTCTTCTCCATGGTCGTGCCTCCTCCTGAGTCGAACGTCACAGCCAGATCGGCGTGCTCTGGCATTTCCCGCGCTGGTCATCGATGAGGAAGAACGACTGCTGGCGCGGCTCGGGAGTGACCTTGAGCCGCATCGCGTAGGCGTTGATCCCGATCATCGAGCCGTTTCCGGACATTTCCGGAATGTCGATGCGCTGGTGGAAGTGCCCGAAGGCGAAGTGATCCACCTTCCGGTACTTGCGCAGCTCGTTGAGCCCGCGCTTCATCGGGATGAGGAGGCCGCCGACGCCGCCCATGTACCGCACCGAGTCGCCGTGAAAGAAGCAGTACGTCTGGTCGAAGACGTCGATGTAGTTGTACTCGCCATCGGCGATGTGGAACTCGATCCGCGGCTCGTCCTGAAAGCGCGCGGCGAGCGTCTTGTAGAGCAACCACTCGAGGCTGTTGGCGGTGCGGGTCGAGACGCGGATCTTGTCCGTGAGGCGCCCGTGATTCCCGTCGTTGCAGGGAACGATGATGCGCTCGAAGTCGGTCGTCGCCAGGATGCGACGGAGCATTCGCTCGATCCGCTCCTGCAGCCACACGACCGCCTGCACCGGCGACAGGAAGTTGCTCTCGACCAGCTCCGTGTGGATGTAGCCTGAGTAAAGATCGCCGATGATCGCGACAATGGCCGTGCGCATGTCGAAGCGCGGGTCACGCACGAGCCACTCGAACGCTTCGGCGCACTTGGTGATGCACGCGTCGGCGATGTCGAGATTGTAGGTATTGAGACCGGAGACGCTCTCGGGGTCGACCGGCTCCTCGACGTGCCAGTCAGAGAGAAGCATCACCGGCACCGCGAGGCGCTGGCGCCCCTCCCCTCGCCCTTGGGGCGCGACGATCTTCGCCGGCGGCGCGGCCTTCAGGCCCGAGAGGATGGAGATCTGCTCCTCCTTATCGGCCAGCTCGGCCACGAGCCGCTTGCGGGCGGCGGTGAGCTCCGAGACCGATCGCACGAGGCGATGCCGCTCGAGGTCCGTGAGCGGCGCCTCGCTCTGGCGCGCATCGGTCGGCACATCCTCCGAAAGCGCGTTGAGCGCCCGGGTCGCGTCGGCGGGTGCGTTCGCCGCGAGGTCCTCGAACCCCTCGGCCTCGACCGGGATCTCGAAGTCCTCCGGCTGCACGATGACCTTCGGCAACGGCGCGGGCTCCGCGCGCCTCACCTCGACCGCGGGCACGCGCACCGCGCGCATCTCGCGCTCGGTGTCGTGGGTCGTGGGGCCGAGCTCCGGCGCGGCCGGTGCCTCCGACCGTCCGTTGATGTTATCGTAGAGAATTCGCGTGAGGGTGCGGCCGAACTTCTTCGTGCACACCATGTCGAGCGCGGTCGCGGTGATGCCGCGCCGGATGCGCTGCGCTGCGATGGTCGCTTCGTCCTTCGTGCGGCAGCCGCGGAGCGATTCCTTGAGGCGGCGGAGCTCAGCTTCGGTCCAGTGCGGGTTCATACGGCGGCCCTCCAGTCGGCGATCCGTTTCGGACGTGGCAACGGCGGGAGACGAATGACCTTCGCGTCGAACAGAGGCATCGACGCCATCGCGAGGTGGTCGCACCAGCCCTCTTCGTTTCGACGGCCGCCCAACAGGCGCGCGATCGCGTGCTGATGGAGCATCCCGAACGGCAGCACGTGGTTGGTCTCGTGCCAAAAGAGGTTTTGCAGGTGCCTGCGCCGGTCGGGCTCGAGGAGGACCTCGTCGAACAGGACCCACCGCAGGTCATGCGTCGTCACCGCCCAGATCGGGGACGTGATCCCCATCACCTGCTGAATCGTCTCGCCGTGGGCAAAGCCGTAGTGCCACTCCCCTTCGGGGGCATCGAAGCTCCACCAGTAGAGAGGCTTCTCGCCGTAGAACTTCGGCACCTTCGGCATGACGCGACGACGGCGTACGCGCGTGACGGGCTCGACCACCACCGCATCCTTGACGAGAAGCTCGCGCGCCATGCCGTGTGCCTCCTTCAGCTTTTGGGTGGATCAGCCTGCCGAGAAGTGGGCGTCCGAAGGGGCGAGCGCGCTCCACGGGCCGCCGAGCGTCCGGGTCCGCACGTGTGCGTTGCGCTCGCGCGCGCGCCGGAGTCCCTCGTTCATCCCGGCGCTCCAGCCGAAGTCGACGTAGAAGACGACGAGGTCGGCGACCTTCCCCCACGCGAAGCCGGCTTCCATGCCGAGCCGTCGCTCGCCCGGATCGGTGTCGTTCAGCACGCCGGTCTGCGTGTACAAGATGTTGGATGCCAGTGGGGCCTCGCCGCGACGGAGACTGTCAGTGAGGCACGCGCGCGCGTAGGCCTTGTTCCGACGGGTGTTGCCTGCGAAGGGGCTTTCGAGAATGGCGAGCTTCAAGCGATGGCTCCGTTCCTCAGAAGACGTGCGGCCATGTCGCCCCAGGCAGGGCTCGTGCGTTTGAGGAGCTCGGCCTCCACGAGGGCCGAGAGCGTCTTGCCGGCTCTCGCGGCGTCGTCGTTGACGATCACGTAGTCCGCGACGGAATCGACCAAGACGATCTCGGCGCGGGCGTCCGCGGTGCGCCGCTCGATCGTCGCCGTGTCCTCGGTGGCTCGCTGCCGGAGGCGAAGCCCGAGCGTCTCCAGCGATGGAGGGAGGATGAAGACCACGACCGTGCTCGCGGGCGCGCTCGCTCGCATCTGCGACGCGCCATAGGCGTCGAGCTCGAGCACGAGGCCGCGCTTCCCCGTGCCGACGGCGCGCGCGACTTCCGAGCGGCTCGTTCCGTACAGGTTGTCGTAGACGTTCGAGTGCTCGAGAAAGTGACCCGCGTGCACGTCCGCCAGGAACGCCTCGCGCGTCACGAAGTGGTAGTCCACGTCGCGCACTTCGGAGCCGCGCGGCTTGCGGGACGTGTGGGAGATCTTTCGGGTGAAGTCCGGTCGCTCCGCGAGAAGGCGCTGCGCGAGCGTGCTCTTCCCTACCCCACTCGGGCCCACGAGGCACACGAGGAGCGGGTCGGTCATAGCGGCAGCTCGTCGATGCCCAGCAGATCGTTCTGCACGTCGGGCGGGCAGCAAAGGAGATCGAGGCTCCCGATGGGAAGGCGATCATCGAACTCCATGGGCTCGGTGAGCTCACGGAGGTCATGGCCGTAGCGGGCGAGCGCGATGCGCCAGGTTCCGTTCGCGACGAACTGGATCGGCCACGAGAGCTTGCGCGGAACGCGCGAGGTGCAGATGGGGATCTCGACGTCGATGGGAAGTGCGCTGCCGAGCACGATGCGCGCGATGATGATCGGCCGCGGGGGATGAATGCCGCGTCGGACGTCCATCTCCCAGATGGAGCTGTTCGCGGGGTCGCACGACGCAGTCCGGTGACGCAGGCAGGTGAGGATCATCGGCTTCCCAAGGGGTACGGACAGGGTGGGTCTCCTCGCTCCAAGAACCGTGACGTCGCGCCTCGGCGTGTCCGCTGCGGCTAGCAGCCCGCTTTGCGCAACAGGCGCGCGCGCTGCGCCTGGATCCCCTCCTGAAGTTTCTTGCGCCGTGCCGCTTGCGCCGTGGCGGCCGCCAACTCTTCCACCCGCGCCTGCACCTGCGCGAGCCGGCTTCCCTCGGGGGCCGTCGGCGTTCGGGCTTCGCGCTCGGGCTTCGGCGCGGCTTCCGCCTTCGGCCGACGGGGCACGCGCGGAAGGGCCGGGCGAGGCGCGGGCTCGACGGGCGTGGGCACCGTGCTCGCCTCGCGCGCGCGCGTGGCCGCGTCCTCGGCCTCGTGCCGACGGAGGCGCGCGGCCTCGGCCGCGTGGGCGCGCGCGAGGGCCGCGTCGATCTGCGCCATCGTGGTGCGCGGCGGCCCGAGCGCGGGTCGGGCTCGCCCCTCGTGCTTCGCGAGCAGATCGACGATGTCGCGTTCACCCATCGGGTCGTTCCTCATGCGGCGACCTCGCGCCGGCTCTTGCGCGTGACCTCGACCCGCTCGATGGCGTCGAGCTTACGCACCACGAGCTCGGCCAAGCGCGCGTGGCAGCGGTCGCAGTCGCACGCGCGCGACGCGACGCCGATGAAGCTCGCCAGTCGCCGGAGCGCCTCGGGCGACGCGCGCGAGACGGAACGGCGATCCATCCGGAGACTCATGCGCCGGCTTTCTCCGCACGCGCGACGATCTCGTCGGCGAGAGAGTTGAGGAGGTCGCGCACAAGCGGCGAACTCTCTTCCGCCCGCAACCGCAGAAGCGATACGTCCTCGTTGCGCTGCCGACGGCGCCCCTCGGCAAGCGTCCTGAAGTCGCAGTAGGTGAGCCGCCGATGGGTCGTCATCGCGCGCCCTTCCCTGCGTCCGTGGGCGCGACGTGCGGCCGTGGCGCCGCGAACTTCTCCGGAAGGCATGTCGCATGGTCCTGGACCATGCCCGGCTCGTCGGAGCACGGGATGTCGGCCGCGTCCGAGAACTCGGCGCACGCCGCGAGGCACGCGCCCAGGATGAAGAGAAAGGCCACCGTGTGCGTCACGCGCGCCTACCTTCGCGCCGTCAACGGAACGACGCGGCTCACCGGCGCGCGCGCGCCGCCGAAGGTCGCGCTGTGGTCGCCGGGGCCGACGGCACCCTCGCCCGTGTAGCAGCACGTGCCGGCCTTGCACTCGGGCCAGGTTCCGCCGCACTCCCAGTCCGTCGCGCCGTCCTCGGCCTCCGTGCAGCAAAAGCTGCCGCACGTCATGTGCCCGCCGCAGTCCCCCGGAGCGGCGGCCGTCGCCGCGCCATTGAAGCTCGCGCTGCACCCGGGGGTGAGCGCGATCGCGGCAAAGAGCGCCCCGCAGAGGGCGACGATCAGGTAGTCGAACGAGAGATACTTCATGGGGTCACCGGACAGCGAAGGGTTCCGCACGCGTTCGCGGCGGCGGGCGTCGCGGCGGCCAGGAGGCACGCGGGCTTGAAGTCCGTGAGCTTCCCCTGGTCGTCGTGGAACACCTGCACGCAGGTCGCTGGCATCGCGCACCCGATGGCCGAGAGATGCGCGCACACGGCCGTGCCCTCATCGGCGAACGACGCGGGCGTCGGGCCGCCGTCGCCTGCGGCCGCGGGGCCCGCGAGCGTCGTTGGAGTCGGCTTGCAGCACGCGATGGTGGCGGCCGCGCAAAGGAGAGCGAGGAGCGTTCGCATCAGACCGCCGCTTTCTTCGACGCGACCGCGCCGAACTGGAAGATGACCGCCTGGGCGCAGGCTTTCAGGAGCCATGCCTCGGTCACGCGGTAGTGACCGCCCGCGTTCGGGCAGTTTGCCGGATCGACCATCGCGGGTGCGCCCCAGCTGGTCGACCACGAATTGATCCCCGCGAACACGCGCACGCCGTTGATGGACGTGTACTCGTTGAGGCACATCCAGTGCCCCCCGCCGTTCGGGTCATTGAGGTTCACGTCGTTGACCGGCGCGGTCGTCGGGGTCCAGTTGGACCCCCACGCTTCGAACGCCGAGTCCACGAAGACTGCGATGCCGATCGCGTAGCCGGCGTCGAGCGCGGCGGCGATCTGGTCGGACGCGTTCGGCGCCGTGAAGTCGATGAGGTACGCGCCAGTCTCGACCGTCATCGCTGCGGTAGCGAGATCGTTGAGCTCCGGCTCGTTGTTGACCGTGGCCGGATCGACGTCGCTGTAGCGCCCGTCGGCGGTTGGCGCCTGGATCGGGCGCACCCCGATCTTCTGCAGCACGGTCACGATGTCGGCGGGCATCCCGCCCGAGTCCGTGAGCGGCGGAAGGACGCCGTTGGGGCCCGGAGTCCGCTCCTCGCACCGGATGCCGCAGTAGATCCCGTTGGGCGACGCCACGAACGAGAGTGCGCGCGAACAGGCGAGCGCCTGGACGGTTCCGTGCCCCGTGCAGCTCCCCGTCTGCCCCTGGTCGAGGCAGGCGCATTCGTACCGCGCGAGCGACGCGCTCCCGTTGGGGGCTGGCGAGTCGCCGATGAGCGTGCGCGCCGCGCCGTACATCGGCGCGCGCGACGCATGGTCGGGGCGTCCTCCAAGACCACGGCCGTTGATGTGGGTCACGCCGGCGGCGTGCTGGCGGGAGATCGCTTCGTATGCGGCAGTCGTCATGGGGTCCCTCGGGAGAGGAAGGCGTAGAGCGCGAGAGCGAGAACAAGACCGACGACGGCCCACACGCTCGCGCGCGCCAGGCCGCGCATGTGCGCGCGTGTCTCCGTGCGTGCCCCCTCCGAATCCGGGAAGTCGAACATGGGGGTGAGCGTGTCCCTCTCCACGCTCACCTAACCCGATTCGACCAGGGGCCCGCAATCGGTACTCAATCGACACGCGGCGGATAGGTACGCCCGTCGAGGTCGTCGGACAGGACGCCGGCCTTCAGCCAGCCGTGATAGAGCCACCCGCCTTCGGGGCGCTGGCCGATGCCGAGTGACGTACGGATACCACTCCCGATCCAGGCAGTGAAGCCCCGCACCCGGCAGGCAGAGCACGATGGGGGCGCGCTTGCCCATCCAATCGCGCAGGTACTGTCGGGAAAGACCGGACTGCCGCGCAAGAAGCCAGGGCGCGAAGTACATCGCTCCGACCGGGAGCCGCATGCGCTCCTCCGGCGTCTTGCGCGTCACGTCCACAAGGACGCAGCTCCAGCTCACGGCGACGGCTTGGGCTCCTCAGGAGCGGGGAGTGCGGCGTCAGCGATGACGATCGCGACGCCCGGCGCAGAGTTGCCGGTCTCATCTCCGTTGAGCGCGGGGGCCGCCGCGGGGGCCGCTTCGGCAAGGAGCGCCGGCGATGGGTCGGTCGGCGCGGTCTCGAGCGGCTGGGCGCTCACCGGTTCGGCGATGACGTCCGGCGGGGGAACCTCGGGGGACGGCGCCGGGGCAGGCGGCGCTTTGAACGAGCCTTTCACGCGCCGCGCTTCGATGTACGGCGAGGAGCTGCCGACGTAGTAGACCGGCCTGTACTCGTCGACGACCTCACAGGTCTGCCCCGGCCAGTGCACGAGCTTGGCGCTGCGGAGCGTGCCGATCACCGTCGGCTGCGCGAGGAAGCGCCGGAATTCGCAGTCGGGGCACCCCTGCCGGCCACACGCGCGGACGATTTCCCCTTCATGGGCGTCGCGGTCGCATCCGTGTCCGCCGGTCGCGTCTACTTCGAGTCGAAAGTCACCCATGGGTCAATCTCCGGAAGGTCATTGATCTGCGAGGAGAGCCTTCAGCGCGAGGGCGCGCGGTCCCTCGTCGGGGCCGCCCTCGAACTGGCTCTCGTCCCATTGCGGGAGCTCCACGGTCTGCCCCCGCAACGCGTGCGTGCAGTCGTGAAGGAAACGAATCTTGCCGCTCTCGACGAACGAGTGGCAGACGACCTCGATGCGCTCGGCGCCGTACGTGTACGACACGCGAATCGAGGGGGTGAACGTCGGGGTCTCAACGTCGCCGTTGAATCCCCAGGCATGATCCCCCACGGTCGGAATCGTGTGCGACTCCTTGCACCCGGGGCAGTAGAACGAGTGACCGTAGGGATCGCCGTAGGTGGATCGGACGGGTTTCAGCTTCATCTAGAGCACCCCTCGGAGCGCGTTGACCGCACTGATGGCTCCGCTCACGCCCGTCACCACGCCCGCGACCGTCGCCAAGACCTGCAAGATGGCGAGAATCCTCGGCAGCGCGCTTGCGCCTCCGCGGGTCCACACCTGCACGCGCATGCCCTCGACGACGAGCGCCTGATCGGCGGGCAAGAGCCGTTCGAAGTCCGCGAACTCCTGCTGCGTCATGCCCGTGAGCGTCGAGAGCTCGGCGAAGTGCTGGGCGACGACGCTCTCGTCGAATCTCATTTCGGCTGGCACGCGACACCTCGCAAGTCGGGGACCGTCTGCCCGTGGTGCGCGAGCATCGAGGCGTGCTCGCAGAGCGGCATGCGCACGAGCGCGCGCACCAGGGCCGGGTCACACGAGCCCCCGTCGGCCGCGCAGATCTCCTCGACGCGCACTTCGGCGCGCACGGCGACCGTCGCGCTCGCCGTGTCCGCCGGCAGCCACTTCTCGCCCCCGCACGCGAAGAGCACCGGCGAGAGAGCGACGAGCGCGCCAAGGACGAACCACGCGTCCGACAGGGGGCGGTTCACTTGTGGGCCTTGGCGGCCGCGACCTTCTTCATCTGCGCGGCGACGGCGGGCTGAGCGGCGAAGAGGGCTTCGGCTTGCTGAATGACGCTGTCGGCGAAGGCCTCGAGTCCGCACGTGGTCTTGATCGTGGCGAGGTCCGTCGCGGAGAGCGACGGATCGAGGACTGGCGCGAGCATCTCGGCGTCGACGCACGCCTGCTGGAGCCCCGAGAGGACCGAGTTGGCGGTCTTCTGGTCGTTGGCCGACTGCGCCGCCGTGCACCCCGAAGCGCCGATCGCGACTGCCGCCAGGAGCGCACCCGCGCTGAGCGCGCCGAGCGTACCGCCGCCACCGTTGCCCGGACGGGGCTCGTCCTTCGCGGCGAGCTGCGGGGCGTGGGCGACGAGCGCGGCGATGAGGGTTCCGAGCGACGTGAGGAGCGCGCTCTGGACCGTGGCGCCGGTCTGCAGGAGGCTCGCGAGCCCCGACAGTGCGCTGAGCGCCGCGCCGAGGTAAAAGCGCGTGCTGGCCGGGAGATTCCACGGCGTGGGGGTGCCGGGGGCCACGAGGCTCATGGCCGCGTGCACGAGGATGCCGGCGACGCTCGCCCAGAGCATGATCGGCGTGCCGGTCGCGAGGGCGGCGGGCGGCGCCACCTGCTGCGCGAAGGCCACACGGCTGAAGATGATCATGGTCGAGAGCGCCAGGAAGCTCATCACCGTGAGCGAGATCTCGCTACGGTTCGGCAAAAGACGCACGGCGGCGTCACGCACGCGCACAGCGTTCGTTCGGAGCATGGGGTTGTCCTTGGTTCGGGTTACGGAGACGCGACGCGCGCTCGACGGAGCGCGCGACGAGACCTCACCGCGTGGGCGGTGACGGCAGCGGAATGGGCGCGGGCGCGGGCAGTTCGGCGGGCGGCGGCGCGTACGTGCGCGGCGCGGGAGCCACCTGCGGGGGGTTCTGCCGGAAGGGCGACGCAGGCATCGCCGGCTGGCACCAGGTGACGAGGTTCGCAACGGCGACCGCGAGGGTCATGCCCACGAACACGCTCACGGCCTGACGAGCATTGGACCCCTGCTGACCGGTGAGGATCTGACGGAGCATCGGCGTCTGCGCCTTGGTCTCCATCTCGGTCGCGCGGAGGCTCTCCCGCACCTCGCTCGTGACGCTGCGGCTTGGAGCGCGCATCGGGGCCAGGACCGCCGATGTCGGCGGGAGCGGTGAGGGCAACGGCTCCACCGCGGTGGGTGCCTCGACCGCATTGGAAAGGTTCACGCCCGCGCGGACCTCCTGCTCGAGCGTGGTCACGCTGGCCCTCAGGCCCTGCACGTCCTCCTCCAGATGGGTAAGACGTGCGCCGTGGCGCTTGACCTCTTCCGCGGTGAGTGTGGTGTTGGCTTTGATGGTCTTGAGGTGATCGAGGATCTCGGGAAGTGCAGCGATCGCCGCGTCACGTTCGACTTCGTTCATGTTGGCTCCGCCTCACGACGCGGACTCAAGGCGATGACAAAGACCAATGACCTCCTCGCGTTCTGGTGCCCCCTAGGGCGTCGCACCGTCGTAGAGGTCGGCGGGGAGTGGGGGCGGCATTGGGACCCCCCCGTCGGTCGGCCACCACCAGCACGCACCACCGTCCGCTGCCCAGCGCGCGGGGAGTGTCAGCGTCACGGTCGCCGTGACCACCGCGAGGCACGCCGCCTCGTTGCCGGTTGCCTGTCCGGCGTCCACGATGCCCTGGCAGCGCGCGAGTAGCGCTTGAGCCCATGCGAGGTCGTTTCGCAACTGGTTGGTCCGCAGGACGATCGCGTACTCCCCTGGGACGTAGCAGTTCGCGAGGATGTCCAGTTCGTGCAGCGTCGGATGCGAGGGATCGATCGTCCCGTCTGGGAGGTAGGATGGGATGCCCCCCTCGGGGATGAGATCGAGGTCGGCGCGACGGAGAAGGGCCAGCGCCGCTCCGCCGATCGATCCCGCATCCGTCTGAAATAGGATGTAGTGGGAGACGTCCGCTCCGGCGTCGAGTCCAGTGCGGTACGTCTCCGCAACGCGCACCGGGCCTCCCGCTTCGGCGTTCGGTTTGGCGTCGCGCGTAGTCAGCACGAGAACGACCGTACTAAGAACCAGTAGGAGTCCGGCACACGCCGCGATGACCGCTCGTCTCTTCTCAGGCTGCACGCTTCACCGCCTTCCTTCGACGAACCGCAACGGCGAGTGCGGCCAGTCCCATCGCGACGAATCGCCCATTGTCGTTCGCGGGGCGCTCGCCGGATATGTTGAGCCCCGCTCCGAACTTCTGGACGTACGTGTTCATGCACGAAATGTTCGGCGACGTGCCGCCCGAGACGGCGATCATCGCGATCGTGAACGTCCCGTAGTTGGAGCCCCCGCTCGACCCTAGGTAGCTCGTGCTTGGCGATCCGTAGGCCGGCGTGGCCGACACCGTGTTGGTGGCTTCGGTACCGTTGTCGACGTTCATCCCGAGCGTCGCTGTCCCCGTCCCCGACGTACGCCCCACGAGGAAGTGAGTCAGCGCGGTCGTAAGGATGCCGTACGGAGCGGTCGTCGAGTTGTAGACCTCGCGTACGCCGGCCGACGTGTTGTATTGGACCTGGACGCTCCCGGCGATCGCGAAGTCGAAGAGCACCTGAATCCCTAGGGACCCAAGCCGAGCCACCATCCAGGCGTAGGTCGCCGTCGGAGTGCCGGGGATCGTCCAGCTCGCGATCTGCATCTGCTGCGGCGAACCGCCGAATGACAGCGAGGGATACCCGTTGAAGTTCGAGTCGGCGAGGCTGTTGACCAGGGGTTGGTCAGCCCCCGTCGCTTGGACCCACGTGTTGCCCAACTGAGAGAGGTCGGGCCACGCCGAGACAAGGCTACCCCCGAGGCATGGACTCCCGTTGCAGGTTGGAACCCCCTCGGACCATGCGATGAGGTTCGCTCCGAGACACATCTCGGGGGTCGGCGTCCCCGCGCTCACAGACATGGCGTTCGCTTGTGTCGCGCCGGCTCCGATCGGGTTGGTCACCGTGATGTCGTACGTCCCGACGGCCGTGCTCGGGACCTGCACTTGGATCCACGTGCTTCCGCTCGCCACCACCGTGAGCGGCGTCGAGGTGCCGCCGATGTTCGCGGCGACCGTGGGCGTTCCCATTACTCCGGTCACCGCGATGTTGGCCGGCGCGTTCGCGGTCAGGGCTTGGACGGTCGTCATCCCTACGAACACGGGGGGACCGACCATGCCGCAAGACCCGTTGAAGTACGAATAGAGCTGCGAAAGCTGCGTCGACGTCGGCGCCGCGTTCATCACGATCTCTTCGCAGATCTCCCCGTTGAAATACGAGCCGCCGCCTGGAACCGCGCCCATCGCGAAAGCGGAGTTATTTGGGATCGAAGGGGAGGAGCCGCCACTCGTCGTGAGCGCGCCGGTCGCGTTCACGTTGAGCAGCGGGACGTAGTTCGAACCCGACGCGTCGACGCCGCCGTAGTAGACGATGTTCGTGCTGTAGCGGCTCGCCGAGGAATCGGTGAGCGTGAGCCCGCCGCCGTTATTGTAGGCGGCCGCGTAGCCAGTGCTCCCGGCGACGTAGAATTCCTGTCCGCCGGAAGCCGTGGCGGAGAGGGCCTGGTTCGCGCCCGTGGTGCCGCGCACGAAATACGCGCCCATCACGTAGAGCTTGTTCGTCGTCCCGAGGCTGAACGACGAGACCGAGCAATACTGAGACGATGCCGCCGAGAACGCCATCGTCTGGATGTTGGGCATCCGCGAGTACGGCGAATTCATGTCCACAGTGGGCGACCCCACCGGGACGCACGTGTTGCCGTTGCCGCTCGTATCGACGATGGAGGTGATCGTCTGGCCGGTCGTCGTGCACGCGGAGGTGCCGCCGCAGTAGTTCGACTTCGCGGGCCAGTCGGCGCGAAGAATGGCGCCCACGATCGTCGAAGGGTTGTTCGCCGTCGTAACGGAGAGCTGGCCTGGATTGAAGACCCAGCTGCCCCCCGCACCCGCAAAGAACAGGTCGTAGAGTCCCGCCGCCAAGGGCGGAATCGTGAGCTGGAACGTGGTGGACGTGCACGCGACGACGGTGAGTCCGGAAAGAACGATCGAACCGTTCTGGTACAGGGTCGCGGTGACCGGGCACCCGATGCTCGTGCCCAGACCGTAGGAGCTGCCTCCCGTGTTGAGCACGCTGCTCAACGAGGTCACGTTCATCGCCGTGGCCGCGGGCTGGATCATCGTGCCGTACGGAAACGCTTGCGCCTTCGGAACGAAGACGTCGATCGCGCTCGCGAGGACGCGATAGCCGCGGCGCTGGTCGTGTGCCCGCTCGAGGACGACGTGGGGGTGGACCGCGGGCGCCGTCGCTTCGCACACGACTCCCGCGGCCGCCCCCGCCCCGAAGAGACCTAGGAGGGTAAGGAGCGCTGCCCATGCCGCCCTGAGGCTTCGCGTACTCACGGCAGCAGCACCGGAGTGTCTACCGACGCCCGAGCATAGTAGTTGCTGCTCGCGTCGTAGGTTGCTTGCTCGACCTGCAGCTGGATGTATCCGCCGTCCACGATGGCCTCGTAGGTGAAGAGCCCCGTCGTATTGCCGCACGTGCACCCGGTCCCGTAGACGCAGCCCGCGCAGCCCGTGCCCGAAACCACGGACAAGCTCGCCACCTTGGTGGGTGTCGCCGCGCCGCCCTGCGGAACGAGGTAGGTGCCGCCGTCCACAAGCGTGAATGCAGTGAACGTGATGAAAGAGTCGAAGTGGTTGCCGGTCACGTTCCCGCCGGTCGTCGTTTCACCGAGGGTGACCTTGGTGTTCCAAGTCTGGTAGGTGTTCGCGGGCGGAGCGACCTGTTGGTCCACGAGGGTCCAGCCGGCCGTCGTGATCGCCGACCACCCGCAGGTGTCCTGAACGGGCGCGTTCGAGCTCGCGCAGGTCGTGACGCCGGCGTCGACCGACAAGGAGGTCGCCGCGACGCTGTTGGCCACCGAGCACCCCACGCACGGAGGCGAGGCAAGCGCCGCGTCGAGGTCGGCCGCACCGATGTTTCGTCCGGCCGCCGCGAGCTCGCCGCCCACGGTCGTTACGAAGCCGTTCCCCGTCGGGTCTGGACGTGACCCGAGGCGCCACGGAGGCTCCGCGCCGGCGCCCTGCACGCGCTGGTCGGTCACCCATGCCCAACGCCCAAGAACGCAGAGGAGGATCGACGCACACGTGACCCACGCGATGACGATGTAGAGTCCAACGCGTTGCATCAGTTGCTCCTCGGGTACCAGTAGTTGCCAAGCGTCGCGGACACGATTCCCTCGTACTGGACCGACTGCGAGTTGCGGTTCAAGCAGACGACCGTGCCGCCGGCGCTCGAGAGCGTCATCGTCGCGGGGCTCATCACCTTGTCCGTGCCCGCGGCCGTCACGCTGAATGCGGACGATCCGCAGCTCGCTTCGGTGTCGATGAACGAGATGATCGCGCCGTCGGTGACCGCCGGCATCGTGCCGGTGAAGGTCCCGCCGGTCGTGTTGATCTTGTAATCGTTGCCGGCGGAAGCCGTGAACGCCGCGGTCTTCGCCGTGCCAACGAGCGTGTTACCGCCCGCACCACCGCCCGAGATGTATACGTTCGTGCCGTCGGTCCAGCACATCGCCGTCTGGCCCGACGCGAGCGACACGGTCGCGCCCGACCCGATGGAGATCGTGATGCTAAATCCGCCCGTGGAGGCGTTTCGAAACCACCACCACGGCACGTACGACGACGAGGTCTGCGTGGGGATGATGACGGTCCGCACGGCCGTCAAGGCCCCGGTGAGCGCGATCGTGCGGACGTTGTACTGCGTGGCCGAAAGCGTGGTCGCCGTACCGGAGTCGGTGACGGCCGCGGAGACAAATCCGTCGAGCGGCGCGACGCCGCTGGCCCAAAGACCAGGGCCACTCAGCGTGAGCTGCGAGAAGAAGGCCGTGCTGGGGGCGACGTTGCCGATGGGGGGCGGGCTTGCCGCGTTGAAGCTGGTGCCGCCCGTGCCGTTGGCGACGAACGTGACGGGGTTCGTGCCAAGTGTGGCCGGGACCGCGTTGCAGACGTAGATCGTGCCGGCGTAGGTGCCGCCGAGAACCGCGACCTGCTTGCCGAGGATGTAGTCGGACGCGACGTTCGCGTCGCTCGTGTATGTCCACGCGCCTGTTCCGGTCGTGTAGAGGCCGTTGGCCGCCGTCGAATTCTGCCCCACGACGAGCACGCGCGACGCCGACGTCGTGACGCCGTTGATCGTCTGCTCACCGGAGAGGGTGATGTTCGCGGTCGCGACCGTCGCTACGCCCGGCGACCACGCGCCGCCGTTCGGAATGACGAGCGGGATCCACGTCCCGTTGGCGAAGCCGCCGCCGGGCGTAAGGCTCGTCAGCTGGTAGAGAATGCCGGTGGACTGGTCGTACGCTTCTTGGCCGAGGATGAGGCGCCCGGACGCGATGGCGCCGATCGCGCTCGGGCTCGCGTAGGACGCAAAGCCCCCGACGAGGTCGCTCGCGTTGGCGATCCCAAACGTCGCGGAGGCCGGGACGAGCGTGCCTGTGATGTTGATCGTCATGCGTCCCTCGCGACGAGCGCCCAGACAATCGCGCCGTGGAACGCGGGCGTGCGCTCATGCGCGCGGTGGTGAGCGAGTTGCGCCTTGGCCCGGTCAGAGGCCGTGCGGGCGTGAACGGCGGCGCGCCGCTTCGTGAGGGAGAGGGACCACTTGGCCTCCTCCGCCGCCTTGTCCGCGAGCTCGGCTGCCCGCGCCGCGTTGTCCTCGGCGTCGTTCCACTCCGCGCGCTTCTCCGCAATGGCCGCGGAAGCCGCTGCTTCCGCCTTCGTGCGTAGGCCGTCGCCCGCGGCGTCGACGCGTGCGTCAGCCTCCACGAAGAGGCGGTAGCACTCGCGGCGCATGCATACGTACCCCACCTCCCCGCCGTGCTCGAACGACAGGACTGGGTCCTCCGAGGACAAGGTGTGGCCGCAGCTCGCGACGCCGTGGGCGTCGAGCTTTCCGATCGACAATTTCATGTGCCCGCCTCAGGTGGAGAAGTACGGTTCGATCGCGGTCGTGCCGAGGTTGTTCGTAGACCGGGCGACGTAGTAGGTGCAGGACACGCCCGTAGACGTCGTGGTCGTGAACGACGTCGGCGCCTGCATGTCGATCTGAAACCCCCCGCTGAGCGCGTCCTTGATGATGTGCGTCGAGCCGAAGCTCGAGTGCCACGCGAGCCAGAGATAGTCGTTGTACGGCGTGATCGACCCGAACGGCGCCGAGCTCCCCGTGAGCGACGCGAGCAAGACGCCCGCGAGCGCCGCCGCCGGGCCGGTGACCGTCGCGTTCCCGCCCGACTGCGTGAGCCCCGTCGCGGTCGTGGACGCGCCGTGCCCTGCAAACGCGAGCGCCTCGTAGGTCTCGGTGACCGGGTTGGTCGTCCGTGTGACGCCCCCCTTGGTCTCGGTGACCGTGAGCGAGATCGAGGTGCCCGGCGTATTGATGCTCGCCGTGTTCGCGCTCGTGTAGATCCCGCCCGAGATGGGCGCTGCGAGCGCTCCTCCGGAGCTCACCGACTGGCTGTTGCCGACGTTGTCCTGCAGCGTGCAGCCCGAGATGCCCGAGGCATTCGTGAGCGGGTTCGGTGTCACCGTCGGCTGCCAGGACGTGCCGATCTGCACGACGCCCGATCCGCCCGTCGTGCTCGCAAGGGTCGGCGAGAACGCGGCGCCGAGGTCATCGGTCGTCGCCTGCCGCAGGTTCATCTTGCTGTTGGACGTGTCGTAGATCCACACCTCGGACTGCGCGCCCGACGTGTCCGCGGTGTTCAGAGGTACGGTGTTGAGCCCCACGACGGTCTGATTGGCGCTCGTGCCCGAAAGGTCACCGGCGGCGGTGAAGCTGCCGCCCGCGAGCGTGATCGCGCGCGCGAGGCGCATGATCGTGCCTGCCCAGGAGCGGAGCACATCGCCCTGCGTGCTCTCGCCGAACCCCAGGCCTTCGAATCCGTTGGCCGACAACAGGCTGAGGCACGTGGACTCGTCGGTCAGCTGCGGGGTGAAGCCGGTGTTCTGCGTCCCCGACGACTGGTACTGCAGCGGGTTGCCGTTGACCCGTAGGCGGAGCATGAACTTGCCCCACGTCGTGCTCCCGAGCGTGGGGATCGTGAACGTCGGAGGGTTGGCCCCCCCCGCGTACTGCATCGCGCTACCTGCGCCGTTCTCGTACGACCAGCCTGTCGGCAGGGAGAAGCCGATGGGGTAGTCGTAGATCTCCCACAGCCATGTTCGCACGCCGACCGTGCTCGCGGCCGAGAGTGTGATGACCTGGGCTGCGGCCACGGTCACAATCCCCGACGGCTGGTAGGAGCCTCCGTTGATCTGAACCTGGAGTTGAGCGTAGGGGGGCGTCGGCACTGGGGTTCACTCGAATCGCATGTCTGCGATTCCCGTGTAGGTGAGCTGGGCCGCGATGAGGATGTTGAGGCTCGGTAGAAACGCGTTCGTGCCGTTTTCGTCGACCACGAGCAGCGCGTAGGAGAACTTGGTCGTGTCGATGAGCGACGGGCCCCCGGTCACGGCTGCGAGACTGAACGACTGCGCGACGCCGCCATTGAAGTAAGCGGCGGCGCTTCCGGCCCCCATCTGCCCGCTCAGAATCGGAAGCATCGACCCAAGGTTTTGCCAGGTCGTCGTATTGTCGCTCACCTCTGACAGGTACGCGGTGGGCCAGGTGGGCTGCGTCGTTCCGGTCGTGCCGGTCTCGGTGCAGACGAAGAACTGCCCGGTGGCGGGGCTCGGCTGGATGAGTCGCCCGGCCTGGGCGCTCGCGGTGGGCGCCCACCCGTGCGGATCGGCAAAGCTCGCGTAGGCGCCGGACCACGTGGGCCCATCGCACGTGAACATCACCGGCCCGGAGTTGATGGTCGTCCCGTACGTCGTCGGCCACGAGCCGGGCGCGGCGCCCGCCGTACCCCCCGTGGTGACCGAGTAGAAGTACCCGTTCGGCGTGGGCGGAACGACGTACTCTTGGAGGCTGTAGTTCGCGCCCGCTACGAACGGAAAGCATGCCGACCCCACGATGAAGTCGTCGCGGAGAACGAGCGCCTGTGGCTGTGTCGCGGGCACGACCGCATGCGACTGACCGATCGCAATCGCGATGAGCGCCGAGGCCAGCGTGGCGCCGTTGTGCATGTAACGCTTATCGATCGGAAAGACCGCCGACTGCAGCGAGGACGACGAGAAGATGGTGCCCGGCGGCGAAAGCGACCGGGCGAGCTGCACCATCGAGGGTGCGGGGACCTGGTCGGGAAAGGAATAGAGCCCGTAGTCGAGCAGCGGAACGGTGAGCACGCGCGACGCGGCGGTCTTGAATGTCGGAAAGTCGCTGTGCCCGAGGACCACGCGGCCCCTTTCCTGCGTGCGCACGCCGCCGGCGATCTGGTGCAGGCCGCCGGTGAGGGCGAGTCCGCGCCCTCCTAGAGAGATGGCTGTCGCGGGGGACCAGGTGCCGCCCGCGTCGCCGTTGACGGCTTGGTATTGGGCCACGTCGAGCGCGCGCGCGTCACCCGGAGTGGGAACCGTCTCGAGCGGCCACTGGCCGTCGGGTCGAACGAAGTCGTTGTGCGGCATAGCTTATTGCGGCGCGAGGTTGGGGATGTTCTCGAACCCGGACTGGATGTCCTGGAACCATGTCGCTCCCAGGAAGTCGGCCTGCACGACGCTTGAGGCCTCGACGATCTCGGCGAAGTACGTAAACCGGGACGTGTCCACGAGGACGTACGGGTTGCTTGCGTACGCGTCGCAGACGTAGACGAACTGCTGCGGCAGGCCGCTGTTGTACCAAGCGGCCACGCTCGTGTAGTTCGGCTGCCCCTGGTAGGGCATCGACGCGCTCAGCGGATAGGTGACGCCGTTCTGGTCCTTGGCAAAGACGCCGAAGCGCGCGGGCGTCTCGTCGGGGCACTCCCCGGTGTTCGTTGCGACCAGAAAGTTGAAGGCCACGCTGCTGAACTGCGCGCCGTCGTGGACGTTCAGCGGGATGCGCGCAGTCGCCCCGTACTCGGTGGACACGATCATGCTGGAGCCGGTCGTCCAGCCGTTAGCGTACCGCGCGCGGGTGATGGGACTTTCGACGACGCGACTCGTGCCGGAGTGCCCCGACCCGAGCACGCAATAGTCGCTGTCCCCGTGGACGAGGTGCTTGTTGCCAGAGATGGAGGTGGCCAGGTACGCGCCCGACCCCGAGAGGGTGTGCGTGGTCGCCAGCAGCCGAAGCCCCGCCCCCGCGATGACGAGGTTGGCCGTGGGCGTGTAGGTCCCGCCCCCGTCGCCGTTGAGCGCGCTCGTGAGGGCCGCGTCCATCGCGATGCGCTCGCTGTCGAGCCAGGGCGAGCCAACCGCCCAGGCCGCATCGGTGCGGATGCGTGTACCGTGAGCCATTACTGGAACCTCTGGTCGGCGATATCGACGTGGTCGACGGCGACGTCGTTGTAGAGATTGCCGGGTGCTGAGAAGATGCCAGAGCCCACCTGCGAAACGTCAGAGGTCGTTCCACTGACAAGTCCGGTCGGGATCGTGCCCCACGGCGACGCGGGCAACGCTCCCACGCTGCTCGGCGTAATGCTCGTCCCTCCGTACTGCCAGAGCGTGCCGCCGTTGGTCGCGCCGTTGACCACCGGTACGACGGCCCCCTGGAGCAGGCCGTAGGTCCGAATCTCGATCGTCTGCGTGTACAGGCCCGAAGGAAGTGCGCCCTCGCAGGTCCAAGTGACTTGATTGGCTCCGGGGTTGTCGATGACGACGGCCCCCGCGGTGGTAAGCCAAATCGGTGGCGCCGAGGCGCTGGTGCCGGTGCCCGACGTGGCGGTGCACTGGTAGTAGAGCCCGTTGGACTTGCTGAGGACGTGGCCGCCGGAGCTGTAGAATCCGGGCTGGACGTTCGTGCCCACCGCGTAGGCGGTGTTGGGCGTCCAGACGGGGATCGGCGCCTCACCCTTGTAGGCGAAGGAGTTGCCCGCGCCGGGGTAAAGATAGACCCCGTTTTGCGTCGGGTCGGTCTGGTTCTTGATGAGAACGCGTTGTCCCACCGTGAGCGTGACCCCGTCGATGGTGGCGGGCGCGTTGGCCATATCGATCGCGGTCGTCGTCGCGGCGTAGACGCTCGTGTAGACGGGCATCACTCCCGGGTACGCGGTCTGGGTCTGGTCCTCTATCACCTGCAGGAGATAGGTGTCGGAGGCGACCGACACGACGGCGTTGCCCGCGGCGCCGCCGTCGATGGGAATCGACCACGCTTGCATCATGGTCGAGGAGCTCGCGGTCGGCGCGGTCACCCATCCGTTGACGTCCGCCCCCGCGGAGGTGCTCGTGAGGGGCGTGACGGCGCCGAGCGCGCTCACGGCCACGACACGCGCTTTGGGTGTGCCGAGGGTCGCAAGATAAGACAGCACGGCGTCTACGAGCGTGGCGCCGTCATGCACCCGCAAGGACATCTGCCATTGCACGGGCGTCGTCGTGACGATGACCGACTGGTCGTTGGCCAGCGCAAAGTACACGGCCGACGTGCCGAGGGTCGGCGTCGTGGCGCTCGAATACGCCCAGGTGGAGCCGGCGTACGCCGCCCCGGACAGAATGTTGATCGACTTGTCGGAGGTGAAGAGTGCGCCGGTGTTCGCGTCGCTCGTGCGTGTCCACGCCCCGGAGCCACTCGTGTAGATTCCGTTCTGGCTCGCGGTGGACTGGCCGACCACGAGCACGCGCGAGCTCGACGTGCTCACCCCGTCGATGAACTGCTCGCCCGACAGCGTGATGTTGTTCACGCTCACCACGAGCGCCGGCGCCCAGGCGCCGATACCGAGTACGGGGCCGGTCGTATAGGTCTGCAGCGTGCACGCCGTCGCGCGCAGCCCCGAGAGCGCGAAGTCCTGCCGCAGACTGAGCGGGTGGTTGGACACCGCGAGCGCGCAGTCGGTACGGATGCGGCGGTACTGCCCCGCGTGGTTCGATGCGAGCTGGGGGAAGTCGCCGGTGTCCAGGTAGACGAGCGCGCTGCTCTGCGTCTCGAGCTGGCCATAGCCCGACAGGACCGTCGGCCCGGTCACGTCAAGAAATCCACCCGAAGCGGAGCTGATCGTGAGCGTCGTGGACGGGGCCCAGCATCCGCCGAGGTCTCCGTTGACGGATTGCGCCTGCTTCTGGTCCCACGTCTGCAGCTGGAACTGCGCGGCGAGGTAGCCCTGGCAGTACCAGACCATAGTGCCGTCGTTCACCGACGCGCCCGTGGTCGTCGGCCAGACGGGCTGCGTGGCACCGGACGTTCCCGTGCTGAGAAACTGGTAGTAATAGCCGTTGGGGGGGCTCGGCTGGACGTTCGGCTGACCAAAGACCGTGGACGCCGACCACTCGGGCAAGGTCGGCAGGAAGTGACCCGTGATGACGATCACGGGCGCACGTCCTTACGACATGCGACCACCGCACGAACGTTCACCTTGCATGGTCGCGGGGTGCAGCGGATGGTGGGAAGCATGCGGATCGTGCTGGCGCTGGTGGGGGTCGTGGGGGCCGGGGTCGTGATGGGAGCCTGCTCGTCGAAGACGACGGACGTGATCGCGCAGGAGGTGGCGCTTGACGCGGGGACGCACCTCGGCGCAGGCGCGCCGGATGCGACCGTGAACGCGGCGCCGGAGGACGCGGGGGGCGCCCCTCTTGAGGCGCAGGCCGACGCTCCGCCCGTCGACGCGACGCCATCGGACTCGGGCGCGACCGACGCCCCGCTGGAGGCGATGGACGCGGCGCGCGATGCGCCCCTCGATGGCGCAGACGCGGGACTCGACGGCCAGTCGGCTCCGGACGCAGGGCTTGAGGCAGGGGGGGACTCCGCGCCGGACGACGCCGCGGTCACGCCCGACGCGAACATCGCCGCCGCGGCCCGGTGCGTGAAGGGGTCGGCGAACGGGGCGTACCCTCCGGCCTGCGGGACCAACCCCTGGGGCTGTCTCTACGAGGAGGACGGAGGCATCCCCCAGACGGCGTGCAACCCCATCATCTACGGAGGCATCACCTTCATCGTTGGCACCCTCGCGGACGGCGAAGAGGTGACCGTCGGGTCGAACGGCAACGGGCTGCTTGAGTGCTGCGCGGCGGGCGGCTCGCCGTACTGAAAGGAGACCGCGCGCCGTCCTCCCCCACCCCTTGCCTTTTACCCGCGGCCGTCGTGCCGGACGGGGGGCGGTTCGGCCGGAGCGTCTAGGGGTTCGGCGCTCGGTGCGGGCGCGGCGCGGGGTACCGCCGCAGGCTCGGGCGCCCCGGGCGCCGGCTTTGCCACCGTTTCGGCGATGGGCGGCTCGACGGGAGGCTTTGGAGTGCCGCACGCCATCGACATGAGGAGCGCGAGGGCGGCGAGGCTTGCGAGGGCCTTCATGCTCCGCTCCTTTGCGCAAGCTCGAGGCGCCGGGCGCGCTTGCGGTCGCACTTCTTCATGGCCCGCGAGATGGCGCAGTCGCAGTCGGGAGCGGGGCAGACCGCGTGCTCGCCGTACCACGAGGGCGCGTTCTGGGAGGGGCCGCTCGCAAACCCCGGAGGGGCGGAGGCTTCGGCCGTCGCCATCGCTTGCGCGATCGGGAGCGGCTTGCCGGCCGAGACGAGCGTTTGCGTGCGGCGAGCGATGAACGTGAGAACGTCGTGAACCCAAGCAGCCATGGGAAAAACCTCCGGGTCCCGATGCCTCGCATCCGAGTCGGATGCACCGCAAGCTCGATTCACCGCCCGGCTTGCGTCGGCCAGTACTCGAACGTGTTGCCGAGGGGCGCCGTGCCCAGCGGGGACGTGCCGAAGGCGAACGGCGTAATGAGCGACTCCCCCGCCCCGCCGATGGGGACGCCCGCGGGGACGATGGCCCACTGCGAGACACCGCGGGCGAGCTTGCGCATCCACGTGTGTACGAGATTCCGGCGCACCGGATCGACGGCGGCGGCGGCCGAGACGACGACGAAGGCGAAGCGCTGCGTGGACCACGCATAGGGCCAGTCCATCGTCGTGACGGTGGCGCCCGCGTCGTGCGCGTACTGGAACGGCGCATAGAAGTACCGCTGCGAACCGGTGCCCACCGTAGCGATCACGGTCACGACCTCCGATAGGCACGTGTTCTCGCCCTGCACGACGACGACGTCGCCGGCGGCAAGGTCCGTTTCGCCGGGCGTGGGAGCCAGCACCGAGACGCACTCCCACACCGCAGTCCCATCGACGACGGTTTGTCCCACGACCGTGGGCCACGTCGGCTCGGTCGCGCCGGTGACGCCCGCGGTCGTGCACTGGTAGGCGAGGCCGTTGGGCTGCGCGTCGGGCTGGACCACGATCGCCGCCAGGGCCGGGATGCTAGCGCTCCACGGAGACGGGTAGGCGAGCAGCGACCCGCCGACGCTCTGGGTCGTGCCGATGCACGTCCAGACGACCGAACCATCGGTTACGTTGGCACGCGCGAAGCGCGGGAACGATGGCTCGAGCGTCCCGCTGGTGCCTGCGGTCGTGCAGACGTAGGCGAAGCCGTTGGGGCTCTGCGGACCGAGGATCTGGCCCGTGGTGTAGGACGTCGTCGACGCCCAGGCGGAGAGGGCGAGCAGGCTGCCACTCGCGTCGATGCCCTTGGGCGCTGGCTGCAGATCGGTGTACCCGACGAGGGTGGGCTCTCCGTTGACGGGGATGGTTTGGCCCACGGGCTCGGTCAAGACGCACATCTTGACGGGCTGCATCCCTAGGGTCGGGTTGCTCTTCAGCGTCGCTGTAGCGCCCGGCCAGACGGGGTACGTTGACGCCTCCGTGGTCGCCAGCGGCCGGTACGCCACGAAGTCGGTACCCAGCACTGACGCGAGTACGGCGGCGACGTTCGAGAAGCTCGCCCCCCCCGGCAGCGCCTGGGCGGCGGCGATGGCCGCTTGGCGCTGGGTGATGGTCGCGGTCGCGGCGGGCGAGATCTCGTAGTCCGCTTCGAGGAGCGGGATCAGCTCGAGGGCGGTCGCGCCGTTGCGGTTGTTGCCCGCGCGCTGCGCGGCGGCGTCGGCGCGGGCGAAGGCGCGCGCGCGGGCGTAGTTGCTCGCGTCCTGATGCGACCCTGCCACCGGGCTGTAGCCGGGGCCGTAGGCATCGTTGATCGCGTTGTACCAGAGCTCGACGGGGCTCAGCTTGCTGGACAAGCGGAGCATCCCCATCGGGGTAAACGCCGAGAGGAAGTGCGGCACGGCTTAGTACATGCTCACGGTGAAGTTGATGTCAGTGAGCGCGCTTCCCTGCGCGGTCGTCACGCGCACGCCGTTTGGGATGTTGATGGCGCTGATCGAGAACGCGTGCACGCCATCGAGCCCCGAGGCGAGGTTGATGTACGCGTCGGGCTGCGCGACGGGCGCGGGCATCGGCGTGATGGGGCCGATGCACGTCCATGTGATCTGATTGGCACCCGCGTTGTCCACGATCGTGCCGCCGATCGTCGTCGGCCACGTGGGCTGCGTCGTGCCCGATGTGCCGGTGCCGGAGATCGCCGTCGCCTTGTAGTAGAAGCCCGTCGTCGCGGCGCTCGTCGGCTGCACGAACGTGCCGACCGCGTACGCCGTGAGGGCGGACCACGTGAGCGTGCCCGAGGGCTGGGCCCAGGTGATCGAGTAGTCGCCCGCGGCGTTCCGCGTGACGACGAAGCTCGACGCGGTCACGTTGCTGCCGGCCGCGGTGCAGTAGAGGATCGACGGCGTCGCGCCGGCGAGAATGCTGAGGCGCGCGTTCGGCACCATCTTGCCGATCGAGACGAGCACCAGCGCCTCGGTGTTCATCTGGTTGGCGGTCGGGAACTCGTTCGGGTTCGGCGGCGCGTCGGGGTCGTCGGTGAGGGCCGCGCCGTTGAAGTCCGCGACCCCGGGGCGGTAGGGCGTCGGCAGGACGTCCCACGTGCTGATGCCGGGGCTGGATTCGATGACAGCCGTGGTCATGGGTGGGTCACCAGAGATCGACGGTGAAGTTGACGTCCGCGAGCAGCGTCTGCAGCGCGGTCGTCACGCGCACGCCGTTTGGGATGTTGATGGCGCTCACCGACGCGGCCGTGTTCAGGTTCGTGAGCCCGGCGGGCGCGTTGAGCCGCGCGCTCGGCTGGGACGCCGGTGTGGGGAGCGAGCTCACGATGCCCCAGCACGTCCAGGTGGTGGTGCCGTCGGTGACCGTTGCGCCCACGGCCATCGGCCAGATGGGTTGCGTGATCGCGCTTGTGCCGCCGGTCGTCGCCTTGTAGTAAAATCCCGTCGCTTGGGGGGGCAGCACGAACGCGCCGGTCGCGTACGTCGACGCGGGCGACCAGGTGGTCGCGCTCGAGGGCTGGGCCCAGGTGATCGAGTAGTCGCCCGCCGCGTTCCGCGTGACGACGAAGTTGGCCGACGACAGGGTGTTGCCGGCCGTCTGGCACCCAACGATCTTCGGAGTCGTGCCTGCGGCCACGCTGATGCGTGCGCTGGGGGTGACGCGCGCCAGCGCCACCATCAGGGCGTCGGTCATCTGCCACTGCGGTGCGGTCATCATCGCGCCCGGGATGGGCGGGTTGAGCGCGTCGTTCTGGACGGGGCAGTTGTTGAAGTCGGCGAGGATCGGGCGGCGCGCCGTCGGCAAGTCCCAAGGGGACAGGCCGGGACTCAGCTGCGCGAAGCTCACGTGAGCGCCTCGGCGAAGAACGCGAGGTTGTTGAGCGTGTTCATATAGGCGCTCACGCCCGGGTTACCCGACGGCGCCACGAACGGAATCGCGGGGTCGAGGAGCGCGACGTCCTCGATCGCGTCGAGGTCAAAGAGCGCCGACAGCACGCGGTTGGTGATCTGATTCGGCCAGGTGCCGGGGGACGACGGGCTGCGGCGCTGGCGCAGGCCCGGGTCGACGAAGGAGTTGACCATCTCGCCGGGTCCGAGGCCGTCGAAGTAGCCCACGGCGGTCTGCACGACGCTGTTGAGCGCCGTGCTCCACGGGCCTACGATCTGGCCACCGAACGGGGTGTAGCTCGTGTCGGAGACCCCGTTGGTCGTATCGACCGTGATGACCCAGTCGGTGCCGGACGCCGTCACCGTCAGGATCTTCTTCTGCCTAAATACGAGGTTTGGCAGGTCGAGCATGGCGATGGACTGCCCGACGACGGGGGCGACGTTCGTACCGTTGTTCCCCGTGAGCGAGAAGCTGGTCGCGGTCGCGGGCTGCGAGGCATCGACCGCGATCTGCGCGCCCGACACGTACGGAGGCCAGGGCGCGGCGTCCGCCCACGAGCCGGCGCCCGGTGTCCAGGCGAGCTCCATGTTCACGTTGACCGGGTTGGCGACCAGCGTGATGAGAAAGATCCCGTCGTCGGCGGGCATCTGCCCCTTGCACCACGACGCGATGGCGTTCAGCTGCGTGCTGTTCGGGATGCGCGATGCGCCGCTCTGCGCCGGGCGCAGGGTGGCCGTGATCCCCTTGCTCCCCGCTCCCTTGATGCACGGGTAGGTGAACGGCTGCTGCACAGCCACGTTCGGCGTCGTGCCGATGAGGAGCTGGTACTGCGCGTCGTTGCCGCTCGCCGGCGGGTTGGCCGCGAGGTTGTCGAGCCGCGTCCGGAGCTGGAAGTCGGTCTCGGCGGGCGCGCCGCCCGTGAGCCCGTCGCCGTCCTCCTGCTCGTAGACAGTCGCGGTCGTGGCGCACCCCGGTCGGGGCGCGGTCCACGTGAGGACCGTGCCCGGGGGCTGGTTGGTCCCGTAGCCTGTGTCGATTCCGGTGACCGGAACGTTCGCGCCGTCGAGGTACGTGCCCGTGGCGGCGCACTCGTAGCGGGTGCCGTTGACCGTGAGCTCGTCGCCGGCCAGGATCTGCGTGCCGGTCGCCCCCGCCGTGATGATGACCGAGCCGCTCGCGCCGACCGCGGGCTGGCGAATCGTGCCGGCGGCGGCCGCCCACGCGTCGAGCTGCGGCCCAATGGAGGTCGCGCGCGTGACGCTGTTGGCGATGAGGACCGCGTTCGCGTAGATGACCGCCGTCTGGTCGGCCGTCACGCTCGCGTCGATCCACACCTGGGTCCCCTCCCCGGTCGGGACGCCCGGGTTCCGGAGCAGGTAGTTGGAGCGGTAGCGATCGCGCTCTTGGTTTCGGCCGGGGACGGTGAGCGATCCGGGAAGGGTGTCGAGCGGCATTAGGCGCTCCCCGTCAGCGTACGGTTCCCCGCCACGCCCACGCTTCCCGTGTTGCTCAGCGCCGGGTTGTTGGGGTTGTAGCGAGGGTCGAGCAAGTTGGTGTACCCGATGGCGAGGATGGAGCGTCCCGGCGTGCTCTGGTCGAGCGCGAAGGACAGGAGCGTGATGGCCTTCTGGGCGTAGAGAAGCGCGAGCGCCCGGTTCACTTCATCGAGCGCGGTCTGGTAGGCCTGCTGCGGATCGGTGCGCGACAAGACCGTGCGCAGCTTCGAGCCGATCTCCGGCGCGCTCGGGATGCTGCCGAGCTCGATGAAGAGCGCGAGCGCGACCTGCTGGTCGACGGGATGGACACCACTCAGCGTGCCGTTGGTGTTCTGCACGAAGCCGGGTCCCCCTTGGGGGCTGGGCACGTACTCGAGCACGAGCGGGTACGTTCCCGGGACCGCGGCGACGAGGCCGCCGTAGAAGGGCGCGGTGTACTGCGGCGATGGCGCCTGCACGGGATTGGACCCCGCGCGGCCGACGCCGGCCGGGAAGATACCTGCACCCATGGGGTTAGAGCCTCGGGCAACGAACCTGCAACTGGTTCAGAAACGCCTGGATGATGGCCGTGACCTGCTTGATCACCGTGATGGCCGGATTGATGAGAATCGCCGGCAGGTTCACGGGAATGTGGGGGCTGGGCAGCGGCGGGAGCTTGCAGCAGAACTTTGGGTTGTAGGAGATGCTCAGCGAGAAGGAGGCCTTGGCCGAGAACGGCCCGGGCAGGCTGGGCACCGAGACGCTCGGCGGCGAGATGCAGCGCTGCGGATCCGGCATCGGTCAGAACATCCCGTTGGCGTTGGTGTAGAGCGTGACGGGCGTCGGGGGGATGACCGACGCGACCGCGGCCACGACCGCAGCGGCGGTCGGGAACTGAGCCGGGCCCATCGACGTGACGCCCCCCGCCTGAATCGTGCTCGCGATGGCCGTGAGCGCCGCGTTCACCGACAGCATCCACGCCATCAGGAAGATCCCGTTGGGCAGGGGCGCCGCAATGCCACCGGCGGAGGTGTCGGGCCCGGCGGAGAAGCCCGTGCATTGCGCGTCGATCGCGCCGGCCTGCATCGTGATGTGCGTGCCGATGGCCGACGTGGGCGCGGGGATGCCGCCGGCCGCGCCGAGGTCGATGCGCGCGCCCGCGGCCGTCTGGAGCGTGATGCCGTTCTCGTCGAGCTGGATCTTCCCCCAGCTGCCGCTCACCGAGAATCCGTCGGGCCCGAACATCAGGCTTTGGTCGGGGCCGCCGCCGGTCCCGGGCGTCCACATGAGAATGTGGCCGTCGATGGTCGTGCGAACGAACTGGCCCATCGGGCCGTAGAAAAGCGACTCGCCCGGCTGGAGCGTCGGCAGCAGCGAGATGATGCTCGGGTTCTCCATCGGCCAGGAGTGGCCTTGCCCCCCTTCGAGCGCGTAGAGCACCTGATGGCTCTTGGTCGGGTCGGGGGCGGAGTTGCCGTCGAGCGGCGCGTCGCTCGCGCGCGCGTACAGGCCGTACGGGAAGTGGTTCTCGTAGGAGTGAACCTGCGCGTTGTTCTCGCCCGGCGCGTCCACCTGCGTCGATACGAACCCGTCGGGGTCGTACGTCGTCAGCATCGCGACGCCGATATCCCACTCGAATGCGTTCGCCATCAGGCAATCCCGCCGGTTCCGAAGATGAGGTCGCGGATGCGCATGAGCCGAATCTGCGTGCACGTCTCGGGGCGGCGCATGCGCCGCACGCTCTCGACGTAGTAGATCCCGCCCTCCGGGTCCGACGGACCGAGTGCAAACTCGTCGTCGTCGACCATGATGGTCGTGTCGATCGTGAGCACCGGCCACGGGTCGCCCGGGTTGATGCCCGGCGCGCGGTGACCGCGCACGGTGTAGACCAGGCCCCAGCCGCGCCGACGTTCCTCCGCTGCCTTGCGAAGGCCGTAGAACGCGGCTTGCTGCCGGTTCTCGACGTTCACGTCGCGGTAGAGGATCTCCTCGTTGAAGCCGAGGTTCCCCGGCAGCTGCGAGAAGTTGTACATCTCGTCGTCGGTATAGGTCTCATGGACCTTGCTCCGACCCGCGACGCCTCCCCCGCCCCGCCCGTAGACCGTGTACTGCGAATGCCGGTCGGAGGTGTCGTACCAATACGACGCCCGGATGACGTTGGAGTTCTGAACTTGGCCGCGCTTCCGTGTGATGCGGTAGATCGGCTTCTGCTGCCCGTTGGGCTGCGAGAGGATGTAGAGCCCGGGCGCCTGGCCCGACCAAAGAAACAGCCCCGCGCGATCCAGGTGCCTGCGGCAGAAGTGCAGGAGGTTCTCGTGGATGCGGTTTTGCTTCTCGGTCGTGACGACGGCGCCGACGGTCGCGCCGTCGGTCCCGTCGAATTCCCCTCCGCTCGTCGCGCCCGAGTTCACCTCGTCCACGAGCGTCGGCTCGGAGATGACGGAGATCGGAATGCCCGCCTTGATCTGGCGGGAGGCGGCGTTCGATTGGACGAGCGTGTATTGCTGACCGTTGGCGACCTGGTCGATGGCCCACTGGACCATCTCGCTGTAGGTCCCGTTGAGGAAGCTCCGCTGAGACTCGGAGTGCGCCTTGAGGAGCGACCCCAGCTGGTCACGCCCCTTCAGCGTGATGCGGTTGGAGTCGCCCTCGGCGAAGTGCCACCCCTCGTACTTGCCCGCCATCTGCGGATGGCCATCGACCTCCAGCACGAACGGGACGCCGGGCGGGTACTTTGGGCCGTAGGGGTACGGGCTCTGAAGCTGCGGCCGGATGAACATGTCCACGAACGGCGTGTTGGCGCCGAGCGTGAGGGAGAACGTGCCGGGGGTCTCGAGCACGCCCTCGTACACGTCCCAGTCTTCCGCGATGAGTACCTCATCGCCGCCCAGGATCAGGCGCACGCGGTCGTTGATCCCTCCGACATCCGGCCCGCGCGTCATCCGCTCACCCGATTGCTGAGGGCGAGGCTCGCGACCGACGGGTAGTACGCGATCTCGGTGCCAGCCGGAATGGCCAGGGGGTCCGCGAAGGCGCCGGTGTTGTTGGCGAGGAGGTTCGGCACTTGGCTCGAGTCGCCGTAGAGGCGGACGGAGATGGCGGCGATCGTCATGAGGGTCGGCACGGTCCAGAAGGACAGCGTGAGGTTCTGGCTCTGGAGGTCGGTCGAGTACTGCACCGAGCTCCCCCAGACCTGGTGGAGAGCCTCCATCACCGGCCAGTTCAGCGGCGACTGCATATGCGGCAGCGCGTCGATCTGCTGGCAGAGCGAGATGAGCTGCTGCACGCGCGCGGCGACGAGGTTGCCGTAGAGCGACGCGGTGTCGGTGACGGCGGTGAGGCTGTTGACCAGCGTTTGCAGCTGGTCGAACAGGTTCGTGTCTGTCGTGTCGAGACCCTGCGCCTGGGCGAGCGTGGCCGACAACGCGCTCGCGCCCGTCGCGATCGACGCCGGCGAGGGCTGGCTCACCGTGATGGGCAGCGGGAGGTTGGTGGCGTCTTCGCGGAAGCGGAGCGTGACGCGCTCGCCGCTTCGAACGCGCGCGGTCCACTTCCGGTTCCACTTCAGCGCGTAGGCTTGGATGGGACCGATCGACGGAACGACCAGCGTGGACGTCGTTCCCTGCTCCCACATCGTCGTGAGCGCATTGAGGATGTTCGGCCAGAGCCCCGGATAACGGGTCAACTTCGCCTGAAAGTTGATGGTCGCCGTGATCTGGTAGAGCGAACGGCCGAGCTTCTCCGGGTCTCCGCCGTCCACGTGGCTGTATTCGTGGACGTGGTCCCTCAGACCGCCCTCCACCTCATAGTCCTCGCAGGGCAAGATGCTCCCTGCGAAGGAGAACGGCTGAAGGCTGTCCTGCGGGGAAGGTCCGGGCATCGGATCACGTCAGCCTCACTGGGAGTCGGCCGGCATACGCTTGCTGGCGTTCGGGTCCGGTGCGGTCACCGGCGGAGCGTCGGTCTTCACGAAGAGGCCGCGGTTGAAGGCCGCGACGACGCCGCTCTCGACCGCCTTGGCGAGGTCGATGTTCTTCTGCGCGTCGGCGACCTCGGCCTTGCCCTCCTGCATCTGCTTGGAGGCCTCCTGCACTTGAGTCGCGTCGATGTGCATCCCGTCGGTGATTCCCGACGAGCCGTACTTGGTGAGGTTCTGGAGGTCGTCGTCGGTGATCTTGTCCACCGGGACGCCGAGCGCCGCGAGCTTCTGTCGGGCGCCCGCGATCTTCGATTCGCCCTCGGTCCGCTCTCCAAACTCGCGCGCCTCGGTCTCTTTGATCTGGCGCGCGACCTCGTCGGGAAACGGCGTCGGCTTCACCGGGAGCGGAAGGTCGAGCAGCTTGTTCGGGGCGATCGGCCCCTTGCCGTACTCGAACTCCTGACCGGGGACCGCACGCGCGTCGTCGGCGGCTTGCACCTTGTCGAGTGCCTCCTGGGCCGCGCGCACGCCGCCCTTGTCCCGATCGAGCTCGCGGTCTTCGGCGCTCTTCGGCTTCGGAAGGCTGACGCCGAGAAGCGCGGCGGCGGCGCCGGCCGCCCCCTGCGCCAGAAGAACGAGGTCGGGCGCGAGTTCGAGGAGCGCCGGGAGGAGTGCCTTTTCGAGGTTCGCGGCGGTGTCGGAGATCTGGTTGTTGAAGACCGTGACCTGGCTCTCGCTCGTGGCCATCGCTTTCGCGAAGGAGTCCTGGACCTCCTTCTCGCTCATGGCGGACGAGGTGAGGCGCTCGAACTCCGCGCGGACCGCGGCAGTCGCCTCCTCCATCCGCCCCTGTTGCGTGTTGGCCTTCGACGCGTTGTAGGCATCGAGGTACGTGGCGCTGAAGCCGGCGACGGCCCGCTGGGAACTCACGTCGGCGAACATCTGGCGCCAGTTGTTCGCGTACTCCTTGACGCCGCCGTCGATCTTCACCGCGTGAGAGTGTTTCCCTCCGCTCATTTTCGTTCCGCCACGCATGGCGGCGTTGAGCGTGTCCACGATGATGTCGTCGGCTTCCCGGAGCTGGCCGGTCTTGCCGCGGAGCTCGACGCCGAAGCCCTTGAACGCCTCGACGCGCGCGTGCTTGCCGAAGACGTTCGTGAACCCCTGCACGGCGGTCGCGGCCTGGTTGGCGCTCGCCGCGCCGCCGCGTCCGCGTGCCTCCTGCGCGATGGCGCCGAGGACGCCGATGTTCTTTGAGCGATCGCCCTCGAACATCTGCGCGGCCGACGCGACCTTCGCCATCTGCGTGGCGAGGTCTTTGATGAGCACGGCGCCGGTCTTGCCTTCGCCGGCGACCTGCTTCATCACGTCGTAGATGACCTTCCCCTTGTCTGGGATGTCGCCGAGAACGTTCGAGACGTCGCCCGCCGCGCTGACCATCTGGTTGAGGTTTGCGCCGGATGCCTTCGAGAGGCGCGCGAGGTCCTCAAGCGCATCGCGGCCGGTCTTGAGGTCGCCGGTCTTGCCGACGAACTTCTCGAGGCCTTCCAGCGCCTGGGTGGGATCGATGCCGGTCCTGACGCCGATCGCGCGCGCTTCGTGGACCAGCTCCTGCGAGTCGACGCGCGTACTGTTGCGTGGATCGTTCGGCATGTAACCGAACGCGCTCACGTTGGTCGCGAGGCTCTCGAGGCTCTTCTGCTGCGCGAACATCGACGAGATGTCCGTGTTCACGCCGAGCCCCTGGATGAGGTCCCCGCCGAGACGCGCCGCGCCCGACACCGCGCCCATGGCGAGGCGCGCGAGCGGGAACGCCGCGATCATGCCGCCGACGCCGAGCGCGCTACCGGCTTCGCGCCCGAGCGCGCTGCCGATCGGACCGCCGATCTGGCGACCGATGCCGCCGCCGAGCGATCGCGCGAACGCCGCACCCGGCTGCGGCCCGAGTCCGAGCGCCGCGCGTGCTTGCGCGCGCTCGATCTTCGCCAGCTCCGCCTGCGCGACCGAGGCCACGGTGCGGAGGTCAGCCGGGAGCTCCTTGATGCCGCGCGCGAGATGCGCGAACTTCTCGCCCGCGCCATCGGCGAGCGACCCGAGCGCCGTCTGTGTGTGCTTCGCCGTCGTCGCGATCGCGGTCGTCGCCGCGGCAGCCCCTTGGGCGGCGGTGCGGTACGGACCGACCGCCGCCGCAGCGGCGCCCATCTCTTCGCCCACGGCGGCGCGCGCACGCTTCGCCGCGGTGGTGAGGGGCGTGAACACGTTCGCCAAGGAGGCGTCCACGTTCGCGACGATCCGAATTCTAACGGTCGCGGCCATTTAGTAGAGGATCGGCACCCCCCGCACGAGGAGCTCCGGCGTGCATTCCTTGAAAACGGTTTCGCAACCGCGTGCCATTCGGCACTGGCCATCGGTCAGCTTCTCGTGGGGACGCCCCAGCCAGAACACGCGGTCGGCGGGGCGCCCGGTCGGGTGGGCACTGAACCACTTGCGAAGCGCGCGCCCGACGGCGACGCCTTCGATGATCCACGGCCCCGGCTCGGTCATCCACTGCGCGACGCGCTCACTGGCCTCCGACCATCCCAGATCGATGAGGTCGTCGGTCGCGCGCACGGGTACGTGGGAGAGCGCCGCGAGCTTCCGCGCGAAGGTCGTCTTGCCGCCGGAGGGGACGCCCGCCACCAAGATGCGAGCGGTCGTACTCACGCGCGGTCACGCCCCGCGTACAGCGTACGGTGCAGACTCGGGGCCCAGCGCTCCCGCTGCCGAAGGCACGCGGGGCCGAGCACCCAGAGCGCCAGCCAGCGCCACGCCTTGCGTGCGCGGCTCATCGGCTCTCCTGCGCGTAGACGACGACCTCGCCGTCAGCGAGCGTGTAGAGCACGAGCCCTCCGTTCTCGGCCACCTGGCGCCAGAGGTCGAAGGCCTCCCTATCCAACGGCGCGCGGTCCGCCACGTGCGCCGCCGGCCGCGAATACAGGCCGTACGGGAAGCGCTCTTCGTAGTCGTTCGCGTCGCTCACTGAGCCACTCCTGCATGCAGCGTCACGGCGTAGGTCGAGAGCGGCTCTCCGCTGTCTTCCGCGTCCTCGTCGTCCACGTCCGCCGCGGTGACCGTGGGGGCCGCTTCGACGAACTTCTCGAGCACGACGGTGAGGAGCTTGCGGATGCCGAGTCCCGCCTCTCCCAATCGATCCAGCGAGCCGGCGCGCAGGTGCGCGCGCAGCAGCCGCACGCCCGGGTCCCGGATGGGCAGGAGCGCGGGGTTGAGCTCGATGTGCATCCGCTCGAGGGCGGCCCACACGTGCTCGATGCCTTTCGGCGTGAGCGCGGTCGGGATGGTGTCCTCGCTCGCGGGGAACACCGAGTGGCTCATCGACACGTCGTTCGGGTCGCAGATGGCGCGGGCGACCGCCTCGGCGGCGAGGCGCGCACCGAAGACCTCCTCGTAGAGCCGGTTCTCCGGCCGCTCCGGATCCTGCATGTCCGCGACGAAGCGGTGGGCGCAGGCGGTCGCGACCTCCAGATCGTGCTCGGACAAAAGACGAAGGCCCACAGCGATCGACGCTGTGGGCCTGCCGTACCAATCGTCGGCGAACATCGTCACCGGGATCACGAGGGTCCGGGCCGGCTTGCGGACGGTGACCTTGGTGAATGCGCTCATGGTTTGGGTCTTCGGTCGAGAGGGATCTCGTTGTCAGCGTCGCGGGCGGCGATCGCGTCCTTCAGCTTTTGCGCGTCGCCTTCGGCGTCACCCGACGCACGCTCTTTGAACGCGCTGTATTGGGCGGCCGTGAGGGCGACGACGTAGCGGGGCTCTTCGTGTCCGAGCTCGCTGGCGGCGTGCCAGGCGGCGATTTGGGCTCGAGAAAGCTGAGAAGCTGGCGCGCCAAAATACGCATGAAGTTGCGCTGCAAAGCGGGCCCCAACCCATCGAAAAAACGCGCACCGTCATCCCCTTCGCTCGCCAGCGCACGCATTCCTGCGTAGATCGCGCTGTCGGAAAGGGTGCGGCGGAGCGGCGAGCACTCGTCGCACCACGCGGACACGATGGTGTAGAGGTAGGTCACCGTCTCGCGCGTGAGCGAGTGGACCTCCTCGACGTCCGAGAAGGTCGGCGGCCGCTCGCCCGGGACGCCGGCGTCCGGATCCCGCACGGCGATCGACACGATCTTCGCCATGTACCCGAGGTCGTAGAGCGGGTCGGTGACCTTGGGCGCCTCGACCCCCTTGCGCCGCGAGAACGCCATCGCGTACTCGAGCGCTTCGGATTCCTCCGTGGACGTGAGCGGGACGCACACGCACGCAAGTGGCTTCATCGTGCCGTCGTTCGACGGCACGGGGAACGAGAGCTTGCGCTCCGCCCGTTTGCCCTGAAGGGCGATGGCGAACTTCATCCGTGTCCTATCGCGGGAGGGGAAGCGTCAGGAGCCGTTGCTGGAGATGCCGTTGCTCGCGCCCGCCGAGTTGCGGCGGCCGAGCACTTTGGGAGCGCCGCCGACCAGCACGTACTTGGAGGCCTGGGAGCCGGATTTGTGATTGGACGACGCCGTGCCGTTGAGGGCGCGCATCGTCACGACGTGAATGCCGCCGTCGATCGGGAAGATCGCGACGTCGATGTCGGAGTGCGCGAGGATCTGCGCGAAGATGTCCACGTCGCCGCCGGGCACGGGGTTGAACCCCGAGGCGGTCACGCGCGTGGTCGTGACGCCGTCGGTGGTGCCGGCCCAGCCGGACCAGTCGAGGACGGGCTCGTCGCCGCTCTCGACGACGTACTCGGTGCCTTGCAGGTTGCCGACCTTCTTCCCGTTCAGGAAGATGGAGGCGGCCTTGACCTTGACGTTCGCCATGGCCGCTCCTTCCGTTTACCGATTGCGGTACTCGACCGCTCTGCCAGAGTGGACCGATGGCCTTTACGCCCGTCGGCCCCATGCTCCAAATCCTGACCGGTTCCTCGATTCGCAACACACGGCTGGCACGCTGCGATTGTGGCCGCGAGCTTCTGGTCTTCTGCACGCCTGGTGGCGCACCGATTCCGGTCGCCTGCTACTGGTGCGACACGACTCCTTTGCCAGACCGCGGAGTGGAGAAGCTCGACCCGCTTCGGAGGGCGACCCACAAAGCGTGGGAAGCAATGCTCGACCGCTGCTTCCGGCCGGAGCATCCGTTCTACAAACGGTATGGGGCTCGAGGCATCTCCGTCTGCGCAAGATGGCAACGGCCGTGGGGCTATGAGAACTTCGCTTTCGATATCGGCATCAAGCCGCATCCAGGACTCTGGCTGGAGCGAATCGACAATGACGGCAATTACGCGTGCGGCCACTGCGACGACTGCGTATCGCGCGGCATCCTTCAAACGAATTGCTGCTGGGCCAGCCCGAAGCAGCAGGGTCGCAATCGCTCGAACAACCGATTCGTTACGGTCAACAGTGAGCGGAGACATCTCGCCGGATGGGCGGATGAACTCGTTACAGACCGCATCACCGTGTCGGCACGTCTGCGAACCGGCTGGTCAGAGGAAGATGCCGTGACGATTCCGGTGAGACGGAAGCTCGGCAAGATCGACGTCAACGGCGAGTTGATGACTCTCGCCGAATGGGCGAAGCATCTTGGTACCACGACCAACGTGCTCCGCAACCGCCTTTTTCGCGGAATGACGCCGGAAGAAGCGATCACAACGCCGATACTTCCACCCGGTGGCAGCCGATACCGTGGCGCCAAGCTTTCGAGTCACTAAGAAATTTTCGGCTGGCCCCCGATGAACGTGTAATTGCTCGACTGCATGCCGGTCTTGTGACTCGACTGCGCCTTGCCCGTCAGCGGCCGCATGGTGATCGTGTGCACACCCCCGTCGATGGGGAAGAGCGACACGTCCACGTCCTGCTTGTTGTTCATCGCCTGGAAGAGCAGAAGTCCGCTTCCGGGGACGGGGTTGAAGCCGGTCGCGGTCACGCGCGTCGTGATGGCGCCGTCGGACGACGTCACGTAGCCCGGGTCGCCGAACACCGGCTCGTCGCCCGAGTTGTACTCGTAGTCCGTTCCCTCGAGCGTGCCGGCCTTCTTGCTGTTGATGAAGATCGATGCGGCTTTGACCTTGATGTTCGCCATGGTTCCTCGCGGAAGCCGACGCGCGAGAGCTGCGCGGGCTGAGAGACGGAGACGTGGGCGCGCACCCCCGAGCGCCCTCGCGCCGTAGACGGCGACGCAAGGGGCTCAGGACCGCGCGATTGGGAAAGCGAGGAGCGCCGCCGAGGCGGCGCTAACTACTCGTAACTCAAGGGCTTTGGCTCACCGATACTCCGATTTGATGCTGATTCGGCATCGGATGCACGGTGACCGCGCTCATGATGCGCTGAGCCACCGGGTCCCAGGAGGACACGACCGGGTTCGCCTCGACGTTGTAGAGAATGGGCGGGATGGTCGCGCCACCCACGCTGCCGTTCTCGAAGTCGATGAGCACGGCCGTCGCGACCTTGCTCCAGAGCGTCGGGTAGCCGACCCCCGACGGGTACGCCGGCTGGTTGGCCGGAAGGTCCGGGCCGCAGCGCGGGTTGCTCGGCAGGAACACGTTGGTCCAGTAGAGGAGCAGCGAGACCAGGCAGTAGTCGGCGACCACGGACTCGGACGTGTCGAGGCACGAGTAGTCGGGCGTCGTGCCGTTGAGCGAGTGGCTCGTGATGCTGCGGACGACGTACGCCTGGCTCGACGGGGTCGTGCCGATGGGGGTGACGCCGTTGTTGAGCGCCGACACGAGCGTCGCGTGGATGGGCCAGTCGGGACGCTGGGACTGCGGGGCGACGCCCGGCAGGACCATGTTGTCGTACGCGTGGTCCGGATCGGTCTGCTCGTACGACGTCCGGATCGCGGCAAAGGTCGCCGCCATCTCGGAGTAGTGCGTCTCACCGTTCAGGTACCACATGACCTGAAAGCGCTGGTCGTTGAGCGTGGTCTGCGCGAGGGAGGTCGCCGTCGCCAGCGTGCCGTTGGTCGCGCACACGACGTGCTGCAGGATGATGGAGAGCGGGCCGGCCTGCGCATCGACCTGCGTGTGCCAGAGCCCCAGGTTCGTCGCGTCGTTCTGGCAGAGCGCGATGCGGTCGAACTGCTGGTTCTGGATGACGGCCAGGACGTTCGCGACGCTCTCGACGCCCGCGCCGCCGAACGCCGTCACGATGCCTCCGGTGAGGACCTTGCCGACGCACGTGAGGACGGCAGACCCGTCGCTGACCGTCGTGCCGATCGTCGTCGGGAACGTGGGGACGGTTGCGCCGGTCGTGCCTGCGGTCGTGACCTGGTAGTAGTACCCGTTGGCCGTGGCCGGCGAGACGAGCGCGTTGAGGAGGTACGCGGTCGTGTTCGCGCGGACCGTGCCGGTCATCGAGCAGGTGACGCCCGCGCACTGCGTGACGTCCACCGCGCCCAAGTAGGCGTTGCCGTCGGCGCCGGGCGTGATGCAGGTCGCGGTGACGATGCCGGCCGACGACGTGGCCGTGAACGGCATTCGGAGGACCGAGTTGATGGCGGCCGCGAGGTTCGTCGCGATGGTGGTCGCCGTGTCCGATGAGCCGACGCCGCACTGCACCGACAGGCCGCCAAGGCGCACGGTCAGCGTGCCGGCGATGGTCTGCGCGGCAACGATGGAGAACTGGATCGAGGCCTGGGTCGGGCTCGCGGGGACGGCGCACGGGGCGCCGTAGACGCTGACGCCCTGGGTCTGGAGCGCGGCCTGGCAGGCGCGGGTGATCTGCCCGCCCATGCCGTAGAGGGTGTCGGCCTGCGAGACGGTGAAGACCTGGTCGACTTCCGAGTCCTGCACGGAGGTGCCGCTCGTGTTCGAGGCCTTCATGCCGACGACCAGGAGCTTCAGCGGGATGCTGGCCGCGCTGGTGGCGCCGCCCCCGTAGGAGACCTTGCCGTACGCGCCAGGGGTGAAGTCGGTGCTGGGGAAGCCAGCGATGACGAATTGGGGGCTCACTGGTGACCTCCTTCGTGCGCGGTGTCATCGGGGTGGGCGTCGGCCGTGAGCGCGATGCGCGTCGGCGCCGGCGCGGCATCGGCCGCGTCGTGCTTCGCGCGCTCGTCGGCGAGCACGAGGCGCGTCTTCTCGACCTCGTCGGTCTGCTTCTTGGCGCTCTCGGCGAGGGCGAGGCGGAGCTCCTCCTGCGCCGCGGCGTGCACGGTGTTCACGCTGGAGAGGAGGCGGTGCGCGTGCTGCGGACCGAGGCCCCCTTCACCCACGGCGGGGCGCGGCGAGGGCTCGGCGTCCTCGCCCGTGCGGTACTTATGACCGGCGAGCGCGTGGCCCGGCGCTTCCTTCGCGCGGTCCGCGACGGGGCGGTAGTGCGCGAGGTTGCCGAAGGCGAGCTTGTGGGTCTTCTCGTCCGCCGGCCAGAGCGAGCCGTTGCGGATGGCTTCGAGGAAGTAGCGGGTCGCCGGGAGGGTGATGCCCTCGTGACCCTTGCGGAGCGTCAGCGCGACGCCGTCGGTCCCCTCGTACTGGGAGTACTCGAAGTAGATCTCTGCCTGCTCGCCGGAGCCGACCATGCGGTGAGCGGCGCCCACGTGCACGCGCTGCGGGTTGTCGCTCGGGTCCCAGGGGACGGCCGAGCACGCACGGTGGTTGTGATCGAGCGGGCCGTGCCACGGGTTGGCATACACGGCGAGCGTGGGAAGCTTCGGCATGGGCGTCGTGTCTCCGCGGCCAACGCGCGCGCGCGTTCGCGCGGCGGGCAGCTGCTCCTGAGGTCGTGAGTGGAAAGGCGCGCCTCTCGCCCGCGGCGAGACGGCGGCGAGAAAGGCGCGGGCGGGCGCGCGGCCTAAAGACCGGCGGGCGGGCGCGCTACTGCGTGAGCCAGAGCCACGCGGCCGACGCGAAGAACGCGGTGCCGAAGGCGATGGTCGCCATGGTCCAGCGCGCGAGGTCCCGATCGATGGACGTCATGCGGCCCCCCGGCGGACGAGGCACTCGCGCAGGAAGTCGCGTGCGTGGTCGCAGGGGCGGCGGGGGAACGCCGCGATCGACGCGGGGGTGAAGGTCTTCGCGTGCACGGGGCGGCCGTTGTCGGCGCGCGCGGCCGAGAGCGTGAAGCCGAGCTCGTCGTGCTTCAGCACCAAGTCGACCGCCGCGCCGCGCTCGATTCGCGGGAACCAGGCGCGCATCTCGCGCAGGAGCTCGGCCGGGGAGATGGAGGCTTCCTCGTGCATCATTGGATGGCCACGCCCCCCTCGCCCACTCGGCTGATGACCGACGGCGGCACCGCGCCCTTGCACGTCCAGGTCAGGCTCGCGCCGTCGGCGACCGTCGCCCCCACGACCGTCGGCCACGCGGGGGACTGGTTGCCGGTGACGCCCATTCCCGAGAGCGAGTACGCCTTGTAGGCGAACGGCGTGCTCGACCCGACGGGCGTCGCCTGGATGAAGTCGTTCGACGCGTAGACCTGGCCCGGAGCCCACGCGGGAAGCGAAGGGCGACCGCCGGTCAACGTCTGCTGAAGCGCGGACGGGGCGCTCCAGCGCCGCACGTCGCGCTGGCGGTTCTCGACGAGCTCGAGAGTCACCTCGATCGCCGGGTAGCGAAGTCGCCGAGAGCTCTTGTCGTCGGCGGTCATGATGATGTCCACCGACTCCGGCTTCCACTCGGTGACGTTCAGCGAGAACACGTTGGTGAACGTGTGCACGAACGACCCGAACGCCGGCGCCAGCGGATCGGGGTCCCCGGGCCACTGCCAACTCGGCGTCCGACCGAGCTCGATCGCCGTGATGATGGCCTTGGCGACGGCGTCGCCGAACGACTGCCGCACGCGCTGGTGCGAGATGACTCCCAGGGGGAAGACCCAGAGGAGCTTCAGCATCGCGGTGCCGATCTGCCAGTCCTCCGCGATGTACTCGACCTTGGTGCTCTCGTGCTGCCCGCCGCGCCACAGGTAGAGCGCCGGGAGGTCCTTGGTGTCGAATCCCAGGCCGTCGGGCTCGGCGTCGGAGTCGTTTGGGTTGTGAGGACGCACCCGGTTGACGATGGGGCGACCGGGCGCGATCGCGCTCCATCCCCCCGTCGCGTTGCCGTCCGTCTGGAGGAACGCCTTCAGGTACGAGAGGTAGATGCTGAGGAGACCGTCGCCGCTCACCTGCCCGGCGATCGCGGGCTGGGTGGGGATCGAGACCGACCCCCAGATCTCGGCCACCCCCTCGAAGGGGACGACGTCCGCGCCGAGATCCAGCGACGTGAGGACGGGGGGCGGCGGGGGCGCGTGGAGCGCCGACGCCTCCGCCCCCTCCACGTGCCCCGGCGTCAGGAACGTGCTGTCGCCGAGCATCATGGGCGTCGTTCCTCTTCAGATCACTCGTCGTAGTCGACGTTGATGAGCAGGCTGGGCCCGTTGCCGCCGCCCATGTTCCAGATGCCCAGCATCCCCGTCGCGTTCGGCAGCGCGCTCGGCACCACAATGAGAGGCTCGTCGAAGGGGAACGTCGCGCCGTTGCCCTGTACGCCGCCGATGAGCGCTTCCTTCAGGTACACGGGGACCGAAGGAAGCTGCGGCGCAGTGCCCCACGCCACGTCGAGGAGCGCGGTCGCAGCGACGTCGCGCGGGTCGCGCGGCGGCGGAGACTGACTGCTCGAGACGACCGGGGTGACGGTTGCCCCGGCCCAGGCGATACCGACCTGGGCGACCGTCGCGGCGGCGGTCACGACTTGGATTTGCCGGACACGCAGGACGCGGCCGCCGGCGGGCGCACGAAGAACCGCCCAGGGGGCCAGCGTCGAAGGCGCGGTCGCCTGGGTGAAGCCGATGGAGTAGCGCGGCATGTGCGGATGGTCCTCGTTCAGAAGCGTTCGATGACCGCCTCGATCTCGGTCTCGAGGACGGCCGGGAGTGCGCGCTCGGCCTTCAGGTACGCCGGCCCCATGAAGGGGTGCGGCTTCGTACCGGGATGGTGGACGCTCTTGGCCAGGTGCACCGCGCCGTCAGGGCCGGTCCACCGGAGAGCTTTGCCGCTCTTGGCGGTGATCGTGTGGGGCTTGGTCCCCTGCTCGACGAAGATGGCGTACGGCTTCGGCGCACCGATCTCCGTCGTTACCCCCTTCTCGTCGACGTCCACGATGCGCGCGTAGATGACGTCGCGGAGGTGGCTACCGCGCGGCACGAGGCTCACGGGCACCAGGCGCTTGGCGAGCGCGGCGCCTTCGTTCGCCGCCGCCATCGCCGCGCGAAGGCAGGCGACGCGCAGGTGCGGCACGAACTCCGACTTCCACGCGCGGTCGATCTCCTCCGGCCCCTCGATGGTGATCGTGATGGGAGACGTCATCGGAGCCTCCACGCGCGCGGGCTAGTAATCGCCGGCATTTTTTGTGCCGTTTGCGCTGTCGATGTAGATGCGCGGCCCGTTGTCCACGACCGTGCCGCCGACGTTCGCCGGCGGTTGGGGGACCGTGGGTGGGCGCTGACGCGCGTCGAGCACGCGCTCCATGCGCTGGTCGGCGCGCTTCATGCGCTCGCTGCGATCGGTGCCGGTGCGTGTATACTCCGGGTGCCGGTCGTACATGAGCGCGACGGCGTACTCGAGCGCCGCGTACTTCAGGAACGGGTCGGCCGCGAGCTGCGCCATGAGCACACTACTGAGCGGAGGCGGGCCGAGCTCGGTGACGAGCCACGACATGACCTCCTGCTCGGCGCGATCGATGAGAGCCGCGATGATGGTGGGGTTCGGCGTTCCGGTCCCCCCGGGCGACGTCGGGGTCGAGTCGTCCGTACACGCGAGCAACGTGTCGTTGCTCGTCGCGTTCGCGAGGTCGGTCGCCGTGAGGCCGAAGATCGACGCCATGGCTCAAGACCTCCGAAAGGGGAACGGGACGGGCCGAATCACATCCGCTGGTTGACCGGCGGGCTCCACACCTTGCCGAGGCGGCTGTGGCGGGGGCTCACGCTCAGGGGCTCGATCAGCCCCGCGTCCTCGAGACGCGCCGCCTCCTCGTCGTCGAGCTCGATCTCGGCGCCGGCCTGCACGTAGCGCACGGTCTGGACGTTCGGGTTGAGCGTACCGTCCGGCAGAAGTCGCTCGGACTCCGGGACCGGAAGTACGATGCTGCCGTGAATCAGCCGATACTGGCCGCCGAGCTTGCGCTCCGCAGCGGTCGGCTTCTTGGTGCGGAGCAGACGGTCTTCGTCGCTCATCACGCCGTTGCCCTCTTTGAGCACGCGCACGCCGGGGGGGGCCTTCGCGGGGGGGGGCGCGGCGGCGGCGGGCGTAGCGAGGGACTTCTTCGCCTTCTTCGGCTTCTTCGGCGACTCGGACGCAGTGGAATTCATGGGGTCGGGTCTCACGGGAGCAGGCGCCCCTAGACGAGGGCGGAAACGTCACGGCACACACGAAGCCCGGACCAGGACGACGTTCCCGATCACGGTCCGAGCTGCTGCTCCGGTACGGAGCGGCGAATTACTTGGAGGTAGCGCTGAGCGTGCCCTGCGCCGATGACGCGGCCTTGTCGGCCTCGGGCGACTTGTCGTCGTCCTTCGCCGCCGGCTTCTCGTCCTTGGCGGACACAGACCGGTCGGCCTTCGGTGCCTGCGACGGACGGCCCTGCGGGCCGCCGCGCTTGCCGGACTGCGCGTCGGGTGCGGAGGGGGTGATCGACACGCTCGTCACGGCCGAAGGCGCCGGCGGGTCGGAGGCTGCGGGGGCCTCGGGCGCGGGCTCCACGGCCTTGGCGGACGCGGGCGGGACGGGCGCGTGAGACTCCGCCGTACCGTGCTTCAGCACCGTCTCGGCATCTTCGTGGCAGAGTTCCACGACATCTCCGGGTGCGTGATGAACGCCACCGCGGAAGAGCCAATTCTTCAGCTTGTACCAACCAGCGAGGCTCTTGGGAGGCATTCGTCTTTCTTTCGTAAAGAGAGAGAAGGTGCTCGCCGCCGTACGTCCCGCACCTCAAGGCGGCAGGACGTACAGCAGCGAGGTGAGACGCGCCTCGCTTTCGAGTCACGTCTCACAAGGCTCACTGGTGAACGTTGAGCAGGAGTCCGCCAACGAGGCCGGAGGTCATCTGCTCGCTGTCGTTGTGCGTGACGACGACCTGAGTGCCGCCGCGCCCACCGCGCTTCTGGTCGTAGTACGTGCGGACGAGGAGCCCGCCCGAGACCGTGCCGTCCGGGGCGTCGCCGCCGTTCCACCGCATGGTGTACGACGTGCCGACTTCCATCTGGCTCGTGGGGGGCGTCTCCTTGGGGACGCGCACGAGGAGGACCGACGAACCCCACACGTAGTTGAGCGCGCCGCCCGTGATGTACTTCATCTGCGCCGCGTAGATGGGCGGGAGGCCCAGGGTGTCGGCGACGGCCTGCGCCGACGGAACGCCTGCGACGCTGTCCTTGAACTGGAAGTACTTCTGGATCGCCGGCGACCGCAGGAAGTCGTGGAGCAGCTGCGTCGAGCAGATGATCCGGAGGTTGTCCTCCATGTACGACTGCTCGATCGCCTTGTGCAGCACGTAGAGCGGGTCGGCTGCCGCGCCGCCGTCCCACTGCGCGCCTGCCGCGATGGTCTGGACCAGGTTGCTGTTCCAGTTGCCGCTCGTCGTGAGCAGCGACGCCACGCGGTACTCGCGCTCGAGCCGGATGCCGTCCACGATGATCTGCGTCATCTTCGCGAAGGGGCGAAGGGGCGCGTCCGCGTTGGACTGCACTTCGGTCGGCAGGAACCCGCCGAGCGCGTAGTTGACCGTGTTGTAGGTCGCGTTCGCGATGCCGGGGTTCACTTCGGGCACGGCCCCGCCGGGGGACGTGATGTTCGGGATCTTCCGGTTGAAGTCCGACGTCGCGTTCCACGTGTAGTAGACGTCCGTGGCCTTCGGCACGAGGATGCTGGGCGACGCGATGTCCGCGACCCCGTCAGCGATGTGGTACCCGCCGACGTAGTTCGGCAGGGTCGCGGCCGTGTGTACGTCGGAGATACCGAGGTCCATGGTGACGACGCGTCCGTCACGCAACGACATCATCTTGGACGTGGAGCCGTCCATCCGCGTGACTTCGAAAGGCACGGAACGACCCATCGAGATCGCCATGCCGCGCGCGTAGTGCTCGACCGCGATGTTCGCGAGCTCCGAGCAGTGGATCAGATCCCCGTTCGGGTGACGGACCGGCTCCCCGCGGTCGCCGAGGACGACCTCGGTGGGCGTGAGCTGACGGATCGTGCGGCGACCCTCCGGATCGGCGTAGAGCGCGCCGCTCGCGAGGTCGAGATACTGGATCTTGTTGGACTTGACGTCCTTGAGCGAGACGAGCTTTTGCGTCGACATTCGGAATGTCCTCGAACGTGTGAAAGGTGGAAAAGGACCGCGTCCCGCGCTCAGGCGTTCTTGGAGATCGCGATGCGGACGGCGATGGGGTCGGCGGCGTTGAGCGCGGCCGACAGGGCCTGGCCGAGCGACGGGTCGCCGGCCGTGTAGGTCGTGACGTCACCCGAGGTCGCGCCCGACGGGCCGACGATGGCGCCGGCCGAGATCGCGCCGGCGGCGATGGCCACGGCTCCCCCCTCGACGCGGCAGCGGCCGTACGACGCGACGGGGATGTTTTCGATGAGGACCCCGAGCGGGTAGTCCGTCACGGCGGCCGTGAGGACGACGCCGGGCGCGGCCTGCGCCGCCGAGAGCGGGTTGGAGGCGTCGAGCTTGACGGTCTGACCCGAGGTCATGGCCGTGCCGCTCGTGTTCTTGACGGTCCAGTCGGCGCCGAAGATCGGCAGCCCACCCCAAATGAAATCGGTCGCGGACATGGAGGACTCCTTGACGAGACAAAAAGGCGCCCGTCCCCCGCACGCGCCCGCTCCGCGCGCCCTAGTGCGCGCATGGGAGGACGTGTCCGGAGGCCACGCATGGCCGCCCTGTGGTTGTGGAAACCCGCGCCACGCATTCGTGGCGGGCGCGGCCCTATCGGTTGGTTACGCCATCGCGCCGGTGATGATGGCTCCCACCGTGGGTGCGATCATCAGCTCGGCATCGTTGTGAGCTGCGATGATCCAGTACGAATCATCGGTGTTGCTCCAGAATTGCCGCACGAGCATCCCTTCGGCGCGCTCGCCGTCCTTGCACTTGTCGTCGCCGAGCCACCGGTAGGTGGTCGTCGTCGGCAAGTGGTCGGTGGAGCGCACCATCGCGACGTTCGCGGGGAGCGTCGGCGCCCAGATGTACGCTGCGTTGCCCGCGCTCGTGAACTTCGCGCGGGCGAAGACGACCTTGGGCATCTCACCGCCCGACTGCACGTAGTCGCGCATGGCGGTGGAGTTGGCGTTCTGGAAAAAGTATTGCGCGGCGAGCTCCGGCATCACCACCATGCTGGCGGGGAGCGCGGAAGCGGCGAGCGCGGCGAAAAGGTCCGCGAGCGGGTTCGCGGTGATGCCGCCATTCCACTTCGCGGTCGCAGTGATCTGGTTCTTGGTCGCCCAGTTCGCGGCGGTCGTGAGGAGCTGCGCGAGCCGGTATTCGCGCCCGAGCCGGAGCGCGATGATCAGCCGGTGGAGCGCGATCGCCTTGAGGTCGAAGTCGGCGTTGTTGACGAGCGAACGCGAGAGCCGCGTCGCAAGCGCGTAGCCTGTCGTCTTGAACGATCCGGAGCCAAAGCCCGGGTTGATCTCGCTCGGCGTCCCGTCGGCAGCCGCCACTGCCATGACGAGGCTCGTCGCATCGGCGACGTTCTCGGCGTAGTAGACGCCGCGATCGTTCTTGACGTAGCGAACCTGGCTAACCTGGTCGGCGACGAAGTCCCCGAAGGGCATAGCGTAGACGTCCTGCGTTGACGGCGTCACCACGTCGCCCGGGGCTAGGTCCATGAGGACGCTCTCCGGCGACGTGGCGGTCATCACGCGCGCGGCGTGCTTCGTGAGCCGTCTGGACTCACCGTCCTTGTCGACCGCGACGGCCACGGGCTTGCCGCTACTGTCGCGCGCGACATCCCCCTCCAGATAGAAGAGGGGGTTCCCTTGGATGTCGCGGACGAGGATCATTCGGGCTTCTTGCGGTTGATACGCGCGAGCGCCTCGGCGTAATTGCAGCCGGTTTCGCTCATGACCTTGATCGGGTCACTTGCCTCCGCCTGCTCCACTTCCGGGCGCTTCTCGGGGGTCACGACGGTCGTGAGGAGGTGACGGTGCGCGGCGCTGACCGGCGGGTAGAGCGCATCGAACGCTTCGCGGTCGGCGCGGGCCGAGCGGAGCATCATGGGCTTGTCCTCGGCGCGGAGCTTCTTGCTCTCGCTGTACGCCGCGAAGGCGTCGTCTACGGCAGCGACGAGCCCCGCCTCCTTGATGTCGGCGACTTCCTTCGCCAGGCGCACGTTGTCGGCGACGATGCGCGCGGCACCCTCGGCGAGCGTCTCCTTGTCCTTCAGGACGAGCGCAGTGGAAGCGGCGGCGATCGACGCGTTCGCAGTCGAAAGGGCTTCGCCCGCCTCGGTCGCCTTCTGCGTCGCGTCGCGGAGCTGCAGGGTGAGCGTCGAGTTCTCGCCTTCGAGCTTGACCTTGTCCGCCAGGAGGTTGGTCTTCTCCGTCGCGAGGGTCTGCTTGTCGGCGAGGAGCTGCGTACGCTCGGCCTCGACCGACTCCTTGACGGCGGTGACCTTGGCGAGTTCGTCCTGAGCGTCCTTGAGGGTCGTGGCGGTCTTGTCGGACATGGTTTTCTCCGGGCGGTCGGAGAGGTCTCCTCCGCCGTCATCAAAGTCGTCGTCCATCGCCGCAGAAGGCGGGTCCGGCATGGGCACGCCTTGGAAGACGTGCTTTTCGATCTCGGCGTCCACGAACGCGTCGAGCGCGTCGAGGACGTTGGTGTAGGTCGCCCCAAGGCCGGGGTTCGCGAGGTCGGTGAGCGGCCCCAAGTAGTCGCTGAGCGGCTCGCCGCAGTACGACCCGCCCGCGTCGGCCGACATGCAGGCCTCGCGGAGCTTGCCGAGATGCCCCGACACGTCGTCCAGCGTCGCGAGCGGGTGCAGCTTCAGCGCCGCCTTGATCTTGGGGAGGATCCCCGACGGGGAATGGACCATACGGTCGAGGAGCGCGCTGCCGCCGGCGGCGATGACGTTCTCACCGAAGCCCTTCAACAGGAGCGGCGACTTCGCGAGCAGCGCTTCGCGCGCCGAGTCGTCCTTCGCCGCGCGAAGGTCGTCGAGCGACGTCAGGAACGGCTGGTTGGTGAGCGCCACCGACGTGAGCCGCGCGCCGATGGGCTGCCCCGTCACCGGGTGCTTGCACCCGAAGCGGATGGCAGGCGACAGGAAGGCGTAGGACCCTTCCTTGATCGCGTTGCGCGCGGCGTCGAGCCACTCGACCAGGCCCCAGAGCCCGCCGATGCCGCGGTTGTCGAGCTTGTGGACCCAGCCCGGCGCGGGCGCGCCCGAGATCGGGATGCTGCCACTCGTCGCGTCCTGCTCGCTCGCGTGCTCGTAGTCGAAGGGGACCGGGAGACCGCGCTGGTCGAAGTTGGCCTTGATCTCGGCGAACGTCTTGGGCGTCATCTCGAACGGACCGGCCGGGTGACCGCGCCAGGCGCCGCACTCGGCCACCTGAATCCACACGAGGGTCTTGGGCGTCCCGTCGCTCCAGGTGGCTTTGCCGATGAGCTTCACGCCCGCGGTGGCCGGATCGACCTCGTCGCCCTGCTTGATCGCGCGGATGTCGCGGAGGCCGATGCTTCCGTCACTCAGTTGGACGAAGGCCTGCGCGCCGTCCTCGCTCGTCGTCATATGGCGCACGTGGAGAGCTCCCCCGGGAGCCAGGTCGGCCCGGACGTGAATGGTTCCGCGCCCGCGTCCTGCGGGTCGCTTGGCGGCGGCGGCCGGCGGCGAGCCGGCGCGCGCGTTGAATTCGCTGTCGATGCCGAACGACTTCGCGGCGGCGGCGATACGAACGCGCGCGGTCTTGTAGTCGGCGTCGGAGATCTTGCCGGCCTTCCTTTGCTGCTCAAGACGCGCGGCGGCGTTGCGCGTGCGGGCGGCCGTGTCGATCGGGTACTTGCGCTGGGCGGGGAGCGCGAACTTCGACTCGGCCAGGGCGTTGCGCTTGGCGGCGTCGATGAGGTTCGCGCGCTCGGCCATCTCGCCCTCGGGGAGGATGTGCGGCATGAGTTCCCTCAAGGTCGGGCGGAAGTGGGTGGCCTGGGCCACAAGGTCGATCGGCTTCATCCACTGGACCGGGTTGCCCTCGGCGGCGGACGGCTCGCCCGACCACCGCGTGACGCGGAAGATCGAGACGACGCGGCCGTCGACGGGGCTCCGGGTGTCGAGGATGTGCTCGAGGACATCGGCCTTGATGCCGGTTTCCTCGGTCAGCTCGCGGGCGGCGGCGGTTTCCTCGGTCTCGCCGTCCTCGATCATCCCGCCCGGAAGGGCCATCTCGTGAGGCGGCTCGGGGCGGGCGACGGTGAGGATGCGACCGCCGTCGTCGTGGACGACGGCGAGCGCGGCTTTGGCCAGGAGACCCGGCTTGGCGGCGCTCACCGTCGCCATGGACGACGGCGTGTGCACGTCGCTCGGCGCGAGGTCGAGCAGGATGGGTTTCGTCGTCACGGCGGGCACGTGCCGGGTCAGTTGGCCTTCGTGAAGCCGCTGATCGAGAACTGCGGCTGCGACGCGGCGCCGGTGTTGGTGACGGCGATCGTGACCGTGTCGCCGGGCGACAGGTACGAGCCCGCGCCCGACTGGAGCGTCAGCATGACAGGCGTGAACGCGACGAGCGCGGTGCCACCGGTGAAGGTCGTCATGGTGCCGATGAGCGTCTGCGACCCGCCGGCCGTGCGCTTGTAGACGTTGACCGTGATGTACGCCGAGCCCGAGATGGCGAGCGCGCCGGTGGGCTGGAGGATGATCGCGCCGATCGCGACCTGCTGCGGGCCGGGGCCGACCGAGCCGACCGACTGTTCGGCGACCGCTGTGGTGCCGGCTGCGATCTGCGCGGAGAAGAGCGGGCAGGCGGTGGCGAGCGTGATGCCGACGTCGTTGACGTTGTTGACTTGCATGGTCGTGTGTCCTCGGAAGGGTGTGAGGCGGGCGTGTGCGCCCGCGCGGAGTCGGCGCGCGCGCCGTTCTCAGGCGCGCGCGGTCTCAGCTCTCGTCGTCGTGTTCCGGCAGGCCGTCATCACCGTCCGGGCTGTAGACGTGGGAGGAGCCGACGACGGACGTGTCGTTCTTGCTGCTGCCGCGTTTCTGTTCGGCGTGCAGCCGGCGCCACGGGCCGTTGTCGACGTGTACCTCGGCGACGTAGGCCCAGGCAGGAACGCCCTCCAGGAGGCAGGCGAGCGTCCGGTGGTGGCCGTCAACGATGAGGTAGAGCGGATTACCCGGGGTCTTGACGATGATGACGGGTTTGCGCGGACCGTTGCCCGCCAGCGCCTTGTTGAGGCGGTCGCGGTAGGGCGTGAGGTCGTCGGTGTCCGCGCGCCAGGTCTTCCTCTGGGAGAAGTCGATCTGGTCGAGCGGGATCTCCATCGGACCCTCCCAGTGCGCGGCAAGGATCCAATCGAGCGCCGCGGGCGGATAATCTTCGAGGAGCTCCTCGTAGACGGCGTACGCCATCTCCTTGTCGTCGCGCTTCGACGACAAGAGGAACTTCCGAAAGGCATCGGCCTGCGCCACCTCTTCGCAGGAGAGACCGTCGGTCGCCTTCTTGACCTTCGAAGGCTTCTCCGCCTTCTCGGCCTTGTCCTTGGGGGACGACTTGGAAGACTTGGACGGCTTAGGGGCGACCTTACCCGAGGGCTTGGCGTTGGGTTTCGCGGCCGGGGCCTTCTTCGGGTCGCGCTTGCCGTCGTCGGCCTGGTCGTCGTCCGTGTCCACGCCGTTGGAGCGCGTGGACGCAACGACTTGAGGGCGCGTGGCGGCGGCCAGCTTGGCCTTGGAGTCGGCGGCGGCTTGTTTCTTGGCTTCAGGGCTGAGCAGGTCGTCCTGCACGAGCTCCGGCTTGATCATGTCGCTCTTGAACGAGCGACGCGGCTTGCCCGTCTCGTTCGGAACGAGCGGCACGCCCGTGTCCTCAGCCAGCTGGTCGAGATCGACCGCTCCACCAATCCCCGTGACGCGTTCGGCGTTCTCGATGAGCGCCTTGGGGTCCGGGTCGCTCTCCGTGTGGATCGCGATGTTCGGAACGAGGTGAATCGCGTCGGGCCGATTGAGCCGTACGATCCACGAGACCAGGTCGCGCTTGAGCGTCTCGGCCAGCGTCGTCGCGTCGAACTGCTGGAGCTCGACCTCGCCGCGCTCCATCACTTCGCCGAGGGCGCGGTTGCCGCCGCCCTTGCCCGCTTCCGTTCCCAGCGTGCCGCCGAGAACGAGCTTGCTCATCTCCGCGTTGCAGAGGCCGATCCACTCCTGCCAGGTGATCTTGGTCGATGACCCGCCGTCGAACGACTGCGGGCTGATGGAGATCGAGTCCGGGTGAGCGGCGTAGCTGCCGCTCCCCGGTCCGAGCGCTGCGGCGATCTGGTTGGCGATCGCGATGTCGTCGGCGGTCGCTTCGCGGGGGGCGTCCGGATGTTCGTCAGAGTGGGACGTCTTGTACGAGACGTCCATGAACCCCTTGGCGAACCGCTCGAGATACGAGCTGGCGCCACGAACACCGATGCGCTTGAAGAGCGCGAAGATGGCCGCCTGACGGCCGAGGCCGTCGCGCGTGGGGTAATCGCCCTGAATCTGGGGCGCGTAGAAGACGAACTTGCCGGGCCAGTTTCCGATCCGAAGACCGAAAACACCGCTATTGGTGGCCGCCGCGCCCCACGGGGACTGCCACCCGTAGACCTGGCCCTGGTCCCAGATGTAGGCGTCCCAGGACTGAGAGTCCGGCCACGAAATGCGGCGCGAGTGCACGAACTCGAGCCGGTCGACGTGCCAGCCTGCGGTATCGCGCGACCAGATGATCTCTGCGCAGCTGGCCGCGTAGTAGATCGCCCAGAGCAACGTCGCCAGCGACTGCGTGAGGTTCGGGATCCGGAGGACCTCAATCTCACAGAGCTCGCAGACCTCTTTGGCGAGCTCCGACTCCGGATGGTCCTCATCCACCGCAGGCGTGAACCGAATCCGGCCGTTTGCGACTGCCAGGATCCGCTTCTGAAGGACCGAGAGGAGGTGCCCGTCGTTCTCGACGAGCTCGCGGAGCAGGTCGACGAATTGCTGACGGTAGCCCGTCGTCGCGAGCCGAAAGATGCTCGCGAGATAGGTAAAGGTGAGCTGCTGCCCCTGGACGAGGGGGTAGCGGTCGATGAGCGGCGGCGGGGCGAGGACGCCCGGGGTCGGATTGACCGCGATCGGGAACGTCGGCTCGGGCGCCGCCTTGGTCTTCGGCATGACCGAGGACGCGGGGCGCGTCCCGCGCGAGGCCATCGGCACGGTCTTCGGCGTGCGACGGAGCTTGGTTCGCTTGGTGGCCATTCCGCTCGCGCGCTCTCTCGGGCGCGCCAGTCGTGGCGCGGGTCAGTGGAAAGGCATCAGCCGTAACCCGCAGGCAGGTCGTCGTGCTGGATGCCGGGATAGAAGCCGCCACCGGTCACGGGGGGCTTGCTCTTCTTGGCTGGGAAGGTGTCGATCGCGTTGAAGAGCGCGTCGCACTGGTCGTCCTCGCGGTCAGAGACACCGGTGAAGCGGTTCATCTCCTCGACGAACGGTTTCACCCAATCGGTGTCGAGACCAAGCGCACGAAGCTGAGCTTGCGCCGCTTCGTCGGGGACCATGATGCGACCCGCGTTCCACTCGGTCGCACTGCGCTGCGAGTGGGTGAACTTGTCGCTCATGGCGAGCTCGCCATGGATGCGGATGGAGTCCGCGGGTAGCAGCTTCGAGAGCTGGGCGATGCCCTTCTCGGTGCTGCTGGTCGAGAACCGGTAGACCCCCTTGTACGTTCGTGACTGGGCCACGAGGTACGGGATGAACTGGTCGAGTTCCAGCTGGCGACGCTCGACGTGCGCGACGTAGAACTTCTCATCCGCCTGCAGGACCACGATGCCGGCCGAGTGATCGGCGCGGCTCTTGGCCGTGTAGGCGAGGTCGACGCCCTTGCCGACGCGGTACGTCTTGGGAAGCTCGCTGTAGTATGTGACGCCGCGAAAGAGCTGGGCTCCACGGGGGCGCGGGCGCCCCATGTACATCGACTCCCAGTCGTGGTCCGTGAGCGACCCGCTCGCGCGAATGCGCGTGAAGAGTTCGAGCGGCCGTGCATGCCAAAGGGCAGTCCCTACGGGACGTGATGGGTCCGTTCCGTCGGCGATCGCCGGCAGGTTGACGTACTCCCATCCAGGGATGCCCTCGGTGGTAAGACCGCGGGTGAGCCGACCGATGAGATCGTCTTCGTGCCACCGCGTGTGGACTACGATGATGCTGGCGCCCGGGTGGATACGAGTGACGCCGACCGACGAGAACCAGCTGACGATGTGGTTTCGTGTGATGGCGCTCTCGGCCTGCTGCCGGTTTTCGTACGGGTCGTCGACGATGAGCAGGCGCGTGATCGGCCGGCTTGTGAGCGGGCCGCCGACGCCGACCGCATAGAAGCGGCCACCCGCGGCGGTCTGCCAGCTTCCGGCCGACAGCGCATTCGGGTTGAGCGCTACCCCAGCGCGCCGTAGGATCGCCTGGCAATCGCGGCTCTGTTCTTCGGCGATGGTCGCGCCGTAGGAGACGTAGGCGATCGTGTCAGTCGGGTTGCGCTGAAAGAGCTGCGCGCAGCCGTGGAGGATCGTCTGGCTCTTGCCGTGCTGCGGCGGAACCGAGATGCACGCGAAGAGCGACTCGCCGTTCTTGATTCGCTCGAAGAGCGAGCAGATCGGAAGGAGGTGTTCGGGGCGCTCCCAACGAGGAGTGACGTCGTGGACATAGTCCACGAGTGGCTCATTGGTGCGCCGACGCCTACGCCTTTCGAGCTCTAGACGAAGAAGTTGCTCCTCCGGACCCACTCTTCTGCCCGATCTGTTCGATACGGCTGAGGATGTCCTCGTCGCTCATTTTCGCCACTTCGCCGTCGGTGAGTTGAACTCCGATCGGCGCGCCGGCAGGGCCGGAGACCTCTTGACGCTCGACGTAGCCCCGCAGCTTCCCCTTGCACTTCAGATAGAAGATGAGCGCGGTCAGGTTCGAATCGACGATGTGCTTGAAGAGGTTGGCCTCGGCCAGGTCCAGCATCGTCACGTTCAACTCCGAGAGGACGTCCTGAAGACGCTCGCTCCGGTTGACGTAGTTCGCGATCGTGTTCGGCGCGCAGTGTAGGATGCGCGCGGCGTACGTGTAGAGTCCGCCGCCGTGCCGCAGCGCCTCTTCGACCTGCGCGATCGTGAAGCGCGGCTTTCGCCCCTTGGGGTTGGGACTCCGGCGCTTGGTGGGTGGCGGCGCGCTTCCACCCGGAGGCCCATCGCCTCCGATGATGGAGGGGACGACGGGCGCGATCTCGGGGGAAGGCGTCCCGCCTTCATTGTCGTTGGGAGACATCGGAAACCTACCGCACTACGGGACGGGGGCCGAGACTGCGGCCTCCCCTTCGGCGTCCCGTTCGGCTTCGAGCTGCTCGATGCGCTCCAGCGCCATCTCAACGAGAGTGGCGAACGTGACGGCGATGTTCTGAATGTTTTTGAGCTGTTTGACGCGCACAATCGCGTCGAACGCCTTGTCGAAGTCGGCGAAGCGCGCCGCCATCACGTGGCGGCGTCCCGCGTGCTTGGCCACCTTGTCGATGTGGGCCAGGAACCGGTCGGCATCCTCGGGTAGGAACGCCATCATCAGTTCCGTGTACTCGGGGGGGCCGACTGTCAGTGACACGCTCTCGAGCTTGGTCGCTGCTTTGAGAACGTCGTCGGTCAGGCCGGAGTACTTCGCCCAACTAAAGTCGAGGTTCTTGTAGAAGTCGGCGAGTAGGTTGGGGTCGTCCTGGCCAGTGATCGCATTGTGCGAAAGCTGGATGGCCATCTTTCGATCGTCGGGCAGATCCTCGTTCAGGATCTCGAGCACCCACCCCTCCTCGATGCCGGCCTTGAGCGCGGCCTCGACCCGGTGGTTTCCGGAGAGGACGATGCCCTTGTGGACGGTCGGGGTGCTCGTCATGGCACCGTCGGCTTCGAGGTTGCTCGTAAGCTGCTTGAACTGCGGCCCGGTCATGTACCGGGGGTTCTTCTCCTTCTCGAGGAGAGTCAGATCACGAAGGCGAACCTTGCGCGGCTCCACCCGGAGCGGCTCGACCCCCGGGGTCGCCGGCTTGGGCGTACTTTCGGAACCACTCCCGGTAGATGCTTTGGTAGTCACCAGGCCTCACGGCGCTTTCGTAATTCAGATGCTTCTCTTTGCGACCCACGAGGGTGAAGATCCAGCGGTACTTCATGCTCACCGGCTTGTCGGTGAATGCCGTCGTGGAGATCTTGCGGATTCGCTGGAAGAGAGCCCGCTCGACGATGTCGATGACCGGCCTAGACGTGGCCATCATCGCGACGAGCTTGGAGAGTCGGTTCTCTCGAACGATCGAGAAGTCGCTCAGGAGGTACGCGGAGTCGCCGTGACCGAACTTGTCGCGGGCGAGGATGAACCCGCCGACGAGACGCCCGGAGAGCAGCACGAGGAAGTTGAACTGCCCCGAGATGTGCGCGATCCCCTTGGCGAGGTAGTGGTCCTTCAGGAAGTTCATCTGCGCGCTGGTCGCGCGCACGACGGACACTGTGGCGTCTTTCTTCACCTGCTCCGGGGTGACCGCGACGTAGCGGAAGGCCTCGACCGGATGCACCTTGCGGCGCACGCTCGCCTGCGTGCTCGACCCGTACAGGTAGACGGGCTTGTTGGTGCTGGAGAAGAAGCCCGCGACTGGCTCGCGCCCCGGCAGGAGGTGGTCGGCCCAGATGGCGTACTTGGCACCGGCCTCGTCGAGGCTCGTGACCCACTCCGGCAGAAGCTCCGGGTCCCAGAGGTCGTAGGTGGGCGGGGTCCAGTTGACGTTCTGCTCGAGGAATTTGTACATCGCCTCGTAGCCACGCTTGTACGTGGGTGGAAAGGCGACGATGGCCGCGCCGCGCGCGATGCCTTCTTTGGCGTGCTCCCGGAAGTCGCAGGCGTTGAAGCCAGTAATCCGAATCGAACTGAGACGCTTCTCGAGGCGCTCTCGGGCACCCGCAACGTAGTGCGCGAAGTGCTCTTGGTAGTGCGCGAAGTGCTTTTGCGCGAAGAGATTGTTCCCCTTGAACTTGCTCATCGCGAAGGCGACCATCACGGCCGCGACGCGGTCCATCGGGTCGGCCTTTGCGCCGCCAATCGCGTCCTCGGCGAACGCGAGGCGCTCCTTGAACGTGAGCGGGAGTTCATCTCCGACCGCCAGCTTGCCGATCGCGCACGACAGCAGGGCCACGTCGTTCGACGTGATGCTGAGCATCGGGAAGCGTGACCCGAGCGCTTCGTCAGCACGGAAGCTTCCGGAGCAGCACGAGTAGACCAGGCGCCACGACTCGACCGGCATCACGGCCGCGAGTTGCTCGATGCACTCGATGGGGATGGCGCCTACGAACATTCGGCTCGCGATCGTCTAATTCTTGTGCACACTGTCTGTACAGTGCTACATTAGTCAATGCCACTCACCATCCACCCGAAGGGACAAGACGATGAAAACGGGGTCATTCCGTACGTACAAGGGGCCGGGGCGCATCTCGATCGCGCGGTTCGCGCCGCGGGGGACACCCGCCGGCTACCGGCAGTTCAAGGCGCTCGCGCCTGGCTCCTGGTTCAACAGCGTCGCGCGCACGCGCTACGAGGAACTCTTCGCCAAGGAGATCTTGGGGCCGCTCGACCCGAAGACGGTCTGGGATGAGCTCCACACGCTGGCGGCGGGCGCCGAGCCCGTGCTGCTCTGCTACGAGATCCCGCCGTTCGACGAACCCGGTGGCGGTAAAAACTGGTGCCATCGCCGCCTCGTGGCGGCGTGGTTCGAGCGCCACCTTCAGGTCAAGGTGGGCGAGTTGACGTTCGGCAAGGACAAGCAACCGCTGCTCGGCGAGGAGATCGACATCTCCAAGCCGCCCGCGCCCGGCTCCCTCGACATCAAACGCCAAGGCACGCTCTTTACGGGTTGAGCCCGAAAGCGCGGTATCCGGGCTTCCACGGGCCCTCGCGTCCCCTTCGCCGTTCCGATGCGCTCGGCGGCAAGAGGCGCGAGGGCCCGTGGTTATTTGGAGCGGTCGGTGGTGCTGCCCCACCCGCGCAAGGGGGACCCTGCGCGCAGGCTGCTGAAACCGCGAGAGAAAAAACTTCGAATACGCGTGCGCCTATCTCGTGCACACTGTCTTCATTGTGCTAGGTTATACGTATGAACAGCAGCGCAGCCAACGCCGCCACGAAGACCATCACGAAAGCAAAGTTCGGCGGCGGTGACATGGTCCGCAGGACCGTAGGGCCGGTCCGCTACCTGGGCCACCTCATCGGGGACGGGCAGTGGCGCGGGGCCGGCGATAAGCACCCGGATGGGAAGACCACGCTGCAGGCCGGCTCGTGGGTCTACCTCATCGCGCACGATCGCGGCGGGCGCCGCGTCTTCCTCGAGAACGAACTCGCCCAGTGGTGAGTGACCCTCGTTTCCCATCCACCCACACGAACTCCACGGAGTTCTCGCAAGCGAGGTCCGACGTGAACGAATCGTTTCCGAAGAAACTTCAGGGCGTACTCCGATTGCTCCGGGACGCCGAACTCCAGGCAGCGCGCCTCGGGAGCACACCGCAGGTCGGTCTTGCGACCGAGGTGAGCCGCGCACGGGCGTACCGTGGCATCGCGGCGAGCGCGCGGGAGGCGCGGGCCCGGCTGGACGCGCTCGAGGCAGACGCCGAGCGCATCGCCGACTTCTTCGACCCGGTGAAGGGCGAAGAGTACGAGGTGGCGTCGTGACGCTTCGGGAACTGCCGATGGGCATGGTGCGCCCGAACCCCCATCAGCCGAGGAAGATCTTCCCGCGGGCCGAACTCGAGGAGCTCGCAGCAAGCATCCAGGCCAGAGGCCTTCTCCAGGCGATCAAGGTCCGTCCGTCCGGGGACGGCTACGAAATTGTCTGCGGCGAGCGACGGTGGCGCGCGCACCAGGTGTTCGGCGCCGAGACCATCCGGGCCGAGGTTGTCGAGATGACGGACGACGACATGGCCGACGCGGCCATCGTCGAGAACCTGCAACGCAAGGACATCACCCCGCTCGAGGAGGCGCGCGCGTTCCAGCGTCGCCTCGACGCGGGGCTCACCCCCGAGGAACTCGCTCAGCGGCTCGGCCTGAAGCAGGTCTGGCGTGTCACAGAAAGGACGGCTCTCTTGAAGTTGACTCCAGAGTACCAGGACGCGCTCGCCCGCGGCATCCTCACGCCGTCGCAGGCGTTCGAGATGGCGAAACTCCCGCCGCTCCGACAGCGCCTTGTCTTCGACGCCATCGGCGCGGGCAAGTGCCGCTCGTACGCGGAACTTCGGCGCACGGTGCAAGCGCACCTTGACGCCGAGGCTCAAGTCGATCTCTTCGCTGTCCCGAAGGACGACGGGGAGAGCCGGGACCGCGCGCTCGACGCGCTTGCGCGAATCGAGGGACTGGCAGAGCGCATCGGCCGTGGGCTCACCCGGGCGGAGATCGCCGCGCTCGCGCAGACGACCGACGGCCGAAACGGCGTCCTCGCGCAGAAGCTTGAGATGATGGAGAAGGCCTTGAAGGCACTCCGCCTCGAGCTCCTCGCGGCCGGCGCGACGCGCGCAGCCTAAGGCCTGCGCCTACATCCGACGACAGTTCGACGTGCGAGATCCGAACGGGTCTCGCGCGTTTCGTTGTGTCGTGAACGAAAGTACAGTGACACTGCTTTTGGCGAGCAGTAAACGCAGGATCAATGACTTACGGGCATCGCGGTCATTCTGCGGACTGCCCCCTAGCGATGGCGTCTTCGGCGCGGCGCTTCTCCGCGAGAGCGGTCATCGCTCCGAGCCGCAGGCAGAGCAGGTACTGCGCGGGCTCGGTGCCAGGGTTCTCCCGAACGAGCGTCACGATCGCCTCGTGGAGCTGGCCCGGCGAGGCGCCCGTGTCGCGCGCGAGCGCGAGGAGCTCGAGCACGTCGGGGAGCTTCCAGGTCGGAAACGCCGAGGGGGGCGGCGGGGGGAAGGGGAAGTCGGGGTTCATGCGGGGAGGCGGGTCGAGATGCCGGGTTGCTCGTGCGGCACGTGGACGGCCGCAACGTTTCGGAGGTGTCCGGGGGCGGAGGTCGCGCCACGGAGGACCGTCGCGCAGACCCACGGGGCCTCGGAAGGAACACCGCGGAAGCGCGCCAGACCCATGCCGCAGTGGCAAAGGTGAACGGCTGAGAACTGCAGGCCGGCGTCAGCGGCGGTGGCGTGGAGCGTCCGGCGCGCCGAACGGCGGCGACCTCTCCGGCCCAGGCGAACCACCCGTCCATCTCCGTCCGCTCGACCGCGTAAAGAGTCACGAGGCGGCCGGCTTGGTCTTCGGCTTCTGGTCGAGGAAGCGGAGCGTACCGGCTTCGGTCGCGGCCCATCGGCCGTGGTGCGCGTGGAGATCGCCGCGTGCGACGCTGGCCGCGATGCTGGCGTTGAAGAAGCGCGTGACCGGGAGGCGTTCGCCTCGGAGGACGCGCGAGAGGAACCGGTACTGGGCGAGCTTCATCGGGGGGTCAGATCGTGTGGCCGGGGCTGGGGTAGACCTTGGCGAGCGACGGCTTGGTGCAGCGAGGGCCGCCGTGCGTGACGACGGGCGCGCTCGGGGGCGGAAGCGGGGGCGAGGGGGCCGCCGGGGGGCGGAGCGCATCGACCACGTCCTGCAGGGCGGCGGCTCGCCGTTCGGCGGCGGCGCGGGCGCCGATCTCGGCGTCGAGCTCGGCCTCGATGCGGGCGATGTGCTCGGCCTGCATCTGGATCGCCCAGCGGCTCGCTTCCCGCTCGTTGACGAGGGCGGTCGCGAGGCTCTCGATCTGCATGTCGCAGGGGACGCGCATCAGAGCTGCGGCTTGGGGGGCCGGGAGGCGAGGTGGAGCTCGCGGTCGATGGCGGTCCCGGCCTCGTGGACCTTCTTGTCGAGAAGGACGAGGGCTTTGCCCATCGTGCGCCCCAGTCGCTGGAGCGCGTCCACGTGAGACGACTCCGCCAAGGTCGTGTCGAAGACACGGATGGTGGAGAAGTCGACTTGCCGGCGCAAAGGATTCATGTGCTTACGACCGCGCGATGCGGTCCGCCTGCTGCGGTTGCCGGCCACCCCGACGGGTTCCGCTCAAGCGCTTGACGCCTGGCAGACAATCCGTCCAGGGCGAGGCGCACGACCAGCGAGCGCCCGCCCACACCCTCGGGAGGGAGAAACGCTCCACGATCTTCCAGCATCGTCGCGCACGAGGCCAAAACCGGCGAATTTGTCAGTGGGATCGATCGGTTGAGTGACTTCGCAGATATTTTCGATTTTGGATGCTCTCGCCCTTGCGCGGTATGTACCGCGCGCTATCCTATCTCTTAGACACTGGCCCTTCCGGGGGCCCACGGGGAGAACCGACGATGAGCACTCTTCAGGACGCGATTGGGAACTGGAAATTGGCGGCGCGGACGGTGGTGGAGGCGCGGGCGGCGTACGTTCGGTCGTATGCCGAGGCGCTCGGCAAGAGCGACGCGAAGAACGCCGAGGGGCGGAAGGCGGACGCCGACGTGGGCGCCCTCACCGAACGCATGGCGCTCGAGTTCGCGGAGATCGAGGAGCACTCGGCCAAGTGGACCGTCTACGCGCTCATTCCGCGCACGGTCTCTCCGTTCGAGATGGCGGCGTGAAGACGATGGGAGGCGCAGACTTGCCCGGGGCGCGCATCGAGCGTCGCTGCCACGACTGCGGGACGGTCACGACGTCACGGTTCGGGGTGTGCGACGTCTGCGTCGCCAAGTACCGGCGCGTCAGTGGCTGGTGCGAGGACCATGGGCCGAAGTTCGGTCGGTGCGACGGCTGCAAAATGGGGCGGCCGGCGGTCTCGGGGTCCACCTAAAGCGCGCGAACGATTCACCACCGCCAGGATGCCGCACCTTTTTTTGAAGAAAACAGACGACAGGGCTTGCGCGGTATGTACCGCATGCTAGATTGATTCTGGTCAGCAAGGCGCTGGCGAGGAGGATGCGGGGATGGCGTTTTCGACTTGTGACGCGGCTCGGGAAGTGAGGTCTGGTGTGCATGCGCATGTCGCGGTGCGTACGCTGGCGGACCTCCAGTACTGCGAATGCGGCGCGCATCGCTCGGTGACGCGGGCACGCACGACCGTGTGGATGCGCGAGGCGATTGTTGAGCTAGGACCCTTGTGGGGTGGCCGCGATGTAATTGCGTACGTCGACGACGATGGTCGCGTGGTGAGTGAGCCGACTGAGACCGTTCGCCGATACAACGATGGTACGCAAGCTTCGGCGGGTCTCCGGCGCGAGGGTGGCGTCGATCTGCCGTACGAGCACGTGCGGGTCCCTCTGGGGGCGATTGCGCGCGTCGTGCGCTTGGTACAGCGCGAGGTTCAGTCGTGAGCGGCTACGCAATGTCCGACGGTCGGACCCTCCGGTTCTCCCAGGCCGCGCAGGCGAACATCGACGAGACGGGTGCATTCCCGCTCGACGATCTCGCGCAACTCCGCTCGGGTGCGCAGACGGCAGCGTCGCTGCTCGAGTTTTGCCTGGACGGTGCCGACGAGGATCGCGCCGAGGGCTGGCGCGAGTACGTGGCGGCACTCGCTGACTACCTATCGTCGGAGGCCGTGCCGGGAAGCGCGCAGATTCGCGAGTGGTCGCGTGAGGCCGGCGGCGCGCAGGTCGCATGGGAAAGTGGTGAGGGCGACGGGCGCCTGGTCGGTTGGAGAGGCGCCAACGGCACGCGCGCGATCGAGACCAATGGAGACCCGCTCTGGTCGGAGTCGGATGAGGACTTCGACTCGGTTTGGGAGCGCCGGAGCCTGGAGGCGCAACCGTGAGCCGCTACCTCGCCAAGTGCCGCGCCTGCGCGTGCGTGACCTCGGGCCTCTCCGTGGGACAAGACGCACGCCGTGCGAAGGCCGACCCCCAGCGCGCCGGGTCGGTCTACACACACGACCGTACCGGCTCGATCGTGCTCGACTGCCGCACGTGCGGTGAGCCCCGCGTGGCGAAGCTCGTTCGCGGGACGTTCAGCGCCACGCACGTCTGCTCCGCCAAGTGCCAGGCGTCGACGGGCACGGTGTGCGAGTGCTCCTGCGCGGGAAAGAACCACGGGGGCGCTTATGCCGCCTGAGAAGTCCCGGTCGGGCACGTCCCGCTCCTACGGCGAGCGCGTCAAGGCGGGGCGTCCCAACGTCACGCTCTCGCTCACGACCGAAACGGTGGAGATGATCGCTCGGCTCTCGGAATCCTTGGGCCTCAGCCGATCGGCGGTCGTCACGCTCGCGATCGAGCAGTTGGACCGAAAGAAAAAGGTAAAATAGGCTTGCGCGGTATGTACCGCATGCTAGATTGAGTCTGGTCAGCAACACGCTGGCGTGCGCGGCGACGATGTCGCCCACGAATCTCCGCCCCGACCGGGGGCGGCTCACTTGGTGGAGGGTTCTCCCATGGTCATCACCGCGAAATTCGACTCGAAGTGCCCCTGCTGCGGACTTGCTATCCAGGTCGGCTCCAAGGTCAACTGGTCCAGGGGCGTCAAGGCTAGCCACGCGAGCTGCGCTCCGTCCACCACGCCGAGTGCCGTCGCACCGTCCTCCGGACGACGTGGGTCGTACGCGCGCCGTAGCTACTCGGGCGAGCGCTACGTCAAAACGGGGAGCTGCTGGGAGTGCGGTGCGTACGGGCCGCTGACGCAGGATGGAGAGTGCGGGCACTGCTGAGAGCGCTCGCGGACCGCGGTCCGGGCCGTCGTGAGGCGACCCGGGACGCGGCCATCGATCCGCAGAGGAGGATGAGGGGATGACGATCAAAATGGCCTGGGTAGTTGTCGCGCGCATCCCGCAAGCGGACGGTGGGGTCCGCGAGGTGCTCGTCGAGAGCAAGCACGCGCGCGAGGTGCGTGAGGTGCTGCGCCAGGATCTGACACGTGTCGATGGGCTCTGGTGCCAGACGCGGACACGCGAGGCCCTGTCGTGAGCGCCCAAGCCACGCGCCGTGACTGCCCGCGCTGCGACGGCACCGGACACGTGCCCGATGAGGACCACGGCTCTCCGCTCTGCCCTGATTGCGACGGGCATGGCGTGGTCTACGACGATCCGCGCTTCGTCCCCTTGTCGGAGGAGTCGCGCGACTGCCTGGCGCTCGCCCTCCACGGACGCACGATAAATAACGAGTATTCGAACCAGGGAGACGACGAATGAAAACCAATGGTTTTACGATCGGTGAGGCTCGCGGGATGCACGACAGCGATCTCGCAGCGGCGGCGCTGGTTTCGGAGGTCGCGCGCTCGGTCGACGCTTCGCGAACCGCTGCCGCCGCGCAGCTGCGCGTAGTGGTAGCGCGCGTGTACGGGCGCGGAGACATGATGGGCGCGTCGCAGTGGCACGTGCTCCCGTGCCTCACGGACGCTGGGACTATCGGGATCCTCAACGTTGCAGACGGAACGGCGTGGGACACGGGCGTGGCGGCTCACCCGGGCGTGGAAGATCTAGGGCTATTCTCCGAGAAGTCTTACGCTGCCGCATATGCACCAAAGGGGGACGTGCGTTTCGACGGAGAGCTCGTCCAGCGCGACGGCGCCGCCGTCAAGGACGGCGTTACTCTCACTCCCACGATGCCAACGGGTTGGCGTCAGATCGCGCTTCCGACGTGGCGTGGCTACGGTGGTCGATCGCCGTATCAGGATGTGCCGGAGACGGAGTTCCCGCCGGAGCAGTGGATCCGACCTCGGCTCGTCGCGCAGGGACTCAGGACCTGCTACGGACGCCTCGGAAAGGTCATGGAGCATCCCATGCTCGCAAAAACGCACACGTGGGATCGCCTCTGGCCCCAAGGCGTTCCGCCGTGGATCGAGGGCACCAGCGTGACGATCGTCGACGCGATGGTCGGTGGTCTGGACTGCGTGGGCGACCAGACCGGATTGCCAAGAGCGTCGCAGGAAGAAGAGATGGCCCGAGTCGAGCGGGCCATTGGGGCAGCGGAGAAACTCCTTCGACGACGCCTCGCTCTCGCATCCCGTAACTACCGACGTGCGGCAGATGTTCGATCACGCGAGAAGACCAAACGGGAGCGTGCGGAAGCGAAAGAGCTTGACGATGTGGCGCGCCAACTTGAGCATCTCGCTTCAAAAGAAGACCTCGATCTCGTGAGCATCGCAAAGGTTGCGAGCCGCGGCGGCAACGCAACGAATTGGGGCTATGACGAACGCGCGATGAGTGGCGTCGATAGTCTTCGGCGCGCCCGACGTGACTTAGCGTCAGGTCGTCCGTGGTCTGCCGCCCGCGCTCTTCGTCTAGCGGGTTTCGATGCAGAGACGCTCATCGTCGCCGCTCTCGAACTCGAGCCGCTGGTCGAATGGCTCGATGGGTTCCGACGCGTCCTTAGTTTCACAACTGCGGGGAGACTGGCGCAATGGCGCTTGGCGGAGCGGGCATGATTGCCCTCTACGGTCTGGAGGAGTGGGGGCCCCATCCGCGTGGGCGAGGGCCGGAGCGACGACCGTGGGTCGCCCAACTTTTGGGGCTAGACGCCAAACGCGGCTACGAACGCCGGTTCGTCAACGGCTCGCGCGACTATACGGATGCCGATCGGAAGGGGCGCGGTACGAAGCTCTACTTTCAACTGGAGCACGGGCGCCTTTACGAAGTGAATCGGTGGCGGACGCGCGCAAAGGAGGAGCGATTCTTTGTTCGTGTCAACGGCGCCGGCGATGTCGTGGGTGTGGCTCAAGACGATGTCACGCGAATCCTGGAGGAAGCGCAATGCACGAGGGACGAAACGATCCGGCAGTCGTTGGCCGCGCTCGACGCGCCGACCGTCGCAATCTCGGCATCAGCGTAGTTGAGGCCGCGGAGCAGCGGGTCGCGTGGACCTTCGACACGTTTCCACGCGTCTACCTGTCTGGACCGAGCGGCAAGGACAGCACGGTCATGATGCACATCGCCGCGCGAGAGGCTCGCCGGCGTGGTCGCAAACTCGGGGTCCTCTACCTTGACCTGGAGGCACAGTACCTCGCGACCATCGACTGCGTTCGGGAGATGTTCGCCGAGTACGCAGACGTCATCGAGCCGTACTGGCTCGCTTTGCCACTGAATCTGCGAAACGCCGTCAGCACAGCGCATCCGTTCTGGACGTGCTGGGACCCCGAGCGGCGAGAAGACTGGGTGCGCCCCATGCCGACGGAGGCCATCGGCGATGGCTCTCGCTTTCCATTTTTTCGACCTGGTATGGAGTTCGAAGAGTTTGTCGCGGAGTTCGGCCATTGGTACGGGGCCGGCAAAGCCACGGCATGCCTGGTTGGGATCCGTACGGCGGAATCGCTCAACCGTTGGCGCGCCATCGCGCAACGCCGAAACTCGCGATTCGACGGGCGACCATGGACGTCGTGGAAGGGGCGCGCTGTCTACAACGTCTATCCGATCTATGACTGGAGGACGGAGGACATCTGGACCTACACATCACGAGAGGGATGCATCTACAACCGGATCTACGATCAGATGCACCTGGCCGGGCTGAGCCCGCACCAGATGCGCATCTGCCAGCCGTACGGCGACGACCAGCGCAAGGGCCTCTGGCTGTACCATGTGCTGGAGCCGGACACGTGGTCGCGGGTCGTCAACCGGGTCTACGGCGCCAACAGCGGCGCGCTCTACGCACGCGAACGCGGCAACGTTCTCGGTAACGGCAAGGTATCGCTTCCGGAAGGCCATACGTGGCAGTCCTATGCGCGGTTCCTTCTCGACTCGCTGCCCGATGCGGAGCGCGAGCACTACGAGACCAAGATCGACATCTTCCTCCATTGGTGGTCGAACAAGGGAATCCCTGTTGCGGACGAGGCCGATCCGAAATTGGAGGCGGCGCGAAAAGCGCCATCCTGGCGTCGAATCTGCAAGGTGATCCTGAAGAACGATCGCATCTGCAAGGGGCTCAGTTTCTCGCAGCAGAGTTCGACGGCATTCGACAAGTACAAGCGCGCGATGCGTGAGCGGAGGTTGAAGTGGCGACTGGAGCAGGGTTGATTCTGAAGCTGGCGTCCGAACTGGCGGGGGCGATCGTGGATCTACCGGATGTCGGTGACCGGATAGAGGCGCTGAATGCCGTGCGTTCGGCCCTTCATGCGGTGAGCCCATTTGCGTCAGAGCCCGTGGACCTGGTCCTTTGGCTGCCGGGCCCACTCGTCCGCGGAAACGATTACAACCCGAACCGAGTCGCGCCGCCCGAGATGAAGCTCCTTGCGCACTCGATCGAGTGCGATGGATATACACAACCCATCGTTGCGCACCATGTGGATGACGTGGATGAGGTCGTCGACGGATTCCACCGTCATCGCGTAGGTAAAGAGGTGGAATCCATTGCCGCTCGTCTTCACGGACATCTTCCGGTCGTGCGCATCAAAGCGGAGCGAGCCGACCGGAAGGATCGCGTCGCAGCCACGATTCGGCACAATCGAGCTCGCGGCAAGCATGCCGTATCGTCGATGATGGACATCGTCGCTGACCTGACGCGCGCCGGGTGGGACGACAAGGCGATCGTGAAAGAACTCGGGATGGATCCGGACGAAGTGCTGCGCTTGAAGCAGATCACCGGTCTCCGTGAGTTGTTCGCCGATCGGGAGTACAGTGAAGCGTGGGAGCCAGAGGATCGATCATGACCGCTCTTCGCCGTCCCCCCTCGGAGGACGCGGACCGCCCGCGTCTCGCGACGCTCGGCCAAGTGTACGTCACCCTGACGGCCGCCGAGCAATACGCCAAGCAGCGCAGCCTCCGCATCGAGGAGGCACGCCGCGAGCTGACGGAGCTGCTCCTCGACGCGCGCGTCCTCGACGAGGCGCCTCCGATGCGCATCCGTGCACGCTCGCGCGCGACGCAGATCGACGTGAGCGCGCGCGTCCTCCGCGAGGGGCGACTGCTTGTGGTCGTCTCGGTCGAGGCGAGGGATCACCTGCGATGAGCTCCGACACCCACACGCCCCCGACATCTATGCCGCCCAAGAAGTCTCGCTCGGGAACGTCGCGCTCCTACGCCGCGCGCGCGGCGGCCGGCCGCCCGAACGTCACGTTTTCGTTGGCGACCGAGACCGTGGAGATGATCGCTCGGCTCTCGGAATCCTTGGGCTTGAGCCGGTCGGCGGTCGTGTCGCTCGCCATCGCGCAGTTGGACCGCAAAAAGAAGTAGGTGCGCGCTTTTCCGCTCGCGGTTACTCCATGGCGCCTCCTAGGGTCTCCGGCGAGGATCGGGAGGCGGGCGCGCATGGCGATCAAGCGGTTCTTTGCCGAGGTGAATGGGAGCGACGGGGTCTTCGTCGCCACCTGCTACGACGCGGACGTCTCGGCCGAGGGGCCGACCTCCGAGGCCGCGACCGCGAGCCTGGTGGAGGAGCTGCTCATCTTCCTCGGGGAGGGGGCGCGCCTCTCGACGTTGACGGTGACGCCGGGGGCGCACCGCTACGTGGACATCGACGTGCCGGAGCGCACGAGCGTGTCGGTGGCGACGTGAGCGGCGCGAAGACCGTCGAGATTCGGATCGTGCTCCCGGAGGAGCGCAGGAGCGGCCTCTGCGAGGGACGTGGCGGGGCCATCGCCGAAGGGGATCGCTGCGTGCCGGCGGTGTTGGACGGAGGCACGTTGTGAGCGATAGTATCATCCTGAGGATCGGGACCTATGTTCGCTTCCGCGCGGACCCGAAGAAGGTTCGCGTGGCGCTCCGCAAGGTCGGAGAGGAGCCATACCACTACTGGGAGTGCCGAATCACGAGCCTGATCAACGGGGATCGATGCCAGGCGCAGGCAGGTAAACCCGATGAGGCAGCCACCAGGGCGCTCCAGTTCGCGTCCGAGCACGTGAGGATGCCCGGCATCAATCTGGAGGGGCATTGGGCCTACCCGCATCCCTGGGGAGCCCGCCCGTGACCGCCACGTCCGCCACGTCTTCCCTCTCCTGCCCCGACTGCCGTGGCTCGGGTCTGGTCGCTCGGTGGGGCGCCGGGCGCTGGGACTGGAGCGAGTGGATGCCGTACCGCTTCCCCACGACCCGTGTGGGTCGCCTGCGCGAAGGGGCGCGCCGGCATGAGATTCGACCGTGTCCAAAGGGGTGCGCGCGATGAAGAATGAAAATCTGTACCGAACGAGCGCTCGTCCCGCGATGCTCACGCCCTACGCCATCGCGGAGCGAGTCCGACGAATTGGCGAACAATCGTATCGGCTCCGGGTCGCTTTGGTCATCGTGGGCACAGCACTTGGTTTGTTCCTCGGGAAGGTGATTTCGGAAAGGCTGCTCCGATGAGCGAAGACGAGCACGAGTTGGTCTGTTTGTCGGTAACGTCGACGTTGCGAGGACGTTTCTCTCGGAGTTCGAGGCGTACATGCGCGAAGACGGCGGGGAGTTCCCGTGACGATCTGGGCCGCCCGCCGGAGACTCCCGCCCCCCCTTCGCGTTGCCATGAACGCGCCTGCGCGCGAATCCCTCTTCACTTTTTCGTGTGACTAGGATACTAGTCGTTCGGCGCGAGCGTTGCGCGCGCGGGGAGCAGGCAGCATGGCTGACGACACGCGGGGCGAAGCGTGGCTGAAGGCGATCGAGGCGCGGCACCGGGCTGCGACCGCGGGGCCGTTCCGCGTCGAGAAGAGTGTGCACGAAGATTCCGTGCACTACTGGATCCGAACCGCGCAGGACTTCGTTTGGCCGGCAGAGAAGTCCGGGCGCCCCTCGCCCTCTCCGCGCTTCCTCGCGTGGATGAGCGGCTCGCTTGGGGAGGCTCGTTCCTCGCATCTGCGGTTCGACCCGAACGACTACCGGGACGACGGGCAGATCCTCGCCGACGCGACGTTCCTCGCGTTCGCATGGGCGGACGTGGCCGAGATGGCTGCCGCGCTCCGGGCCGCGTGGAACGAGAGCCGCGACCTTCGCGGGGCGCGCGCCGCGCTCGACGCGTCGTCGGTCGAAGCCGAGTCACTTGGGCTTGTGCGCGGGGTCGAGTCGCTTCGTGAGTGGATCGGAGGCTACGTCCGAACGCTGAAAGGACGTCTCGCGCTCGCCGAGACCCGCTGCGACGAGCTCACGAAGGAACGTGACCACCTGCGGACCGCGCTTCGGGCGGCGCTCGCCCGCGCTTGCGATGGAGAGGCCGAATGACGACGGGGCAAGTGGCCGAGGCGAACGTCTGCGTGAATTGCGATGGGGTCATCGTCGGTCCGGACAACCTCGGCTCGCACGACAATCCGATGAAATGCGTGCGTGTGCTTCGCGCCCGACTCTTGGCTCCCGAGACCCCCTACGACATTCACACCGACAGCCTCACGGCGGCCGTCGCGCGCCTGGTCGAGGCGGCGAAGAAAGAAAACCCGTCGCTTGGGACCTTCAAGGCCGAGTGCCACGACGGCTCGACCCTCACGATCCGCTTTCGCCGGACACCGGTGAAGCCCAGCAAGCTCCGATCGCTCGCGGCCGGCATCGTCTTCAGCGAGACGCGCGACGACGGGAAGACCAGCATCGACGGCAGCTAGCGACTCCCAGGGAAAGGGAACCACCATGACAACGTTCGACGTGAGCAAGGTTGCGCTGGGGGAGCCGGGCAAGCTCTCTCAGGGGCCCGTCGCCCTAGCGATTCACGGCACCTGCCGTGTGCAGGTCGAGGCCTTCGGGGCGAACGGCCAGGAGGTCATCGGCGAACGCCGCTACGAGCGGTTCTATGCCTCCGAGACCAACGGCTTTCTGAACGCCGTCCATCGCGCGTACGCGGACCACTACCCGCTCGTGCTCTCGCCGGACGACGTGTGGCTGGCGATCGCGCAGGGCTTCGCCCACTACGTGAACGCTAACGCGGAAAAGCTCCGCTCGCGCTTCGTGACGCACGAGGGGCAGAAGTACATCGAGATCCGACGCGACGACTTCGTCAAAGGCTCGCTGGACAACGACTGGACGGGCGCGTTCGGGGAATTCTCCGACCGCATCGCCGAGCACATCGGCAAGAAACGCGACCTGGTCGTTTCGGCGTTCTCGACCACGGGCGTCGTCGAGAAGGCGGCCTCTGAGATCGTGCTCCTGGACGCGATGCGCCAGTATTTCACGTACGGCATGCAAACGTGCTGCGGGATCCCGAGCATCACCCTCCTTGGGACCCAGGACGATTGGCGGCAGATCCGCGAACGCGCGTCTGCGCTCGGCGAGTACGAGTGCGAGCCCTGGATCGCGTCGCTCACCGGCGTGCTCGACCACTTCGTCTCGGCGATGAGGGGGAACGCCGACCCCGCGTTCTGGGAGAGCTTCTACAAGACAGCGGGCGGCTCGGGCGGCCCCTTCGTGAGCGGCGCGGTCAACGCGTTCTTCCCATACCTCGTGGGCCGAGGCCCGGGGCTCCGACCGAACGACCTAGCGGTCGCCTGGCAGAAGCCGGCAGGTAGTCCGCGTTTCGGGCGTCTTCCGAGCACGGGGGACTTCCCGGTCGGTCTCGCGAAGGTGCCATTCAAGTGGCACTACTTCGCGACCACCTACGAGATGCACTTTCTCGGGGGCTTCGTAGGGGCGACCCAGGACCCCCTCACGCTGGCCGTGCGGCCGACCATCGGATGGGGCATCGCGGACCAAGAGGCGTCGAAAGAAGGGCGATCGCGATGACGAACCTCGAGCGGGCGGGCGCGTGGCTCCGAACCAACGGCCTCGCCAAAGACCGGAGTGATTGGGCGTACGGGCGCGACCGCGCCTCCCTCGCGCAGCTGCTCGACGAAGCGGAGGAGCGCGCGCTCGCGTCGGCGACGTGCTTCCATTTCAAGGGGAAGCGGGACGATTGGGAGGTCTTCGAGATCCGCCCAGGCTACTGGGTCGCACGGACGGTCGATGGCACGAACACCGCTCGCTTCGAGTCCAAAGAGGCCGCGATTCGCATGGCTCGCGCGCGTGCGGCCGGGGAAGACCTCGCGACGACGACCGAAGAAAGAGAAGCCCATGGCCGGTGAAGTGCATCCGTCGCAGATTATTCAGGCAAAGGAAACGTGGGAGTAGCCGCTATGACGAACCGGGGTTGGGACGACGAGACCCGCGCAGTCCTGTCGAAGCTCGAGACTGTGGAGCAGATCCGCGCGTGGTTCGCCGACCCCTACGTCTGCCACACGGACATCACGAAGGAGGCCGTACGGCGGCTACTGAGCGCGCTCGACGCCGAACGCCGGACGGTGCAGAGACTCCGTGAGGATCGCGACCAGGCGATCGACGACGCCGGCCTCACGGAACTCGAGCGCGCGCTCGAAGACGAGAACCTCCACACGCTCGCGAAGCGAGTGCGCGCCGTCGCCCTCGCGCTCGCCAAGGCGCGCGCGAATCTCTCCGAGTGCGACCCGGTCCTTCGTTCCTCGTGCGACCCGCTCCTCACGATGACGCTCGGCGAAGGGGACCGACTGCCTGAAAGCACCGAACCGAAGGAGACGACCGGATGACGACAGCGAACCTTCAGCTCTTGCAGCTCGCGCTGGACGACGAGGTCGTACGATTGCGAGGCTTTCCCTGCGCGTACGACCCAGCACTCGATGCGCCGGCGTTGCCGGTCCAGTTCGTAACTCCCAGGCGGCTTCGCACACTGGTAGGTGACGTCCTCTACGCATCAGACCTTTGGCGCGAACTCAGTACCGAAGACAGGCTGCGCGTTGCACAAGGTATCGAAAACGCCATCGCAACGTTCGAGTGGGACCTTGGCACCCGGCTCCAGGGTTGTGACTTGACCTCCGTGTCGATGCTCGGCCCACGTACCCTTACGATCCTCGATCGTTCGGAAGACGACTGGACCAGCAAGGTCACAGCCGATCAGTGGATGGACCTAGTCGATTACGGGCCGAGAAATATGATTGCGGCCCAGCGCTGGCGCTTGCAACAACCGAGGCTTCTGCTGGCCAGAGCGACGACGCAGCCCATTGAGCCTGCTCCGATCGCCGACTCGCTCATGGAGCCGAGCTCAGACCATGGTTGCGCACCGATGCCCTCGCGGAAGTCCGACTATCGCATCTTCGACGTGAAGCACCTTGCGAGAGCCATCTTCAACACCGATCCGCGCGTCATCGCGATCGTCGAACGCGTGAGCGAGACGGTCCGCAACAGGTCCGGCAAGGGGCTCCCATACAACTCCTACAGGCCGACGTCACCGGACGGCTGGCACGCCAATCGACCCCAGCTCGCCACCTTCGGGGACGCGCCGTACCACGATCGAACGGCCGACACGGACGATCGACGTGCGCGCGCCTTCGTGGTCGCCTGGCAGCGCGAACGCGCGCTTCGACACGAGGCGCTTCGGCGCGCCGTTCGGATCTTCCGCGCTGAACGCATCGCATGCGCGCGGGGCCGATGAGCGTCCGCACATCCTCCCGCTGCCGGTGCGGCGCGGTCATCGCCCCCAACGACCCGACGTGCCCCGGCTGCGGCGTCGAGATCTCCCCTTCCCCCGCGCTCGTCGAAGCTCCGCAGCGCGCAGCCGCACGTCCGCTGTACCCGCCGGAGTACCGTTACGAACACGACGTCGCGTTCCATCACGTGGTGGACATGCTCGAGAGCGTGATCCATTCGACGCAGATGACGCCGATGGAGGTGCGCGAGGCGTCGATGCTCGCCGCCATTCACTACGAGCTCCGCAACGTCCGCGCGTTCCGTCGAGACCTCAGTACGTCCGGCGTCACGGACAAGACGTACGCCGAGACCCACGAGCGGATGGACGCTGCGCGGGGCCGCATGGAAGAGATCCGCCAGTGGATGGAGTCGCTTCCGCTCGCCGCCGAAGGAGACCGCCGATGACGAAGACCCTCACCGTGAGAGACGTTCGACCCGACGCGCAGCGGGGCGTCTGCCCCGTCTGCGACCACCGCAACGCTAGCCCCGTCGTCGAAGCCGGGTGCGAAGCGTGCGGGGCGTTCAAGTCGGACGGCCCTGCCATCGAGGCTAGGCCAACGTTCCGAAGCGCGGTGGTCCGCCTGCGCGAGCTCGTCGCCCACGACGACACCGTCAACGAAGCCATCGCGCACGTCATCGCCGACCACGACACGATGCTCGACAACCTCTCATCCACCCAGGCGCGGTGCTCCGCGCTTCTCGAAGAGAACCGCGCGCTGCGACGACAGGGGGAGCTGGCATGCTCCAAGCGGAAGCGGAGACGCGCGACGACGACCACGTGAAGGTCTACCCGAGCACACCGGACTGGCGATACAGGCTGCCAGGGGCCCCTCCTGGGCCCCCGACTCCCCCCGCGACCATCCCCTACGACGCGTCGGCGCCCGACCGTGCCCTGCGCCTCGTGGAGGCCTACCGCTATGAGGGCCTGAAGGTGCACGGGCTCACCCTCGGCGCGCACGCGTTCGCGAGCCTGCTCGCCTTCACCCTCGCAAAGCCGGGCGCCGACATCGACGCGATGTCCCTGTCCACGTTGGGGTGTTCGGAAACGCCCTGCTTTGGGGGGTGGCCGATGTTCCTCGACCTCAGCCACCCGCCGCGGTGGGTCGCGGTGCTCGCGGCGTTCGAGGGCGTGGGACTCTCGGAGGCAAGAGCCGATGCCATTCGGCGCGCCCTCGCGCGCGCCAACCGTGAGGAAGGCTGCGGAGCGTGAGCGACCTACCGATCCTCGGCTGCGCTGTCTTGTTCGAACTCGTCTTCGTGTTCGCCGTTTCGGCGCTCGTCGAGCGTAGGCATCGTGAAGCCGATGCCATTGAGGAGGACAGACAGCGCCGCGTGGTCGACGAGACCCGCGACTTCTTCGCCGATGTTCGCCGCAAAGAGAGCGAAGCGCGCGCGGCGTTGCGCGCGGAGCTCGCGCTGCATGCGAAGCCTTGGCCCGAGGTTCGCGCGCTTTGCGAAGCCAATGTGGGCGCCCCATGCGAATGCGCGACACGCGCGGACGTCTTTCAACGCATCGAACGGGCGCGCCGGCGCCGAGGGTCCCCATGAATCCGAAGAAAGAACTCAAGAAGCTCCACGCGCAGCAAAAAGCGATCGACGCGAAGATCGCCGCCGCCTACAAGGCGTCGCTGACGGCGCCCGACGATAAGAAGGCGTGCGTCGATTGGATGGCTGAGATGCTCGCGGAGCCGCTCGAGCGCATCACGTACCCGATCGAGGTCATGGGGATCACGAACGCCGAGTCAGAGGTCATCCACTACGGACGGAAGACCGTCGGCCGCTTCGTGGCGGTACGCCCCTGCACCGACGAGAAGAAGACGTACCTCGGGATCTACCTCGGCGACATCGCGCTCCAGGCGTCCGCCCGATTCCACGCGCAGACCGGCGTGCTCGAGGTCTCCCATGCGTTCCACAACCCGGCCATCTGGGTGCCCGACTTGAAGCGCATCGTCTTCGGATGCGAGTCGTGGTGGGGCGTGCTCGGCAAGCCCGAGGACCTCGTGCAGATCACGGACAAGGACATCGACAACGTCTGGTACGTGCAGGCGATGAAGTCGCTGGAGGCTCCCGCATGTCCATGATCTCCTCGGGCGACGACACGGACGCGTTCTTCAACTACATGCCCTCGCGGTGCGAATATCCCGACCCTACGGACTGGGAAGACATGCGGATCGACCTCACTAGGAGGAACACGGGGTGGAAGGTCGAGTACGTCGCCGAGTCGTTCCTCTCCGCATGGACGCCGTACCTCACGCCTGTCGTCGCGTTCCTGATCTCGCGCTACGAGCCCGACCCGTTCAAGCTCGCGGCGAACGTCGCCAACATGGGCCAACACCATACGAGGCTCGGAGAGCTCGGTGACGACGTCGCGCTTCTCTGCCGCCCCGCTCGCCATCCGCGGGATGAGTGGTGGTATCTCTGGTTTGACTGCGATTCCTCCGACTGCGCGCTCGGCCGTTTCTCGACCGACGACTCTCCTTCGATTGTTGAGGCACGCTTTCGGGCCTACATGAGCAACGTTTCGGTCACGGGGATCTACGGCGAAGGGGGCAACGGCATGCTGTACGAGATTCCCGTCGCCAAGATCAAAGGCTGGTGGGGCTGGTGAGGGACGATGCGTTCGAAAAGCCCCCCGCGTGGGTCCCGCGGTGCCCATGCGCCGACTGCGCGGGCGAGATCGCGCGGTGGGCCGTCGTCGTCTCCTGCGTCCAGACGCCGTGCCTGAAGTGCCGCGCTCGACGCGAGCACGGTTATTTCCTTTCGTCGTGCGCCCACGGCCGCTTCGTGACGCGCGCGGATGCCGAGGCCGATGCCAAGAAGCTGCAAGGGCTCGGCGGCAAGGACGGCCTTCACCGCTATGACGTCTGCGCGCTCCGCGAGGACGGCTGGCCGCTCTGTCCGTTCTGCAACGACGACGAGCTCTACTCGCAGGCGATCCCCGCCAGCGCCAAAGCGCTCGCGGGCTGCTACCGGTGCGGCACGTCGATCGCCGACGCGAGCCGCGTGCACCACGGCGATCTACCGCGCCTCGTGCCCGACGAAGGTTGAAGACACGGTCGGCGCGAATACGCCTCGTCTCACGCGGAGATCGCACAAATTCGCCTCATCTCTACCATTGAGACGCCATTGAAACTTACCCCCACCGCTCACACTCGACTAGTAATCGAGTCAACGTGGGGCTTGCCCCGCGACGAACGACGCGTCGGCTGAGACGTGGCGTTCTAGCCGATCGCGTTGCCCTCGGATGTGGCCGACGCATCTCGAGCGAGCGTGTGCCCCGTGGATGGACTGACTCGTTTGCGAGTCATGCAGGAGCGCAGGATGTACGTGTCCGACGTTGTCGCGGTTGCATTGGTCATTGGCTGGTTGTACCGGCGGCACCTCCTTCGTCGAAGCGACGAGGGGCCTGTGGTCGCCCGGCGCGCCGAGACGCCGAGCGTGGACGTCGTCACGGCCTTTCGGAGGCGCGCATGAACGGCGTGCGCTGGACCTCGGAGGAGGACGCTATCTTGCGCGCGCTCTACGCCAAGAGCGTCAAGGCCACCCACGCCGCGCTCCCGCACCGCTCGCGCGCGGCGGTCTTTCACCGTGTCCGTGTCCTCGGGCTCGCAGTCCGGCGGCACTGGACCGCGGACGAGGACCAGTTCCTTCGGAGCGAGTGGCAGGAGGCAACGCTCGACCAGATTGCCCGCCGACTCGGCCGCGGTCGTTACGCGGTCTACGAGCGCGTGGGCCAACTCGAGCTGCCGCGCGGCGTGCCGCAAGGATGCGAGTCGGTGAGCGCGGCGGCCGCCCGCTGCGGATATACGGGCGCGTCCTTCCGCCGAATCCTGGCGGCCATGGGGATCAAGACCAAGCGCATCCAGACCTTCCACCGAGGGACGCGGGCGCGGAAGGGGGCGGCCAAGCGCTTCGTCGATTCGATGGACGCCGACGACGCCGTGCAGGCGTGGCTCGCAAGCGAGATCGTGCATCCGGCCGCCCGCGCGCGCGGCATCTCGTCGAGCACGCTCCGGGATTGGCTGAAGGAAGCGGGCGTCGCGCGGAAGGGAGCGCGCGGAACGTCCTGGCGCGTGCCGAGCGTGGTCATCGACCAGATCGTCGCCGAGCGCCGCGACCCGCCCACCGAGGGGACCGAGAGCCTTCGGGAGGCGGAGCTCCGCGTGCGGATCTCGCGCGAGACCCTGCGCATCTGGCTCCGCGACGGCGGGCTCCTGCCCATGAAAAAGAAGCCGTACGTGCTCGCGTGCGCGGCCGTGGACGCCGTCGTCGCCGACCGGATGGCGCGGCCGGGGAGCCGCTGCCGGCGGCGCGAGGCGCAGGAGGCGGCGGCGTAAAAAGGGTCGTGGCGTGGCCGTGTGGGGTTCAAACGAGGGAGGCCAGGATGGAAGCCGTATCGAACGAAGCTGCGGTCGAGAGCGTGGAGATTCGGGCTCGGGTGCGGCCGCCGCTCTACCAGGTGCGCCGGGGCGCGCGGCGGATCGCGCTCGGCGGGACGCTGGAGGGGATGATGGACACGCTGCGGGAGACAGGTGGCCGGGGCGCGGTGCTCGAGTGGCTCGTGCGCGACACGAGCGCGGACGGGACGGTCACGGCGCGCTTCGTCGAGCTCGCGCGGGTGTCGGGGTCGGGACGGCCGGGCGAGCCCTCCGAGGCGCGCCCCACCGACGACGTCGCGTCGCTGATGGACACGACCCACGACACGCTCCCGGTCGAGTGGGACCGCGAGAGCGCGTAGGGGCCGCCATGGGCAAGACGACGATCGAATGGTGCAGAAACGACGACGGCTCGCTCGGCCACTCGTGGCCCATCGTCAACGGCTGCCGGCGCGTGAGCCCCGGCTGCGGGGGCGCCCGCGGGGTCGGCGGCTGCTACGCCGAGCGGCTCATCTCGACTCGTCTGCGTAAGACGAAGAAGTACGGAGGGCTCGCGACCTTCACCGCGCACGGTCCGCAGTGGACGGGCGAGTCGCGGCTCTGGCTGCCGGATCTCACGATGCCGCTGAAGCTCCGGAAGCCCTCGCGCATCTTCGTCGCCGACATGGGGGACCTCTTCTACGAGGAGGTCGACGTGGACGAGATCGCGGCTGTGTTCGGCGTCATGGCCGCGGCGCCGCGGCACACGTTCCAGGTGCTCACCAAGCGCTCCACGCGCATGCGCGAGGTGATGCTCTCGCCCGCGTTCCGAGCGCAGGTGGCAATGTTCAAGCGCCTCGCGGAATCGAGGCGCATCGAGGCGTACTTCGGCCTCCCGCCGGAGGACACCGGCGCGCCGGACTACCTGGTCGTCAGCGAGGAAGGGGCGGCGGTCCCCTGGCCGCTTCCCAACGTGCACCTCGGGGTGTCGGTGGAAGACCAGAAGCGCGCCGACGAGCGCATCCCGGACCTCTGCGCAATCCCCGCGGCGATTCGCTTCCTCTCGTGCGAGCCGCTGCTGGAGCGCGTCGACATCGGCGCGTTTCTCTGGGAGAGCGGCCACCTCGATCGGGACACGATGGAATGGGTCCCGGGAGGATTCCTCCGCCACGCGCGTCCGCGATCTTGGGTCATCGTGGGGGGCGAGAGTGGGCCGGGTTCCCGCCCCTTCGACCTCCAATGGGCACGCCGCATCCTCGCCGACTGCGCCAAGGCGGGGACGCCCGCCTTCTTCAAGCAGGCGGGCGCGCGCCCCTTCGACTCGTCGATCCCCGTGCACGTCGTGGTCACCAACCCCGAGGCCATGGGGCCCGTCGCCATGGCGGCGATGACGGGGTTGCACCCGAGCGTCCTCGGCCTCCCGCGCGAAACACCAATCGGCGTCGCGACGAGCTCCAATTGTCTCCAGCTTCTTGATCGGAAGGGGGGCGACCTCGCGGAGCTCCCGCTCGATCTCCACGTCCGTCAATTCCCGAAGGAGGTTGCATGAAACTCCCGTTGATTGCCTCGGCGTTCGCGGCTTGTCTCGTGGTGGCGTGCGACGACGTTCCTCCGTCCGAAGCGGAGAGCGCGGTTCGTTTCCTCGGCTGGTCGCAGGTGACCGTTCAGAAGGACGATTCCTTCTTTCGCACCGGCTGCGGCGACGACGACGGCGCCAAGTTCGTGGCTCGTGGGCTCGATGCGGTCGGGCGCCCCGCGCGGGCCATCGTCTGCTGCGGCGGCTTCAGCAGCAGCGGCTTCAGCAGCAAGGGGTGCACGGTGAGGACCCCACGATGACCAGCGCGGTGTCCGTCGGAGGCGCCTCGTGCCCGGCGTCCTCCGATCCGCGCTGGGCCGAATGGGCTCGCCCCCTCGCGGCGTTCCTGCGCGAGCCGCGCTCGCTCCAAGACGTCGTGCGTTTCACCGTCGCCCACCGCGCCCCGGTCACCAAGGCCGCGAACCTTCTCTCCTGGCTGGACCTCGAAGGTCTCATCGCGTCGGCCTCAGGTTCCCACGTGCTCACGGCCGAGGGGCGCACGTGGCTCGGGGACTACCGCCTTCCGCTCGCCTCGCTCGTCGCGACGCAGCTCGCGCACGCCCCGGAAAAGTTTCACCCCAGCGAGCGCCCGCGGGACCTCGCCGGCAAGCGCCAAGAGGACGGCCGGCTCACGGCGGTGCGGCAAGTCGGCAAGGACCGCTACGGCCACGCGCAGTGGGAATGCCGCTGCACGTGCGGAAAGCTCGTCGTCGTCCTCGGCCGGTACTTCGAGGACGGGCGGACGAGCTCGTGCGGGTGTCTCCAGGCGGAGATGCGCCGCCTGGGGCCGAAGCGCACGCGGAGCGCCGCGTGAACCCTTCTCCGCACGGCGTCCACGTCGCCGTTGTCACGCTTTGGGTGCTCGCCGGCTGGATGACCAGCGGCGTCGGGGTCATCGCCGCGTTTCGCTGGGCCAAGACACAGCAGCCGATCGACGACGACGAGCCCGAGTGGCTGTGGGTCTGGTTGTTCTTTGGGCCGCCCGTGGCGCTCTTCGTCTTAGGCATCGTCGCGCAGGGAGTCTTCGAACTCGTGACGGGCGCCGCGCGCATGTGGAAGCGCTCGCGCTTCGTGACCCGCTTCGAGAAGAAGTTCCGCGAGCAGGCGCGCGGCATGAGCGACGTCCACTACAAGCACCTCCGACAAGACCTCGGTGACGAGGTCGCGGTGTGCGTCGGCTGCCAGCGCGCCATGGTCACGAAGGCAGCTCCGACGGGCGTTGCGGAGCCTACGGCTCCACCGGAGAAGCGCCTCGTCGTGTGTTCGGAGGAGTGCGGCCTCCTCACGGTGGCGCGGCTCCGCTTTGCTGCGGAAGCGTTCCGCGCGGGACTGCCGATCGACGAGGCCATCGCCGCCGGCGCAGGGATGCCATCGGAGGCCGACCTCGCCGCGGAACGAGAAGGGATCGAAGGGGCGCTTCATGTCTAAGGAAACCGCGAACTTGAATTGGCTGGTCATCAACACCGTGAAGGGCAACCGGATCGAGTGTCTGCGCTGCGGCGCCTTCCAGGTGCTGGAGCGCTCGGACATCCTCGTCTGGGGGCAGACCTCGGCGGAATTCGCCAAAGCCCATGGCGGGTGCGAGCCGCACCCCAACGGGAACGTGTGCACGTATTGCAGCCTGCGCGGCCACGCGCCAAGCGACTGTGCGCTCCTGCACCCCAAGAGCCCCGCCGAGTGGCTCGCCGGGCCCGACACCGGCGCGAGCTCGCGCGTCATCTTCGCCGTGCTCGCGCGGCGCCCCGACGTCTACACCTATTTCGGCGGCAAGCCGCTCGCGAGCGTCCCCTACGACCACGGCGACTTCGGGCGGTGCTATCGCCTGCTCCGCTGCGCCGACGGCTGGACCGAACGCCTCGCCGAGGTCGCCGTCGCGCACCCGGAGTGGGCCCCCTTCATCGCCGCGTGGCCGGAGCTCTCGCGGCTCTACGAAGAGGAGGTGCCGACGGGCTCGGCTCCCAAGCTCTACGCACGGATCGATCAACTTCTTCGAGGGACCCGATGAAAGAGAAGACCAAGATTCCTTGCCGCGCCTGCCAGGGCACGGGACTCGCGCACCTGCCGCCGAAGCTCCAAAGAGCCTATGACCTCCTGCGCGTCCACCAAACGCTGACGCCCGTAGAGTTGCACGCGAAGCTCGGCGCGAAGGGGAGTCCGGGCGGCGCGAACAACAAGCTGGAGGACCTGCGGAGGCTCGGGCTTGCGACTCGCGCGAGGCTGCCGGGGCGTGCCTTCCTCTACCGGTGCGCGGCGGGTGAGGCGGCCCGTTGACGGATGATGTGACTCGTTTTTGAGTCGATTCCTTCCGGAGGATCCATGCGACGCGATGAGCAAGAAGGGATGGGTGTGGTGGTGTGGCTCGCGGTTCTCGCGTGCCTTCTGAGCGCGGGTTTGACGGCGTTCTTTCGACCGGGGGACCGCGGCATCGCGACGCGCGTGCTGGCGATGCATGGCTGGACGAACGTGACGGTCATGGGGGACGGCATCGCCACGGGCGAAGAAGGTTGCTCGACCTCGGACGACGCCTATTACGAGGCGCGCGGGACCTCTCCGGACGGGAGCGTGCAGGGCGCGCTCGTGTGCTGCGGATTGGCGAAGGTTTGCACTGTGGAGGTTTGGCCATGAACCCCGAGAACGTTGCGACGGACTACAAGCGCATCGCCCCCACGCGGGCGGCGGTGCTCGCGTACGTGCAGGACCACCCGCGCGCGACGAAGCGGGAGATCGAGCGCGAGAACAACCTGCTTGGGTCGTGCTCGAACGCCCTCGCACTCCTTGTGCGCGAGGGCCTTTTGCGCGTCGAGTACGACACGCACCACGGCCAGCGCCGTGGGCGATGGAGCGCGGCATGAGCGCAGTCTTCTCGCTCTGCCGGTCGTACCGCTACCTGCTCGAGCGCGAGGTCGCGCCGACCGGTGACCTCTTCCAGCAGCACAAGGGGGACGTGGTGTCCTTCTGCATGCTCAACCCGAGCAAGGCGGCCGAGGACGGCATCGAGGACCCAACGAGTCGCAAGATCCAGGGCTTTGCCCAAAGGCTCGGCTTTCGGCGCGTGCGCATCGTGAATCTGTACGCCTGGGTCTCGACGGACCCGGGGTTGCTGAAGACCGTGAAGGACCCGGTCGGCCCTGACAACGACCGCTACATCGTGGAGGGGACCGCCGGGGGACCGGTGATCTGCGGCTGGGGGAAGAACGCCGAGCCGGCGCGTGCCAGGCACGTGCTCGGACTTTTGAACGCGGCGGGGCGCGAGACGTTCGCGCTCCAACTGAACGGCGACGGGACGCCCCAGCACCCGCTCTACATCGGGTACGACCGCACGCCGATCCCGTTTGGTGGCCCGTGAAGCACGCCGCAAAGCGGGACATCCCGCATCCCGGGCGCGAGCGGCCGATGACCGGCAATCGCACGCCAAATCCAAAGCGAGCGCGCGTGCAGCGACCCGACGGAACCTCGTTCCCGGTGAACATCGAGGGACGGACTCCCCGCCGGCCGGTCATCTCGATGCTCTTCGAGGACCTCGGCGACCCGGTCGAAGAGACCGGCGTGCTCGGCATGTACCCGGCGTCGTTCATCACGAAGGTCCTCCCGTGGTTGAAGTGTGACCGGAGCGAGCTTCTGCACGTTTGCTCGGGGGGTCTGCCAAAGGGCGAAGGCATTCGCGTGGACATCCGACCGGAAGCGAAGCCGGACATCGTCGCCGATGGACGACATCTCCCCTTCGCGACCGGGTCAATGGCGGGCGTGCTTCTCGACCCTCCGTACACCAAGCACTACGCGAAGGAGCTGTACGGCACGGGCTACCCGCTTCCCTCGCATCTCCTTCGCGAGGCCGCGCGTGTCGTGTGTCCGAACGGGCGAATCGGGTTCGTGCACTACATCGTGCCGAACGCCCCGAAGGGCTGCGTCTTCGTCAAGGCGTTTGGTCTCTCCATGGGGTTTGGATACCCGATGCGCGCGGTCACCTTCTACGAGAAGGGCCAGTCGTCGCTGAAGGGTTGCGCGTGATGGCGCCGAACGCGAAGCACTCTTCCGAGTCGGTCCACCACTACACACCCCAGAACTATCTCGACGCCGCGCGCGAGGTCTTGGGCGGCATCGAACTCGACCCGGCGAGCTGCGCGCAAGCCAACGAGATGGTGCGCGCGGCGCGCTTCTACACCCAGCGGGACAACTCACTTCGCCGGGGCTGCGACTGGACCTCACGGACAGCTTGGTTGAACCCCCCGGGCGGCTCCACCGACAATGAGCGCAGCCTCGCCAAGGCGTTCTGGTTTCGCCTCGCGGCCGAGTGGCACGCGCGCCGGGTCGGCGCGGCCATGTTCCTCGGGTTCTCGATCGAGATCCTCCAGTCGACCCAGAACCGGCCGACCGGCCCGATCCCGCTCGACTTCCCCTTCTGCATTCCGCGTGAGCGCATCCCGTTCTGGGTCGCGACCGAGGAGCCTGCTAGCAAGCTCCGGCAGTCGGCCCTCTTCGTAGGAGAGGTGGACGAGCCGCCGCCGCCCGGCCTTGTCGCCGGCGACGCGCCGACCCACGCGAACGTGCTTGTGCTCCTGCCGCCGATCGGCCCCGAGGGGCCGGTGATGACGCGCTCGTTCCAGAGAGTGTTCACGCGTTTCGGAAAGGTGGTCGTGCCGTGACGCCGAGCCATCTCGCGCTCAAGATCGGCGTGGCGCTGCGGCGTCGCCGGTTCCGCGCGCCCGACGAGCGCACCCTTCAGGAGGGGATCGCCAAAGCGTTCACCGAGGACGTGATGGCGTTCGAGCGCGAAGTCGTCCTGTCGCGCAAAGACCGCATCGACTTCATGGTCGGCCGCATCGGGGTCGAGGTGAAGATGACCTCCTCGTCCAACGATCTACTCCGGCAACTCGCGCGGTACGCGGAGTTCGACGCCGTGACCGAGCTGGTGCTCGTGACGACGCGCGCCCGCCTCGCGTCGGCGTGTCCTCCCTCCCTCAACGGCAAGGCGATTCTCGCCGTGCATCTTCCTACGGGGCTGTTTTGAAAACCTACGGCACGATCTCCTACGACGCGGACCAAGAGAAGTGGGCGATCGAGGCGACGCCCGACGTCTGCCTCCGCCTGAAGCGCGTGTTCGCGCGCATCAGCGCCGGTGACTTCGGCGCGCTGCATCTGTCGGACACGATGGACGTCGCGCGCGACCTCGTGTGGTTCATCGAGCGCTACCCGCTCGAGATGGCGCCGCGGGTCGAGAAGCGCCTTCGGGCGCGCGCGAGCGAGCACGTCGCGCAGGAGAAGCTCATCGAGGACACGCTCGCGCAGCGCGTGGAGCGACTGCCGTTCGCATTGGCGCTTCCGCTGAGGGACTACCAAGAGGTCGCCGCATCGCTCGCGGTGCGAACAGGGTCGCTGCTCGTTGCCGACAGCATGGGTCTCGGAAAGACCGCGACGGCCATCGGCACGATCGCGCGTCCCGAGGCGCTCCCCGCCCTCGTCATGACGCTGACCGCGCTCCCGACGCAATGGGCGCAGCAAGTGGACAAGTTCGCGCCGAACCTGCGGTGCCACGTCCTCGACGGGATGACGCCGTACGATGTGGCGGTCGGCCCCAAGGGGCGCGTGTGCCGCAAGCACGTCTTCGCCCAGATGAACCACGGCCTGCGGTGCACGCGGTGCTGGGCGAGTCGCGACGACGTCTACCACGGGCGCGCAACGACGATGCCCGACGTCATCATCGGCAACTGGCACAAGCTGCAGGGCTGGGGCCATCACCTTTCGAAGATGGGGCTGCGGTCGTTCGTGCTCGACGAGGCGCAGGAGGTCCGCCATCCGGAGACGGCGCGCTACCGGGCGGCGGCCTACGTCCGCGCGAGCGTTCAGGTGTGCGTCGCGCTCTCGGGGACCCCCATCCACAACCACGGGGACGAATTCTTCAATGTGCTGGAGATCGTGCGCCCGGGCGCGCTCGGTGAGCGGGACGAGTTCATGCGGGAGTGGGGCGGCGGGACGAATCGGGTGAAGGACCCCAAGGCGTTCGGGTCGTTCCTTCGGGACAACGGCCTCATGCTTCGGCGGACGGTGGAGGAGGTCGGGCGTGAGCTCCCGAAGCTCCAGAACATCGTTCAGCCCGTCGAGGCCAACCCCGACGAGCTCGACAAGGTCGGGGGGACGTGCGCGGAGCTCGCGAAGATCATCCTCGGGAGCGGCGACGCCTTCAAGGGCCAACGCTTCATGGCGAGCCGCGAATTCTCGATGCAGCTCCGGCAGGCGACGGGGATCGCGAAGGCGCCGGCGGTCGCGCACTTCATTCGAATGCTCCTCGATGGGAGCGAGGGCGGAAGCGTCCTTCTGTACGGCTGGCACCGCGCGGTCTACGACATCTGGGCGAAGCTTCTCGGAGACTTCCACCCGGCGTTCTTCACGGGGGAAGAGTCCCCCAAGCAGAAGGCGGAGAGCAAGCGGCGGTTCATCGAGGGTGAGACGCGGCTGATGATCATGAGTCTGCGCGCGGGCGCGGGGCTCGACGGCCTGCAGAACGTTTGCTCGCGGGTCGTGTACGGCGAATTCGACTTCTCGCCGGCCGTCCATATGCAGGGGACCGCGCGCGTGTACCGCGACGGCCAGGCCCATCCCGTCTTCGCTTACTACCTCGAGAGCGCCGAGGGGAGCGACCCCATCGTGATGGACATCCTCGGCGTGAAGAAGCAGCAGCTCGACGGCGTACTCGACCCGAACGCCGACATCGTCGAGGCGCTCGAAGTGGACACCGACCACGTGAAGAAGCTCGCAGCCGCCTATCTCCGGACGCGTGGTGAAGCCGTCGTCACGCCCGAGGTGACCCCGTGACCGGGTCCCCGGTGGGCATGTACCTCTCCAACCCCTGGTCGCAGACGGTCGAGTGGGTTCCGGTGAGCCTCGTCTCCGACGAAGGCGATCGACGTCTGGACCTCCTCGTCTACAAGGTGCCGCCGCTCGTCCCGCCCGCCCATGTGCGAGACCCCCCCGGTGGTGTCGATGACGTTCCTCGGAAGCTGGTGGGCTCCCCCATGGGAGCCAGGCCTCGTCTGGCGCAGCGCCGATGGCGCGATTCGGGAGACCCTCCGGATCGAGCCCCCGCCCCGCTTCAACCCGTTCGCGAGCGGCTACGAGCCACCGTCGGACCCGGTCACGCTCCGACGCGTGATCGTCGCGTGGGGAGCGACCGAGGCGATCGTGTATCTCGAGCCGCGCGACGTGCGCGCGATGCGTGGCTTGCAGGTGCTTTCGCTGGCCATGCAGCTGCTCCAGGCCTTGGCGCATGTCGCCAACGATGGCGTTTGGCCCGAGAGGGTCGAGTGAAGAAGCCGCGCCCGATCGGCACCGGCCCCAAGCCCCGCGCGATCCGCTCCGAGCTCCGGCTGCGGTGCGAGCGCCGCGTGGCCCGGCTCGTGGAGGTCGCCAAGGCGTCGCTCTGGACACGTCGGCAGGTGCGCCACGAGATGCGCGCCGCGCGTCTCAAGATGCTGTCCCACTACCTTCCCGACGACGTCGTGGGGCGGCGGCGGGTCTCGAGCGCCTGGTACCGCGCCATCCGCGCGGTGTGCGGGGCGCCTCTTCGCAAGATGGCCGACTTGCGGCAAATCGAACTGAAGTGGAGGACGACGTGAGGTGGGAGGACGAGGCGTACGTGAAGGTCTACACGCGCGACACCCCGGAGTTCCTCCTGCTGTCCTGGCAGGCGCGGTGCCTGTTCTTCGAATTGATCCGCAAGGTGGACCGCGCGGGCGTGCTCGCGGTCGGAAAGCTGGGCCTGAAGGGGGTGGCGGTCATCCTGCGCGCTCCGTGGGAGGAGTTGAAGGCTCCACTTGAGGAACTTGTCGCGGCCGAGCGGATCGTGTTCAACGCCGACGCGGGGACGGTTCTTCTGCCGAGCCACATCGAGGCGCAGAGCGCGACGCAGAGCGACGCGGCCAGGAAGCGTAAGTCGCGCGACAGCGCCCGGACCCGAGCAAGCCAACCGGTCGGCGGCTCAAACCCCGATGAGGGTGAAGTCACGGATCGTGACCGCTCGTCAAGGGATGTGACGGATGGTCACGAATCGGGACCGTTGGTCACGAAAAGTCACGCGGTGTCACAAGTGGTCACTAAAGAAGAGAAGAGAATAGAAGAGATCAGATCCCCCCTACCCCCCGAGGGGGGGAATGGGCGAATCGAACGGACGGAAGCAAAGACCGAGATCCCGGAAGAACGCCGCGGAGTGACCCCCATCTCGCGTGGCGCGGGAACGCACTTCGCGCTCGAGACGTTCGGGAACATCGCGAAAGAGATTCTCGACGGGTACGCGCTGGTGAATCCCAACTCGGCCGTCGGCGATATCCTCGCGGCCATCAACGGCTTCGCTCCGCCGGGGCTCTCGCGGGAGGAGCTCGTCGCGCGGATGCGGTTCAGCGTGCGGCGCTTTTTGGAACAAAACCGAGGCAACCCGTACGTCAAGGGCGGCCTTCAGCCCAAGGGTTGGGCGGAATGGCTCAACGCGAACGGCTGGACCTTGTCCAAGCCCGTCGCCGTCTCGAATGCGCCGCGCGCCGTTCCGGCGGTCTTTGCGCCCGACGCCAAACAGATAGACCCCGCCTGGGCCCTTGCGAAGCTCGCCGAGTTGGACAACGACGTCGATGCGTGACGCCCGCCGAGAAGTACCGCATGTGGTCCCGGCCACGTTCGAGGGGCGCGTGCCGCCGAACGACGTGGTCGCCGAGCGAGCGCTTCTGAATCTCTGGCTCGTGGACAACGCCTTCGTGGACCTCGCCGCCGACATCGTTCGACCGGAGATGTTCTACGACGAGGCCAACCGGCGCATCGCCGAGGCCTGCCTCGATTTTTGGGGCAAGGGGCAGAAGTTCGACGCGGTCACGGTGAGTTCGTGGCTGAAGGACCGCGACCGCCTCGCGCAGGTGGGGGGAATGCCGTACCTGGGCACGGTGCTCACGACCGCGCATTCGGCCAACACCGCGCCCGCGCTCGCGAACATCGTCGCCGACAAGTACCGCATCCGGTGCCTCATCCTCGAGTGCCAGCAGATCGCCGCCCGCGGCTACGTCGAGTCGCAGAACGCCGCCGAGTACATCGAACGCGCCGAGAGCGGCATCTACGCCATCGCGCACGAGGGACAGGTCGAGACCAGCTTTCATATCAAGGCCGTGCTGAAGGCGAGCGGCAAGAAGATCCTCGAGACTTCCGGGAGCGGTCGCATGATTTCGGGTCGAGCGACCGGCCTGGCACGACTCGACCGCTTGACCTCCGGTCTCCATGACAAGGACCTCACGATCGTCGCCGCGCGGCCGGGGCTCGGTAAGACCTCCTATGCGGCGCAGATCGCGGTCCACGTGGCCGAGGGGGACCTCGCGCACAAGTGCCCGCCGGCGGGCGTCCTCTTCTTCTCGCTCGAGATGCCGGCCGACCAGATCTGCAACCGCATGGCGTGCGCCCGTGGGCGTGCGGACTGGTCGAAACTTCGGACGGGAATTTTCAATCCTACCGAATGGGAACGCTGGTCGGCGGCGGCGCTCGAGCTTTCCAGGCTCCCCATCTGGGTGGACGACAAGCCGTCGATGGGGCTGCTCGATATCCGGGCGCGCGTGCGACGGAAGCAAGCGGAGATCGCGCGGATCTATGAGCGCGCGAGCGAGGCCGACCGCGCCCGACTCCCCAAAGGGCTGGGCCTGGTCGTCATCGACTATCTGCAGCTCATGGCGCCGGGGGACGAGGACAATCGCGAGCAGCAGATCTCGGCCCTCACCCGAGGGCTGAAGGGGCTCGCGAAGGAGAGCAACCTTCCGTTCGTGGTGCTCTCCCAGCTCAATCGCGGGACCGAGTCGCGCGGTGACAAGCGACCTGGTCTAGCAGACCTCCGTGAATCGGGCGCCATTGAACAGGACGCCGACAACGTCGTCCTTCTCTACCGCGACGACTACTACATGAAGGAAAAGTCGAAGGAGCCGGGGGTCGCGGAGATCATCGTCGCCAAGCAACGCAGCGGCGCGACCGACACGGTCAAGGTGAAGTTCGACGCGCGGTACACCCGCTTCGAGGATCTGCCCGAGGGCGAGTATTACGAACGCCAGGACGACGACCGATGAGCGCATGGGTGCTTTTCGCGATCGGGGTCTTGTTCTGGACCGCGAGCGTCGCCCTTCGGTGGCGCGCGCTGGTGCTCACGCGCCGAGCGTTGACCGCCGAGCTCCGCGCCGAGGCGGTGCCCGAGTCCGACCGCGCACGCGCCAGCGAACGCATGCAGCGACGGTTCCACGGGCTCGCGAAGGTCCCAGGGGTCCGGTCGCTCTTCGTGAGCGCGCACGACGAGGAATGGGGCTCGCTCTACGTCGTCTGCGACGAGGTCGTCGGAACGATGGCGGTCGTCGACCTGATTTCGCGTGCGGCTCCTATTGGCTACGGCGTACACGTTCTCGGAAGCGAGCAAGACGTGCCCGCGGGGGCGGAGCGCATCTCGACGCGCGACCTTTCCCCCGAACGCGACACGTCCCGGAGGCTGGACCATGCTGGATGACAAGCCTGCGACGACCCTGAGCCCGGAACAGCGCGCGCGGCTTGCCTACCTCGCGAGCAGCCCGCGCAGTGAGGCGCTCTCGTCAGAGGACCAGAAAGCGCTGGCGATTCTCTTGGGAGAGAACGCGCCCGATCTCTTCGAGGAAGCCACGGCCGACGACGCAAAACGTCGAGAGCAAATCATCCGGCACCGGTGCCTCGCCACGCTCGTCGGATACAACGAGCTGATCAAGTCGTGCCCGACGCTGGGGGAGCGCGTCTACAACCGGCTCTGCTTCCAGCAGACGCTCGACACCTACCGCGAGCTCGGAGGGGTGATCGAGATCACGCAGACCGGCAAGGAGATCTTCCACCTCGGAGGCGACGCGCGGCTGCACGTGGTCTTTCGGGAGCAGGACATCGCGCTGATGCGGAAATACCTGGCGGACCTCGACGCGGCGGCTTCGGAGCCGACCGGTGCAACGGAGGCGCCGTGAGCGGCAAGGTCTCAGCCTACGCGACGGTCGACGTCACCCTTCGTATCCAGGTGCCGGACTCGTGGGGCGAGGACTGCACCGTCGCGCAGGTGCACAAGCAGGCCAAGGAGAGCGCACTTGGTGTTCTGCGCTCCGCGCTGGCGGTGGACGGCTGGTCGAACGGCATAGCGCCTAAGAATTGCCCACGGGTCGAGACGGTCGGCGAGCCGAAGGTCAAGGCCATCACCACCGAGAAGGCTTAGACGTCGTGCGCCTGCATCGGCAGGTGCAGTCGCTCGAAGCCCAGGTCGAGGAACCCCGCATGCGGGTTCGACAGCTCGAAGACCAAAACCTCGTCCTGAGGTGACCCCTCCCCTGCCCCCGGGCGAGATTCGACCGCGGCCCATGGAGTACCGAATCGACGGCCTCGCCTTGCGCGCGCTATCTCGTGGGAACGACGGAGAGGCGCACCATGACGACGATCGGATCTCTCGCGGCCGACACCCGCCACTCGAGCGAAGACGAGGACTACCAGCACCTCCTCACGCTCCTGCTCAACGCGTTGCGGCTGGGGAACGTTCCCAAAGACGAGCCCTTGTTCACGACCAGCATGGGGGTCGGTCTGTACGATCTCTTCCTCGGAGTGCTGCCTGCGTACCGGCGCGCGCACTACGAGTGTCGCGCGTGCCGTCGCTTTGTCGACCACTTCGGGGGCCTCGTCCGCATCGACGAGAAGGGTGAAACCACGTCGCTCCTCTGGAGCATGGCGATTCCTCCGCCGTTCTTCTCGACCTCGATCCGCGCTGTGCGCACCCGCGTGTCCCGCGCGCTCGTCCGCGGCGTGTTCCTTTCGAGTGAGAAAGTGTGGGGGCTCCCGGCGAACGCGAGCCCCAAAGCCGAGGGGGGCGTCTGGCACCACATGCACGTCGAGCCCGGCTTCGACCGCATCTACCGTGGATCGATCCATTCAGCCGACCAAGCGATGGCCGAGAAGGGCCAGGACTTTCAGACGCTCTCCCGGGCGCTCGGGGAGTACCCGCTGGAGCTCGTCGAGAAGGCCCACGCCCTCCTCACGCGCGGGGACCTGTACCGCTCAGAGTCGTGCATCGCGGTCGCCGAGTGGCTGCTCGCGCTGCAGAACGCTCGGAAGGCGACCGCGGACCGGACGCGCCGCGAGAACCTCGTGTGGCGCGCGGTGGCGACCGCGCCCGCAGGCTTCTGCCACGTTCGGACGACGATGATCGGAACGTTGCTCGACGATCTCGCGGCGAACAAGTCGGCCGCGGACATCAAGAGCGCGTTCGACGGGAAGATGAACCCCGCGCAGTACCGGCGGCCGCAGGCGGCCCCCACCGACGGGCAGATCGCGGCGGCCGAACGGCAGATGGCGATGCTCGCCAGCGGCGGCGCCTTCGCGCGTCGGTACGCTCTGCTCGAGGACGTGCTCCCGCACGCGCTCTGGCGGCCCGGTCCGCCAGCCACGGCGGCGGCAGACGCCGGGCTCTTCGGGCACCTGAAGAAGGCGAAGGCGGCCAACGCGCCGCTCGAGGTCACCGCTCCGCAGGTGCTCACGTGGGAGAAGTTCGCGCGGACCGTGCTCCCGGACGCCGAACGCATCGAGGTCCTCACGCCTTCGATGCCGGCGCCGTTCTTCGCGTTCGTGACCGCTGTCGATCCGGAGGCGCCTCCCATCCTCCAGTGGGACCACACGGAGAAGCGCAACCCGGTGAGTTGGTACTTCCACCTCCGAGGCTCGCCGGCGCACACGTTCAACCTCACGCCCGGAGCTTGGACCGAGGTGGAGTGCGTCACGTTGCAGCCGTCGTGCTGGACGAGTGATCTCACCAACCGCGGCGAGGGAGCTTTCTTCGTTCTGCGAGGCGCGCGCGATCTGCGGAGCGCAGACTGTGGCCTCGGGCTCTTGCCCGAGATTCTGAAGAGCGAGTACCACGGGATGCGCGCGGTGCTCGAGGCGTACTCGCGCACCAAGACGATCGCCGGGGCGACGTCGGCGACCGCGTGCGGGATCGCGCTGCAAAAACCGGGCGGCGGGGGTGGTCTCCGCGTGCGCGCGCACTTCAGGGGGATGACCCAGGCGTACGAACTGGATCGGTGGGACTGATGGACGGCGACGACAGGATACCTGTGAAGGATCCGCCGCCGTCGGCGCTCCCGGCGATTTTCGGTCTGGTCAAGACGCGCCTCAGCGACGGCTCGCTCAACACGAAGGAGGAGCGGAACTACAAAGAGATCCTCTACCGCCTCGCCGAGGCCGACTGCACGCTCATGTCGGTGGTCGCCCTCCTCACCGAAGCCGACGCGAAGCTTCTGTTCGGCCCGTCAAGCGACGAGCCCGCTCTCAAGGGGGAGCAGCGGCCGCCCTACTGGTGCCGCGGCGCGATCGTCAAGCTGAAGTCCGGAGGCCCTTGGATGACGGTCGAGGCCACGCTCTCCGAGCGGGAGTACGAGACCGTCAGCCACTATACCGTTCGTTGCACCTGGTTTCGAAAGGACCGACTCTTCACCGAGACATTCGATAGCGAATCGTTGGAAGCCATTGGGCCGCTGCGACGAATGTATGGACCTACCTTCGTTTGATCTTCTTCACCTCCGACCAGCACTACGGCCACGCGGCCGTCATCCGGTACGCGAGCCGCCCGTTTGCCGACGTGGCCGAGATGAACGAGGCGCTGGTCGCGCGGTTCAACGATCGGGTGAGCCCCGAGGACGAGACGTTCCACCTCGGAGACTTCAGCCTCGACGACCGCCTCGTCCGCGACTACCTCCCGCGGCTCAACGGCCGCCACCACCTCATCGCCGGCAATCACGACGCTTGTTTTCCAAAGCACCGGAAATGGAGGAACGCCGCCGACCGCTACCACCGGCACTGGTCGGTTTTGAACTTTCGTGACGCGCTGCGCATCGTCCGCGCTCGCGTAGACTCGCCCGCATGGACGACGATGTTTCGATCGACGAACTGCGCGAGGCCGTCGAGCATCTCCACGGGGTACCAGCGACCTACGTCGAGACCGTCGAGGTGGACGAGCGCTTCAAGGGCGAGATCGTCTGGCAGGGCGCCGTGAAGGTCTTCGCGCTCGCTGGGCATCCGAGCGGCGCGACGCGTGCGTATGCTTGGAGCGTTCTCGTCGAGGGCACGCGGCGGCGCTTCAAGGCCATCCTCGGCGTGCCGCCCGTGGACGGGCCGGTCATGGCCGTGCGCGCTTCGATCCTGGCGGACGAAGCGAAGAAGCGGAGTTAGAATCGGAGGCGGAAGCTTCGGGAATCGAACCCCACGCGGGTACCAGCCGCGGGCCTCGGGATGTAGAGCCCCTCAATCACGCCAGTGAACGGCGAAGCTTCCAAAACGCCCGAGCGAGTCACCTCGCTCGGGCGTTGTTTTCACCACTTCACGACTCGGAGTCCTGCGCGGCGAGTGGCGCCGTCCAGATATGTGCGAGCGAATTCCTCTTCGCTCCAAGGAAGCATCAAGCTCATTTCCTTCGCGCTGTAGCCGAGCCGCTTCATGTGGAAGGCGACTAGGTTCCTCGCGAGCGTCGGCTCTTCCTGCGGAACGTCGACGGGCTCACTTCGCTTGAACCCAAGGTGGGACATGACCGACCAGAGCTTTGCGCTCTGGCTCTCGGAGATCGCCTCCAGGTCGCCGGCCCGACGTAGAAGTGACGCCATCGAGGTGCGCCAGTGAGCCTTCAGGTGCGCGAGCTTTTCGACGGTCAGTCCGCGCAGGAATGGCCTTATCTCGTCCCTCGGCATCAGCAGCTCCGCCGCAAACTCGTCTGCCTCTGCTTCGTAGTCGGCCCCTGGGAGCGCGAGATGGTGGTGCATGATGATATGCGCGAGTTCATGCGCGATCGTGAAACGCATGCGGTCGCCCGACATCGCTGCATCGATCACGATGACGGGAGGCAAGCCATCCTCGTGCATGCTGAGCGCATCGACATCCGGCGTGTCGAAGTGCCAACGAATGACGAAGACGCCGAGCGATTCGGCGAGCTTTGTCATGTTCTCGATAGGCCCCTTTTTCACGTGCCACCGCAGCCGCAACTCCTGAGCGAGGTCGCTCGCCGAGCCGCGATAGTCGCGGAGAAGGTTCACCAGAGGGACCCGCATCGGAGGCGCCTCCACCGATCGAAGGAGCTTGTCCAAGTGCATGCGCAAGATGCGCATTTGCGCGTCGATGGCGCGAAGGTGCTTCACGTCCACCGACCTCTTCTTCCGGTAGAAGGCGACCGGCAGCCGCGTCGATGGCGGGGTCTCGTAGAAGAACTCGACCGGGTACCGGAGGTGCTTCGCGTACGCAGCAACGAGATCGTCGCTTGGGCCAGAGCCGCCCTCGGCCTTTGAAATCGTTCCCTGCCCAACTCCTGCCAGCTTTGCCAGATTTTCCTGCGTAAGGCGCCTCGACTCGCGCGCGAGCACGAGCATGTCTTTGTTGACGTTCGGCATCTTCCGCCTCCTGGTTACCCGCCCTTCTTCGCAGACTCGTCGGACTCATCCGCGTCGCCCACCATCCGAAACTCGTGTTCGGCCGGCATGTCTTCGTCCTCGAACGGGAGAACAAGCGACTCGGCGTCCTTGCCGTCGATGCCGTAGTGCCACATCGGCTTGTTGTCGACGGCGAACAGAACGAAGGTGCCGTCGAGCGCCAGCGGTACCCCGCCGAGCGTGTAGCCAAGAACAACGCGAGGCAGGCGCTCGATCCCGGCGATACGGATCGGCAACTGAGCGTCCATCTTGAGCGACGCCGACGTGGGGTAGTTGATCGTGCGCTTGCCCCGGTTGAGGAACTTGAACCGCACAACGAACGAGTCGTCGATTACCAGCATGAGCCGCTCCGACTCCTCCACGAGTCGGATGCCCGACGTCTCGCCAAACACGGCCTTGGCGCCGCAGTAGTAGGCGTTCGACACGCACTGCTTCCGCGTCCGCGATAGTGGCTGCGAGAAGTGCTTTCCAAGGTGGAGGTCCCAGAGGTCGTTTGCCTCGCGGACAAGCCTCGCAAGCGCGTCGTGATGCCTGTCCAGCCTCGCACGAACGTCCGGCTCCTTGAGGTATTCCAGGCGCCCATCGCTGCGAACGGTCTGCATTTTGAGGACTTTGGCGAATCCAGAGAGAAAGGTCAACTAAATTATTCCAAAAACCATTCCGTACGCCATAAAAAACGATGTTTTGCGCTTGCGGTCGTTTGTTATCGTGTTACGTTTAGTTCATGGCAAACGTGCTCCCCCGCTCCAAGCAGATCGCGGTCCTCAGCGCGCTCGTCGAGGGTGTCTCCGTGCGCGGCACGGAGCGTCTCGTCGGCGTGAGTCGCGAGACGGTCCTCAGTCTGCTCGTGCGCGTCGGCGACGGCTGCGCGGCGCTGCTCGACGAAACGATGCGTGACCTCTCGTGCAAGCGGCTGGAGATCGACGAGCTGTGGGCGTTCGTGCAGAAGAAGCAGAGGCGTGTGACCGACAACGACGACGATTCGCGCGTGGGCGACACGTGGACGTATGTCGCGATCGACGCCGACACGAAGCTGATCCCGTGCTTCCTCACCGGCAAGCGCAACGCGGAGACGACGAACGTGTTCATCTCGGACCTCGCATCACGCCTCCGCTACCGCGTGCAGATCAGCACCGACGGTCTGCGCATGTACGTCAACGCGATCGGCGATGCTTTCGCGTCGCGCGGCGTGCACTACGCGCAGATCGTAAAGGAGTTCGAGGCCGAGGCCGCCGGCAGTGGTAGGTACTCGCCCCCGCGGGTGACTTCGACGGAGAAGACGCCGATCTACGGCTCGCCGGACGCCGATCTGGTCTCGACGAGCTACGTCGAGCGCCAGAACTTGACGATGAGGATGCAGATCCGCCGTTTCACGCGGCTGACGAACGCGCACTCGAAGAAATTGGAAAACCATGGCGCCGCTGTCGCGCTGCACTTCGCGCACTACAACCTCTGCCGGATCCACTCGACGATTCGCTGCACGCCCGCGATGGCCGCTGGCGTCGCGCAGCACGTCTGGAGCATGGACGAGCTGCTGGATGCCGCGCTTAGCCGGACGGATGCCCAGTGAAGGCGAAGCGCATGGGGCGCCCCCCTCTGCCAGAGGGGGAAGCACGCGCAACGGTGTTCACCTTGCGATTGAGCGAAGAGGAACGTGGCGAAATCGTCGAGGCCGCGCGTCTAGCTGGAAAGCCGGTAACTTCGTGGGCTAGGGAGACGCTGGTAACGGGCGCCCGCATCGTGCGCGGCATCAACAGCGGCCGCACATAGGGCACGAGCCATGCTTCGGCCAAGCCCCACTAAGTACGTCCTCCAGCGGCACGCCCGCGAGCCGCGCAAGACGTAGCGCGAGCCCGACGCCGACCTTCCGACGTGGTTTCATCCCGTTCTGTACTGTCGCGACTCTTACGCCAATCGCGTCCGCGAGCGCGCGGGTGCCACCGTGACGTGTCCGTAGGACACGAAGCGCGCGCCTCGCGTTGGCGACTTCGTCCGCCGTAAGGTCCGGCGTCGTCGCCCCTGCCGTGAACTGCTTCGCCTTCCGCCACGTGACCCGCTCCAACAGGATCGCCATGGGCGAGAGAGTGCCCCGCCGCCGTTGGCACGAGCCGCGTCATTTCAAAACCGACCAGTGCCCTACCACCGGCTCGGCTTCGCGACCATCCACGGCAACTGGGTGGACTACGAGGAGTTTCGCCTCTGCCACTTTCCTGCGGTGGGCGACCACTCGGCGGAGCCGCGCTACCCCGAGTACCGGCCGCCGATGGCTCCCGGGCGCGCGCTTCTCCACGGACACGTCCACGAACTCTGGAGGTACCGCATCGAGCCGGCGAGCCAGAACGGGATGCTGAACGTGGGGGTCGATCAGTGGGCCTACGCGCCGGTGTCCATCGACGAGATTCGCGAATTTCTCCGGAGGCGACCGTGAGCGCGATGCCCTACGAATACGTCAAGTCGTTCCGCGCTCGGATGAGGGCCGCGGGGATGTGCGAGTGCGGCGCGCGCCCGATCGCGCGCGGAGACGCGTGTCTCTGTGCTCCGTGTCGCAAGTCGCGACGCGCATCCAACCGACGCTCCTACTGGAACAAGAAGCGCGTCGGCGTTTGCCGCTGCGGGGACCCGGTCACGGTCGGCTTCAAGTCGTGCGCGGAGTGCCGTATGGTCGCGGTCGTGAAGGACAAGGAACGGAAAGCCGCATGACGTACTGCATTCCGTACACGGGAAACCTGCCATGGCTCACGCGCCGCACGGTGTTCTTCGCACGGCACGGATCGCATGCTTATGGAACCAACATCGCGACCAGCGACGAAGACTTCCGCGGCGTTGCCATCCCGCCGAGCAGCTACTTCCACGGCTTCGCGCACGCCTTTGAGCAGGCCGAGATGAAGTCGCCGGACGTGACCATCTTCGGCCTGCGAAAGTTCATGCAGCTCGCGGCCGACTGCAACCCGAACGTACTTGAGATCCTCTTCGTCGAGGACAGCGACGTGCTCGTGATGACGCCGCTCGGTGAGCGTCTGCGTGCGGCGCGCGATCTTTTCCTCTCGAAGAAGGCCAAGCACACCTACGCGGGGTACGCGACCGGGCAGCTTCGCCGAATCCGAGGGCACATGCGCTGGCTGCGCGACCCGATGACGGCGCCGCCGACGCGTGCAGAGTTCGGTCTACCCGAGCGGACGGTCATCCCGCAGGACCAGATCGCCGCCGCCCGATCCGCGGTCGAGAAAAAGCTGAAGGACTGGAACCTCGACTTCGTCGGAGACCTTGACCCCGCGAGCCGCCTCCTCATCGCGGACAAGATGGCCGACTCCATCGCCGAGATGCACGTGACGACCGGTGACCTCTGGATCGGCGCGGCGCGCGCGGTCGGGTTCGAGTCCAACTTCATCGAGCTTCTCGACCGGGAGCGCCAGTACCACGCACGGCACAAAGAGTGGGAACAGTACCAGGCGTGGAAGGTGAACCGAAATGCGGCCCGCGCGGAGCTCGAGGCCAAGTTCGGCTACGATCTCAAGCACGGCATGCATCTCGTTCGGCTACTGAAGATGTGCCGGGAGATCCTCACGACCGGCAAGGTCCTCGTGCGACGACCGGACGCCGAGGAGTTGCTCGCGATCCGACGGGGCGCCTGGACCATCGAGCAGCTCATCGAGTGGAGCGACCGCGAGAACGCGGAGCTCGACGCGATCGCCAAGGCGTCCAAGCTTCCCGACGCGCCCGATCGCGCGAAGCTCGACGAGCTCTGCGTCGACCTGGTCGAGGACAGCTTCCGCGAGTTCGGCGGCTAGCCGGCTACTGGACGCACTTGGCGAACAAGACCAGCGCCACGATCAAGATGAGGACTGCACCGCCCAGGCACCCGTAGTTCCGGTCGTGCCACACGTCCGGCGTCGTCACGACGGGAGCGGAGTCCGGGGACGTGGGGGCTGCGCGCATCGGCCGCCCGCACTTTGGGCAGGCGGCAGCGGCATCGGACACGGACGTAATGCAGTCGGGGCAGGTGACGAGGGCCATGGAGCCCATTGTCTTTCGACCCGCACGCGCTGCGCCACCTGAACGCCTGCTCCGTGCGAATCGAAGGGGGTTAGCGCGGCAGCCGCGCTCGTCGTAGTCCTCGGGTTCATTCCCCCCACAACGGAGAGATCCCTATGGCCGATGACATGTCGAAACGAATCGCAGTGCGCGTCGCGGAGCTCGTGGCCGAAGAGACCGGAGCCGCGTTCTGGAACATGGTCCAGCGCGCCGCGCAGCGCGCGGTGCGCGAGGAACTCGCCGCCACGTTCGGGATGCGCCCGGAGCAGGCGTCCGACACGCGGACCGAAGATCATGCGCCGACCCCGAGTCGCCATGCGTCAGCTCCATCCAAAGGTCGGACACGGCCTTCCCAAAGCGCGCGCCCGCTGGCAAAGACCGTCGCCCCGTCGCCAGCCAAGACCGCGCCGGTTGCCAAAGCCGCGCCCGCCGCGGCCGCACCCGCGACGCCGACGCCGACGCCGAAAAAGGGGCAGCCGGCTGTGCGGGAGGACGTGCACGCGCTCCTGCGCGCCGCGGGCGCTCAGGGGTTGCGGGTCGAGGACCTTCGCGCGAAGCTCGGCGTCCCGCCGAAGTTCCGCCGGCGCCTCACGCGCATGTTGGCGGCGGACCAGGCGCACGGTTTCGTGACGAGCACGGGTGAGCGGCGCGCGACGGTGTACGTCCTGAAGAAGTAGTCGGCGCTGTAGTACCGAACTGACAGGCCCATCTCTCCGGCGTAAAGCCGAGGGAGATGGGCCTTCGTTCGTTTGTGGCTCCGCGCACGGCGCCGAAGCTGCGCCTCGTCTGGTCGGAGCACCTTCCGGCGATGGTGCGCGCCGAGTTCACCGAGGCGCGCCGGCGGCGCGGGACGCTTACGCCCGACAGCGCGCCCAAGATCGAGATCGCGCGGCACCCCGAAGGGACGACGCCGTCGGCCCCGCGGCGGCGCAGGGTCGTCGGCGTGCGGCCATGAAAGGAAGACGATCATGAGCGAAACGAAGCGGGCGCAATTCATCGCGGGGGATGTCGTGCGGCTGCGAAGCGGCGGCCCGGAGCTGACGGTCGTGGGAATCGACCAGTACAATCCCACCGTTCATGTCATCGGCTTTGTGGAGCACGGCCTCGTGCGCGAGCAGGTTCCCGCGAGCTGCCTCGTTCTCGTGGTGGCAAGCCCATCCGCGGAAGCGGCGACGCCCGCGCCGCTGTTCCTCAGTCACGGAGGCATCCTCTCCGGTCTCGAGAGGCGCCTGTTCGACGCCCGGCTGCAGATGGATCTGCCCGCGAAACGCGTGAGTTACGACGTCGCGCATGCGCTGAGAAAAGACGCCTTTTTGCTCTACACGGTGGTCTTCGCAGACGAATTGGAGCATCAGATCTACCTTCGGGACTGCGTGACGTCCGCACTGCTCGACTTCATGGTGAGCCAGGCGCAAAAACGGCCGCGTGAGGGAGGCAGCACGCTTGAGCACTGGGACCGCATCGTCGCGCAGACCTACCGCCGCATCCTGAAGGACCCGACACTCCAGCATGTCGTCACGGCGCTCCTTCCGAAGAACCGGGAGATTCGCTCGATCACGCGCGCGCCTCTGCCGCCAGGAGGCGACGACGAATGAAGATGCCGAGGGCTCAGCTCTTCATCGGAGGAAAGCCCGTTGCGTTCGACCTCACGGGCGTGGAGTACAGCCCGAGCAAGGTCGACGTCGACGCCGAGGCTGCGTCGCTCACGATGCAAGGCGCGATTCCCGGGCGCATCGTGTCACTCGCAGCGTCCTTCAAAAACACGGTATCGCTCGAGGGCTTCCCTGCGCTCCGCGACATGATCGACGAGCTCCACGAGGCACGGCTGCTTGACGACGCCGCGGAGGCGGCGGTGCTCGACGCGAGCGTCATCGCTTTCCGTGGTGAGCGAGGGAATTTCTTGGCGTGCGAGGTCGCCGGGGTCTGGAAGGTCCTCAAGACCGGAGTGTCGTCGACGATGGATTTCGGAACCTGGACCGAGCGCTATCTCGCCGACCGCGCGTCCGCGATCCTCATCGCCAAGGGGCTCTCGACCGGACTGATGACCGAAGAGGAAGCGAAGGGGATGGCGTACCTCGCCTTCCCTCAGAACGACTCGCCTGCATCGGGCGAAGGGAGCGAAGCGCGATGAACCACGGAGCGATGACGGCGGTGCTGGACAAGGTCGAGTTCCTCGCGCGGGAGAAGGAGCGGCTCGAGACCGCGCTCGCTGGCGCGAAGATCATCCTCGACGCGATCGATGGGAGGGAGCCGGGGCCGGAACTCGCGGACGGGGACGAACCTCCGAACGACGACGCGCAGCTCGCTGCGAGCGAAGCGGGACTCTTTCAGGAAGCCGTGCGCCTGCGCGCGGAGAACGAGGAGCTGCGAAACTTCCTCAACGCGTCCGCGAGGACGTCGGGCGCCGCTCCCCGCATCTCTCTCACCGCGGCGAGATTGGGCGAGGCGATGGCGCCGCTTCGGGAGATCGCCAACAGCTCAAACCTCAGCGCGGCGCAGAAATCCGCCTTGGAGACCCTCCTCGCGATCTACGAGGGCGTGGAGAGCGAGAAGTGAGCTTCATCCTTCGGAAGTTCGTCGCTCCCTGGGGGACGTGGATGCGCCGGTGGACCGACCCGCGCAACGCCCCTTGGATGGCTCCGTCGTTCGTCGCCGACGGCGGCAAGGACGGCTTCCTCACGGGGCCGTACCTCTCGGAGCGCGGAGAGATCCGCGACGAAGTCGTGACCTACGCCGACTTCGGGGCGGCGGCACGCGAGCTCAATCTGCGCCCCGCCGACTTCCTGCCGGTGAAAGCGTGGTCAGAGCAGATTCGGCCGCTCGGCGAGCCGGCGGTCGCGCGCGCGCTCAGTTCGTTTGCGCGCGCGGCCGCGCACCTTCAGAAGTCGCCGCCCGACAAGAGCGCGTATCTCAACGAGATGATCTCGCTCCAGTCGTACCTCCTGTCCGCGTACCGCGCAGCGCACGGGGGGGATGCTCCTCTGTCGCCGGAAGCCGAGGCGCAGATCGAGGAGCGCAATCGGCTGCAGCGCGCGCGCGCCGAAGCCGAGCGCATCGCCGAAGCGTCCGCGCGCATCACCCGACGGAGAGCGAACTAGGCCCATGACGCCCCCCTGCCCTCCGGAGACCCACGCCTTCGCGACGAACGCCGATGGCGTTCAGAGCTGCGCGCGGTGCGGGCTCGTCCCATGCGCCAACCCGCTCGACCACGACTGGTCTGTCCATCCCGAGCACACGACGCTCCACCCGCCGACCTTCGACATGATCTGCCGCACCTGCGGCGAGCGTCGGGTGTGGAATCCCGGCGCAGGTCGCTCGATGAGCGACCCGCACGTGCTTGAGCACGATCACGACGCGCTCGCGGTGAAGTTCGGCCATCCCCTGCACGAGCCGACGCCCGCGCCGGCGCTCCCGGGGCTGGAGAGTGTGCCGAAGGAATACTTGCCGACGAAGCGGGGGCGATGATGCTCGATCTTGACCTGGCCGTGCTGCAGTTCGTGACAACTCCCCTCCCTGCGCTTACCGCAAGCACGTCTTCACCGGACCGATGCTCGATCGCTGCACCGCGATCCTCTCCGACCTCGCCAAGGCGTGGGACTGCGTCGTCGTCGAGTGCTCCGGCGAGGCGGATCACGTCCACGCGCTGCTCGACCTGCCGCCGAAGGTCCGGCCGTCCGATCTCATCAACCTCCTCAAGACCGTCTCCAGCCGGAGACTGCGATCCGAGTTCCCGGCGCTTCGCGCCGCCTACCGCGGGAAGGCCGTCCTCTGGAGCCCGAGTTACTGCCTGCTCTCCGCAGGCGGCGCCCCTATCGACATCATCCGTCGCTACATCGAGAACCAGGAGAGACCTCGTTGACGCGACATCGTGCGCCGCCCGCAGCGACCCCCGCCTGCAAGGCCGAGCGGGGGCTTGATGGTTTGGGTCATGGATGATGAGGAGACGTTTCTGGCCCATACGCTCATGCACGTCGCGAAGGTGCTTCATCCCGTCCTCGCGCGCCGCGCCCGCTACGGCGGACGCAAGGGACGGCGCGCCGAGCGACGACTCCTGCAGTACGCCAAGGGCATGCGTTGGACGCCGATCGGTATCGACCTTCGCATCCAATGGCAGGAACAGGTGAAGCTCTGGATGACGCCCCCGAACATCCCCTACTTGGCCCGCGAGCTTCTGGCTGTGGCCGCGAGAGTTTACTCGCTGTGAGCGCCTTCCATACCGAGCCAATGACCCAGGCGGCACGTGGACAGGAGACACAACGAATGAACAGTTACCGCGAGACGTGCGATGCCTGCCTCCGACGCATGATGCAAGACGAGGCGAAAGCGGCCGCCGCTTCCCTTCGGAAGCCGCAACGTATGAGCGCAGGGCGGGGTTCTCTTCTGCGCGTTCTGTCGCTGCTCGGATGCTTGGCTGGTCTTGGGGCGAGCGTGATCGAGGCGCACCTCCTTACGCCCGGATGGGGCGCTGCTCTCTGGGGTACCCAGTTATTGGCCACCTTCCTCATCGTCCTGATGCGCGCCATGCCGGATTTCTGCTTTGAACGTGTGCCATGGGAGCGGATGATTCTCCTGTGCGCCTGGGCGCCACTGGGCCTACCGGCGCTCGCGTTGTGGCGGCTGGCGAGGTGGGTCCGTACGGGAGAGTGAGGATTCATGACCGTCCTTCACACCGAGCAGATGGTCTACGGGCGCCTTTCGGCCCACTTCATCGCCCGTCTCGTTCCGTACGGAGGGGAGCCGGAGGACGGCCTGGTCGTCCGGACCTGGATGAACGGTCCCAAGGGGCCGCGCACCGAGGCATCGCTCTCTGACTGGCAGACGGAGCGCAGGGGTCACGAGTCGCCGATCGATTGGGATCTCCGCGCGACCGAGACCATGTGGTCGGCCCGGAACGCGTGGCATCAGCGCCAGTCGGACCGATTCGCGATTCGCGAATGCGCCTACGCGATCGAGGCGCGCGACTGGCGCATGGTCTTCCGTGCGCTGCAACTGGCCGCCGGCGCCGAGCTCGACTCCGTGGGAGAGGCTCTTCGGTCGTGCCTGAAGGTGCATGGGATCGGGTGTGTGGCTCCGCGGCAGGACGGCGTCACCGACGCCGAGTACCGCCGGGGGCTCATCGCTTCATGGAGCGTCCACAAGGCGCGCCTCTTTCGGGTGCACTGATGCTCGAGCGCCCCTTCTCGCCGGCGCTCGAGGAAGCGGAGATCGAGGCAGAGGACCTGTCGGACGCCGACCACGCCGCGATCCGCAGGGTCGCCTTTCTGCTCGGCGTCGCCGGTCAGGCACTCCGCCCGACCGGGCTTGTCTTCGACGAAGAGCAGGCCGGTCCCAAGGACATGACGCCGCGAAAGGCGATCTGGCTCGTGGACGAGTGCGTCGCCAGCGAATCCGACCGGCTCGGGTACGGCCCGGTCGAGCGCGCGCGACTGGGCCAGTTGGTGAGGCAAGTCCTTTGCATAAACGGCTTTTCCATCGCCGACCTTGAAAAATCAGTCGTGGTTACTCCATCGCGTACGCCAGGGTAAGCCTCACCTTGCATTCGCGCGATCGAGAGAACCGGCGTCGCCTTCCCCTCGTCGAGGACGACGCAAGCCATCCGCTGCCGCCGCGGGACTGGACGCCTAAAGGCCGGATCGTCAAGGTGGGGCCGGACGATGTCGCGTCCCATCGCGGCGACGCCCCAGAGTACGAAGGGCGTCAGCTTCCGGACACACGCGCCGAGTGTCTCCCGGGAGGAGCGGCGCACTATCGCCCGTGCCCCTTCGTCTCGTGCCGGCACCATCTCTACTTGGAGAGCCGTAGCCGAAACCGAGTCCTTCTGAATTTTCCGGCCTTGGAGTGGGACCAGATCCCCGAGACGTGCGCGCTCGACGCGGCCGATCGCGGCCCGATGACGCTGTACGGGATCGCGCGACGCCTGAACATTACGCGCGACGCCGTGCGCCAGACGATGGAGAGCCGCGTCTTCGTGCGGCTGCGCGACGAGAAGGTCGTCCAGGCGATGCACGAGGACCTCGGGCGGCCCGTCACCGCCGACGCGGCGGACCCGACGCAGATCCGTCACCACGAGGCCGTCCAGGACGCGCGAAAGGAACGACGGGAGCAGAAGCGTCGGGCCAAGCTTGCCGCGGCGCGGGCGGCGCGCGAGGCGGCAGCCGAGTCTCGCGCGCAAGTGCCCCCCGCGCCGCTGCCCGACGCCGCGCCCTGCCTCGCTGAAGAGGAGGGGAGAGTCTGATGCTGTACCAACGCGGATTCCGGCTTCGGAACGAGCGCCTCCGGGAGCTCGCCTGGTACTTCACCGACTCGGCGGGGACCGTCCCCATCGCGAGCCCCAGTTACGCGGCGTTCTCGTCCCCCTCCACCGAGCCGGGCAAGTTGCTGGCGCAGGAGCGCTACGTTCACCAGTCGCAGGAAGCCACGCGGCGCGCACGGTTGGTGGAGGAGGTGAAGGGAGAGCTCTTCGTGCAGCGTCCCGAAGCCGCCGCCGACGCCTGGTGGCGTCTGGAACGATCGTACGGTGCGCGTCGGCAGGACGACCCCTGGGAGGAATTCCAGGAGCTCGCGCCGCTGCTGCGGTTCACGGAGATCGCGCGCGAGCGCGCGCGGATCGTGTGGCGCTCCTGGCTCATGGCCGAGAACCCGTGGACGGGGGAGCTCGCGCGCGCCGAGGCCGAACACGTGGAGCAGATGTACGAGAACCTCATCGAGGCGCACCGCGCCGCGCAGCGGTCGGGCACGACGGAGTTTCCCGGGCTCGGGTTCGCCCCGGGGCTCGCGCTGGCCGCGCACGTAGACGCGTGGGAGCGCGATGGCCGTTTTCTGGAGGCGATCGCCGGCGACGTGGTCGAGCGGGCGACGGCGGTGGCCTCGCGCAAGGGGTACGAGGATCTACGCGTCGCGATGGCGGCGGAAGCCGATCGCGTCCTCAGCGGCGCGGGACGTCTGCTCGACAAGGCCTGGAACGAGGTCGAGATCCGCCACGCGGTCGAGGCCGACCGAATGAAGCACGGGGATCGCCGCGGCAAGGATCGCATTCGGTCGATGAGCCGTGTGCTGGCGACGCGCCCTCCACCGAAAACCACCGAAGATCGGGTCGCGGCGCTTCAGGGCCTTCTCGCGCTTCAAGACCTTCTGTCCCGCAAGATGGCCAAATGAGCCGCTCGACCTTCGCGCCGATCGCCGCGCAGATCGCGAAGTGTCACGCGCTCGGCCCCGAAGAGGACGGCGACGTCGCGCGCCGGGCTCTCGGGGGGGACGCCGCGGCGCGGAACCGTCTGGTCGTCTCCGTACTCCCGGCGATGCTTCGGTTCGCTCTTCGGCGCCATCGGGTGACGGGCCTGCCGGCCGACGAGTTGTTCTCGGCGGCCGCGGGGGCAATCCTTCAAGCCGTGATGAAGTTCGATCCGGATCGGGGCGTTCGGTTCGTGACGTTCGCGGCGGGGTTCGCGCGCGCGGCCATGGCGCGCCTGGTCCACGAGTCCACGGGGGGGCTGTCGGGACTCCACCGGCTGGAGCGGTCGGAACACTTCGCTTTCCGCGCCGCCGAACGCGCGGGCGCGCGCGAGCCCTGCGACGACCTTGCGGCGGCGGCGACCGCCGCGGCACTCGGGTACACGGTCCAGTGGGTGCAAGAGACGCGCGCGCGCCTCGCCTCCGCGGGGCTTGACGTCTCCTTCGATGCGCCCAAGGCCACGGCTGACGGCGAAGACGGAGCGACCCTCTACGATGTCCTGCCGGGGCCGGCATCGACGCCTGAAGCTCTCGTGCTCGAAGGCGAGCATGCGCGCGCAACGAATCGTCAGGTCTCGAAGCTTCTCCGGACGCTGACGGCGCGGGAGCGTCGCATCGTGGGCCATCGCGTGATGACGGACGAGCCGATGGCTCTCAGGGAGATCGGCGAGAGCTTGGGGATCTCGCGGGAACGGGTGCGTCAGATCGAGACGCGCGCCTTCGAGAAGCTGCGGGCGGCCGCAGGACTGGGGGTCGGATGAAAGATCCGCTAAGCGGCATCCCGCAGGACGTTCCGACCTCGATCGCGACCATCGCGCGCTACGCGGGCTGGAGCACGCAGCGTACACGGGCGCGCCTGTTCCACCTGCACGCGGTGTCGGGGCACGGGCGCTTCGAAGACGGCGACCTTCTGCAACGCAACGGGAGAGGATGGCTCGTCGTCTCCGTGCGCCGCCTGCGCGAGCTCGGCTGGACACACTTCGGCGGGGGCCAGATGCCGACGCCGAGCGCCGAGCAGCTCGCCGCCGAGCTCCGAAAGGAGAAGCGTCTGTCGCGCTCCACGATGGCGCGCGTGCGCCAGCTGGAGAAGTGGGCCGACCTCGTCAACGCGGCGATCGCCGGCATGACGCACGATCTGCTCGCGTGGGTGGAGGCGGGGGGAAAGTTCCCGGCGCTGCCGCCACACGAACCATCCGAGGACGACGAGGACAGTGAAGCCGACGCGCCGCGCGCGGCGGAATCAGACCCCGAAGCGGCTGCGTGGACGCAAATGTCGGTCGCGCACGCGCGCGGGGCCGGCGGGCGCACGTGAGGTCACTCGCCTCTCTCTGTCTCTCTCTCCCCGCACATCCCCTCTCCCACTTGACGCGCATCGACTGACTCGCGTACTAGTCAATCGATGGGAGTGCGCGAAGCTCGCCTCTACCAGGTTGACGCGTGCGCGAAGGTCGAGGCGCTCTGGAGCGCGGGGACTCGCTCGGTGTGTCTCATCGCGCCCACCGGCGCGGGCAAGACGGAGATGGCGAGCATTCTGCTCACGCCCCGCCGGCGCGCGCTCGTTGTCGCGCACCAACGGGACCTGGTCTCGCAACTCGCCGCGCGCTTGGCGGCGCGGTTCGGCGAAGGTCACGTCGGCGTGTTGATGGCGGGGCATCCGGCCCATCCCGAGGCGCGCATCCAAGTCGGCACCGTGCAGACTCTGCTCGCGCGCGACCTTCGCCCGCAGGCGGATCTTCTGGTCCTTGACGAATGCCACCACTACGTCGCCGAGAGCTACCGAGAGCTCGTCCAGGCATATCCTGGCGTGCGCTGCGTTGGACTCACCGCGACGCCCGAGCGCGCCGATGGCTCCCCGCTCGGCGACGTCTTCGAGGAGAGCGTCGTCGCCGCTCACTACAGCGATCTGCTCGCCGAGGGGTACATCGTGCCCGTGCGCCTCTACCAGCCCGAGCGTTTTCTCGGGGCGGATCTCGCGAAGGACCCGGTCGAGGCGTGGCTCGCGCTCGCGAACCGATCGCAGGCCTTCGTGTTCTGCGCGCGGGTCGCGATCGCCGAAGCGCTCGCCGAGCGCTTCCGCCTCCACGTGCCCGCGGCGTGCATCTCGGCGGAGACCCCCACCGAAGAGCGCGAGAAGGCGTTGCGCGACTTCCGCGAGGGGCGCCTGCGCGTCATCACGAACGTGGATACGATGACCGAGGGCATCGATGTGCCGGAGCTTCGATGCATCATCCTCGCCAAGGGCTGCGACCACGTGTCGACGTACCTTCAGGCCACGGGGCGCGGTCTTCGTGCCTGCGCTGGGAAGCTGGATGCGATCGTCATCGATCTGGTCGGCTCCTCCATTCGGCACGGCTTTCCGACGTGTGACCGCGAGTACTCGTTGACGGGCACCGGCATCGGCATGGGCCGGCCGACGCCGCCGACGCCGCCGACCGATCAAGACGTCGCGCGCGAGGCGTTCGTGCAAGAGGTGGTGGGCGTGCCGCTCATCGCGGTTACCGACGCCGCCGACGCGCGGCGCTCGTCGCAGCTGCCCCCGTCTCCGAGTGCGCTGCGCGCGTCCTACGAAGCAATGTGGAACGAAGGGCGACGACTTGGACGCTCGGCGAGCGCGGTGGCGGTTCAATTCCGGGATCGGTTCGGCACGTGGCCGCCGACCGAATGGGCCTCCCTCCCCTCGTCACGATGATCACCATTCTCCGGCGCGGAAGCCTCGGCCTTCAGGCCGGGGAGGAAGCGCCGTCGGATCTACACGTTCAAGAACGGTCTCGATCGCGTGAGTCTGCTCGCTCTCGATGGACGCATGGTCGTCCCGTGCGCCATCGGCGCGTACCATCGCGGACGGCTCGACGGCGTCCGAGGACAGGCCGACCTCGTCTACCGCAAGGGCAAGCTCTATCTCTTCGTGACCGTCGACGTGCCCGACGGCTCGCCCATCGATCCCGAAGGCTGGCTCGGCGTCGACCTCGGCATCCGCAATCTTGCCTTCGACTCGGACGTATAGATGCGACACGCCAGGACCAAGACATCCGACTGCCACGCCACCAGACCGAACTACGTAGGCGGAAGGTGTCGCCCTTGCTACGAAGCGTTGCTCGACTCGCGCCGAGCACGCTCCGTTTGCCACCCCGCACGCGCCGAGCACGTCATCGGGTCGGGTGTGTGCCGATCGTGCTACTCGCTGGCAAAGGCGAAGACCAACCCACCGTCCGCCTGCCATCCAACTAGGCCGGAGCGAACGATCGGAAGCGGCATCTGCCGCGCTTGCTACGCTCAAGTTGCCAAATACGGCTCGACGTACGCGTACGACGGGGAGACGTGCGGAATATGTACTCGGCCGCTGGCCGCTGGTTCGGGCAAGAGCGCGGTAGATCATTGCCACGCATGCGGCACCGTGCGTGGGCTGCTTTGCGCTAACTGCAATCGTATGCTCGGGCTCGCACACGATGACGTCAGCGTTCTCTCGGCAGCGATCAATTACCTGCGCAAGCACCGTCATTGACGATGCGGGTTCGTTGCTCATGCCGACCATGTCGGCGCGCGCAACATCGCATCCAGGGGTCCAGTAATCGGCCCTATCGTTTCGGCTGTCAGGTTGGGTATCGGAGAGCACATAGTTTCTTCGAGTCCTCAGCTATGCCAGGAACAAAGCCTCGCCCTTTAGGGCGAGGTTGATTACTTTCTTTGTTGACTTGAATACGAGTCACGCCCAGTATGGGCCGCATGTTCAACCTCTCCAGAGTGCATTGGCTCACGGTATCCAAGGGAGGCACGGAGCAGCCAGTGAACCTTGTGGAGTCCCTGACGGACGCCCACGAAATTCGTGAGATCACGGGACTCTCCCCGGTGGAGACGGCCGCGGTCTATCGGCTCCTTGTCGTGCTCGCGCACCGCGTTCTGCAAGGTCCGCATTCCAAGAAGGAATGGGAGCGCGCGTGGAAGCGTGGGCGCTTCGAGGAGAACGCCGTGCGCGCGTACTTCGATCGCTGGGGCGAGCGCTTCGATCTGTTCGCCGAGGGGCGCCCGTTCATGCAGTCGTCCACGGCGCGCTCGAGTGTGAAGGGGGGGCCTCACATCGTTCGTCGTCTCGTGATGGAGACGTGCAACTTCGGCGCGGCGGTGCACCTCTTTGTCGAGGCGCGCGACCCGGCGGAGAACGACCGGCTGTCGCCGGCTCGCGCCGCGAGCGCGCTGCTCGCGTACCAGGCCTTCGCGCCGGGCGGCATGACGATGGGCGAGTCAGGCAAGGCCGCGCCGCTGTGCGGCTCGTGCGTCATCGTTCCACAAGGAGCAAACCTGTTCGAGACCCTGATGCTCAACGTGATCCCCTCCCCCTACGTCCGACAGGACGTGCCCGCCTGGGAGGCCGACCATGAGGCCACGGCGAAGTGCGCGCGCCGCGCGCACGGGCCGCTCGATCGCCTCACGTGGCAGTCGCGCCGCATGGCGCTCTCGCTGTCGCCCGAAGGCTACGTGGACGGCATCGCGTACCTCGCCGGCGACGAGCTCGAAGACGAGGAGCCGGACATCATGTGTGCGCGCGTCAAGATCAAGGACGAGTGGCGCCCGATCGGCCTTCACCGCGAGCGCGCGGCGTGGGGCTCGGCGCACGCGATCCTTCGCTCGTCGGACACCACGAGCCGTCCCGCGGTGCTCGACCATGTGGCGAGCGTCCGCGACATCATCGGCCCCGACAAGGCCATCTCGCTCGCGGTCTACGGCCTCGCCTCCTACCAGAAACGCATCGACCTTGCGCGCGCCGAGATCCTCCCGGTCACACCCGAGGTCCTGGCCAGCGAGGCAAAGCTCGCGCTCTTGCAGCGTGCAATGGAACGGCTCGGGGTCATCGACGACGCGCTCCGGGTCGCGACGTGGATGTGGGCGCACGCGGCGCTTCCGAGCGCGCACAAGGAGACGGTGAAGGCGACCGCCAACGGCGCGCGAAGCCGCGGGTTCTTCTGGGGGGCGATGGCCGCTCCGTTCGAACGGCTCCTTCTCGAGCTTGCGTGGACCGAATCGGGCGAAGCGGCCGTTGACCTCTTCCTGCGCGACGCCGAAGCCACCGCGCGGAGCGCTCTGCACCTCTCGACCCGGGCGCGCGCGGGGGTTTCCGTGCGGGCTTTGCGTGCCGTGACGATCGCCGAATCGGTGCTGCGCTCGAAGCTGCGCGGTGCCACCACACCTACGCCTGAGGAGAGTACCGATGAACACGTTTCGACTGATTGACTCGCTCGCGCGCGCCGCAGAACGCGGCGACGGCGCGGTCCTAGGCGCGCTGCGGCGCGGCTGGACGCAACCGCTGGCACTCTACCCCGTCATCTCGCCGTTCCTCCCCGTCCCCGCCTCGAAGCACGTCGAGGACGTCTCGATGCTCGTCGCCTGCCTTTTCGGCGAATACCCCAAGCGCGGCTCAACGCCGCTTGCCGCCGCCCTTCGACGGGTCGCGGAACGGCGCGGGGGCAACGCGAGCGAAGCGCGCTTCACCGCGCTGCTCGTTGCGCCGCGGTCCGAGCTCCCGACGCATCTTCGACGCGCGGTGACGCTCGCGAAGGGCGAGGACATCGCGATCGACTGGCACCGGCTCTTCGACGACCTCCTCCGCTGGGAGGACTACGCCACCCGACGGCAATGGGCGCGTGAGTACTGGGCGCCCACCACAGCCACGACCGAACCGACTGAACCGACTGAACCCACCAAGGAGACGACATGAATACGCTCAGCATCGACGTTCACATCTTGCAGAACTTCGCGCCGTCGAACCTCAACCGCGACGACAACGGCGCTCCCAAGGACGCCGTCTTCGCCGGTGCGCGGCGCGCGCGGATCTCGAGCCAGTGCTCGAAGCGCGCCATCCGCAACCACTTCGCCGCCGAGAGCGAGTTGGAGACCTCGGCGCTCGGGGTCCGCACCAAGCGCATCCCGCATGCGGTCGCCGAGATCTTGGCGGCCGACCACGATCCGGCCGTCGCGCTCGAGGTCGCCGCCCGCGTCATCGCCGCGGCGGGGCTGAAGATCGACGAGAAGACGCAGAAGACCGCGACGCTGGTGTTCCTCCCCAAGGACCGCATCCGCAGCATCGCCGGGGTTGTCCACGAATCGTGGACAGGGATCGACAAGAAGACGATTCCGAAGACCGTCACCGAGCGCGTGCAGGCGCTCCTCAAGGACGCAACGCGCACGCCGGACGTCGCCGCATTCGGGCGCATGATCGCCGAGGGAGACGACTGGGGCGTCGCCGGCGCCGTCCAGACGGCGCAGAGCCTCTCGACCCACGCGGCCGACAACGACTTCGACTTCTTCACGGCCGTGGACGATCTGCAGCCCAAGGGCGAGACGGGCAGCGCGCACATGGACTCGTCGCAGTTCGTGGCCTCGTGCCAGTACCGGTACGCGACGATGAACGTGCCGCTGCTCCGCACGAACCTTCAATTCGACAAGCTCGTCGAGCCCACGGCGGAGGCGTGGCTGCGCGCGATGGTCCACGCGATCCCCACGGGCAAACAGACCAGCTTCGCCGCGCACAACCCGCCGAGCTACGTGCTCGTCGTTGCCCACGAAGGCCAACCTTTCGCGCTCACCAACGCCTTCGCGCAGCCCGTGCGCCCGCGCGAACACGACATCGTGGGCGAGTCGATCCTCGCGCTCGAGCGGTACTGGGCGCGCGTCCACACGATGTACGGGACGCGCATCAACGAATTCGCGGCGGCTTGCCAGGACCGCGATGCCACGCGGGACGACGTGGGGATTCGCATGGTCCCGAGCGTCGACGCGGTCATCGAGACCGCGCTCAACCGCGTTCGTTCGCTTCTCCACAAGAACGAGGACAAGTGAACGCCACGCTGCTCCTACGACTCGAGGGACCGTTCCAGAGTTGGGGATCGCAGGCGCGATTTTCGATCCTCACAACCGAGCGCGAACCGACCAAGTCGGGGGTTGTTGGTCTCCTTTGCGCAGCGATGGGGGTCACGCGCGACGACCGGACGACCATCGGGCAGCTCGCCGAGGGCGCGATGACCGTGCGTGTCGACCGCGAGGGGGCGATCGAACGAGACTACCACACGACCGGAGGTGGCGCGTTCGGGGACCTCTCCCATGCCGTCTACGACGCCAAGACGCGGCGGGCGGAGCACACCGTCCCCACGGAGCGCTACTACCTCGCCGACGCGAGCTTCCTCGTCGCGCTCGAGCACGACGAGGCGCTCCTTGTGCGCGTGAAGGATGCGCTCCGTTCGCCGGTGTGGCCGCTGAGCCTGGGCCGCAAGGCCTGCGTTCCGGCGTGCCCCATCTTCGAATCCTTGGAGCAGGCGTCGGCGAGCGAGTGCGTGCGGAAGTGGCCGCGCGCCGAGCGCGCCGGCGACGACACGCTTCGTCTTCTGATCGAGTCGACGCCCGAGCGCGGCCAACCGCGCGACGACGTCCCGGTCACGTTCCAACCGCGGGTCTTCCGGCGCCGGTACGTGGAGACCGTCTGGACCGACCCGCCCGCCGCACGGAGAATCGCATGAACCTCTCTCGCATCTTCCTCAACCCCGCGTCCTCGGAGGTCTGGCCGTGGGTCCGCAGCCCTCTCGTGATGCACGGGGCGCTCTGGCGTCTCTTTCCCGGCGTCGAACGGGTCCCCGACGCGCGATCTCGCGCGCGCATCCTGCATCGGTTGACGGTCGAGCGCGACGGCCGCCTGACGCTGCTGGTCCAATCAAAAGCCGAACCCGATTGGAGCGGCTGGCCGCGCGCCGTGTTCGCGGCGCCTCCGGAGGTCAAGTCGCTCGCGCCGGTGCTCGAGGCCGTGGGCACGGGGCAGCGGTTCCGCTTCCGCTTGGTCGGCAACGTCGTGAAGTCGGTTTCGCGCTCGACCCGGCGCGTGGCCCTTCGCGGCGACGACGCTCTGGGGGCGTGGCTCGCGCGCGCCGGAGCGCGAAGCGGCTTTGAGGTCGAGTCGGCGCTCGCGGCGCCGTGCTCGCGCGAAGAAGAGTGGGGGAGTGGGCCATCGCCCTCTCACGTCGAGCACCCCGTGTGCTTCGATGGGGTGCTGCGGGTCGTGGACACGGGCACGATGCGCAAGGCGCTGGAGAACGGGATCGGCCGCGGGAAGTCCTATGGGTGCGGGCTCTTGCTCGTGGCTCGAGCGGCGGCGTGAGTCGCGTTGATCTCCAGTCCCTTCCGCGCGTGTCGGAGAGCTGGTCCTTTGCCTACTTCGAGCACGCAAAGATCGAACGGGAGAACCATGCGCTCGTGGTGATCGATGTGAACGGAGAGACGAGAGTTCCCGTCTCGTCTCTTTGCGTGCTGATGCTGGGGCCGGGCACGTCGATCACGCACGCGGCCATGATGTCGATCGCGGACAATGGCTGCTCGGTCGTCTGGACGGGGGAAAAGGGAGTCCGCTTCTACGCGAGCGGGACGGGCGAAACCCGCCGGTCGACCAATCTGCTCGCGCAAGTGAAGGCATGGGCGGATCCCGGCCGCCGTCTGGACGTCGTTCGACGCATGTACGAGCGAAGGTTTGGCGAGTCGCTCGGAGCGACGAGCATCGAACAGGCACGTGGGCGCGAGGGCGTACGTGTTCGAGAGGCCTACGCCAAGGTGGGACGCGAAACGGGCGTCGCGTGGAAGGGCCGCAAGCTAAACGGGGCTTGGGAGCACGCCGATCCTGTCAATCGGGCGCTCTCCGCGGCGAATGCCTGCCTGTACGGCGTCTGCCATTCGGTGATCGTCGCCACCGGATTCAGTCCAAGTCTTGGCTTTCTCCACACCGGCAAGTCGCTCGCCTTCGTGTACGACATCGCCGACCTCTACAAGATCGAGATGGTTCTACCGCTCGCGTTTCGTGTCGTCGCCGAGAATCGAAGCGCCTCGAATCTAGATTCGCTCGTGCGATGTGCGAGTCGGGATCGGTTCTACGCAAGTGGTCTCTTGGACCGCATCATTCCCGACATCCAGCACTTGATTGGCGATCGAATGCTCGACGAGAGAGCGTCGGAGGCGCGCGTCTTACTTTGGGGACCCGAAGGGGAGGTCCCAGGAGCCCAGAACTTTGCGACGAGCGTGGAGGAGGAGAGCGACGATCCATGATGGTCGTCATCGTGGTGCGTCGCGTTCGTCCGTCCGTTCGTGGAAACCTGGCGCGGTGGATGATCGAGGTCGCTCCAGGCGTCTTCGCAGGAAGCCTCTCGGCACGCGTGCGGGACCGCCTATGGGAAGCCGTCCGTGCGGCTCGCCGGCAGGGGACGTGCGCGATGGTCCATTCCGCCCGCAACGAGCAGGGGTTCGTGTTTCGCTCCGAAGGGGCCTCGGCTTACGAGTCGGTTGAAGTCGAAGGCTTGTTTCTCGTACGACGACGTGGACATCCGACAGGTCCGCATGCTCCTTGACACTTCAATGCTGTTTTTGACGAAATCGTGAATGGTTTCCAAGAGTGCTCCCCGTACGCACGGGGATAGGCCGTACGCACGCACGTTCCTGATCGTCGCCCCCAAGTGCTCCCCGTACGCACGGGGATAGGCCGGTAGCGCTTGAGCAGATGGTGGCGCGCGCGCAGTGCTCCCCGTACGCACGGGGATAGGCCGTCATCTCCTGCTCCATCGGCGTTCTCGTCGTCGTGCTCCCCGTACGCACGGGGATAGGCCGGAAGTTCACGAACATGCCATTCAACATTGACGGTGCTCCCCGTACGCACGGGGATAGGCCGTGGTCTGCCGCCGCGGAGCTCCGCTTCACGCCGTGCTCCCCGTACGCACGGGGATAGGCCGCGAGAGGACGAGAAGTGCGCCGGGCTTCAAGAGTGCTCCCCGTACGCACGGGGATAGGCCGGCGCGTCGTCGGCAGCGGCGTCGTGCCGACGAGTGCTCCCCGTACGCACGGGGATAGGCCGGAAGTAGTCGTCGTCAAACAGATGGATCTGCAGTGCTCCCCGTACGCACGGGGATAGGCCGCCTCGTAGCGCACTGCGCCGGAATGAGGTCTTGTGCTCCCCGTACGCACGGGGATAGGCCGACCATCTCACGCGCTCAGCGGCCGACCGCCACGTGCTCCCCGTACGCACGGGGATAGGCCGGCGGCTGTCGCCGATCGGCGTGCTCAACGGCTGTGCTTCCCGTACGCACCGGGATAGGCCGCATCGTCGGAACGACGAGCGCCTCGTCGGGCTGTGCTCCCCGTACGCACGGGGATAGGCCGCCGGTGCTCAAGACGGAGTTGCAGCGGTGCGAGTCCTCCCCGTACGCACGGGGATAGGCCGCCTTCATCGCGTCCGCGCGCTACGCGGGCCTCGTGCTCCCCGTACGCACGGGGATAGGCCGTCATGAACGTGTGTGGCACAGCGCTCCGTGACGTGCTCCCCGTACGCACGGGGATAGGCCGCAACGATTGGATCCGTTGCGGGAAGCTCGACGTGCTCCCCGTACGCACGGGGATAGGCCGCCCCCCAGCCGCCGCCTCAAGTCCGAGACGTCGTGCTCCCCGTACGCACGGGGATAGGCCGCTTGTCCTGATCGGACAGCTCCCCCTCGAAGTGTGCTCCCCGTACGCACGGGGATAGGCCGACGACGCCTGGAACCGCGGGGTAGTCGACGTCGTGCTCCCCGTACGCACGGGGATAGGCCATACCTACCCGGACCAGCGGCCTCGGCCTCGTAGTGCTCCCCGTACGCACGGGGATAAGGCCGCGACGGCAAGGTGGCGATCTGCACGCGCCGGCGTGCTTCCCGTACGCACGGGGATGGGCCATGCATTGGCTCACGACATGGTCACGACCCTCGCCGTCCCCCGCACACGCGGGGATTCAATCGGTCACAGCGTCGCCATCCGGAGCGCTTCGATGGCGCGATCGATCCACTCGATCTTCCGCTGCAGATCCTCGCGTCGCTTAAGCAGCTGGGCCACGAAGGGATCGCCGCCTTGCGTTTCAGGTGTCGTCCCTTCCAACGACGGCTCCTGCGCGAGCGGCACGGGTGCCGGCGACTTCTTCGGACCTCGTAGGGTGGTCACGATGGACGTCGCGTCGCCCAGAACGTCGCCCGACTGGGCATCGAGCCACGTCAATCCATTCTTCGGGACGGCCGCGGGCTTCGCGGTAGGAGTTGCGACGGGCACGGCATCGGCCTTCGGTCGCTTCGGGGTTCGATGAATGATGCCGCTTCTCCGGAGAACGGAGACCTTGGCGCGCACCGACGCTTCGGGCTTTCCCATCACCTTGGCAATCTCGCGCGGGTCTTCGCCCGCTTCGTACCTGCGCGCGATCTCCTGGGTGCTCGGGTTGAGGACTCTCTTCTTCTTCGGCATGGGCAGCGTCTCGTTGGGTGAGGCACACGGTTCGGGGGGCGCCGGGGACGGCGCAGCGCGTACGACGGAGGTAGCGGGCGCCTTGTCAGACCACTGAACCGGTAAATTTCGACGGAACGTGGAACTGTCCTTGGGTACGGCCCCCACCACTTGGCCGACTCGCAGTCCATTGGCCGCGACCTCCACCGATCGCACCGCCGGAATGGGCACCTCGGCAACACCCCGCTGCGAGATAGCGCGGGTGATCGAGTCCCGCACCCGATCTTTGGATCTCTCCGTCTTCCGCCGCGGTCGCGGTCGCGCGCGATCGTGCGCTTCTTCGGGAATGGAGGCTTGGATCTCGCGCTTCAGGAGCGCGACCACCTCGGCCTCCAGCTGTCGGATTCGCTCGCGTGAGCACCCGAATGTTTGGGCGATGTCGGCCAGCGTCTCCCTCCCGAGCAGTCGACGGTCGAGGATGGCGAGCTTGCGCTCGTCGTGCGTGCGGCGTCGTACGCGCTCGATGACCGCTCGAATGTGGTCGTCGAGGTCTTTGTCCGCGATGGCGTCGCCCCCGTCGCCCTCCAGTCGAAGCACGTCGTAGAGCGTGAGACCCCCGTCCTCCCCCATCTCCGCATCCAGCGACACGCCGTTCACGGAGGTCTTGCGCTCGACCAGCACGGCCTTCGCGCCGAATTCCTTGACGAGAATCTCTTCCTCCTCCTCGGGCTCGAGCCCCAAGGCGAAGAGCTCGTGGCGACGGGTGGCGACGTTGCGCGCCGCATCGCTCGCGTGCACGGGCACGTACGCCATGCTGCGATCGTAGCTGGCGCGCCGGCTGATATGGTGACGGACCCAGTTGCTCGCGTACGTGATGAAGGCGAAACCGCGCTCGGGTTCGAACCGGTCGATGGCCGTCATCAGGCCGAGCACCCCCTCGCTCACGAGGTCGTCGATCTCTGTCGTCCGACGCCGTCGGATGTACTTCTGGGAGATCTTCCAGACGAAGCGCAGGTTGTGCTGGATCAGCTTGTCGCGCGCGGCAACGTCGCCGGCCTTGGCGCGCACGGCCAGATCGACCTGCTCCTTCGAGGACAGGACCTTCGTGTCGAGCTTCGACAGCGCACTCGGGACGGGGACAGCCACGCGACTCGGACGCTGACACGCGCCAAGGAGTAACGGCTAGGGCGAATCGATGACGATTCCGGCGTCGCGTTTCGCTTTCTGCCCGACGCTCGAGTGGAGCGCGGCGCGGCCAGCGGCCGTGATGACCCAGATGGGTCGCTCGACCAGCGAGCCGTCGGCCCTCGTGAGTCCGTAGCCGTCCCCGCCGACGATCTCCCCGAACCCCTCGCAGACCACGAACCCGCGACGCTCGAACGCTCGGATGCGCGGGTCTGCGCCCGACACGCCGAGCCCTCGGAGCTCCGCGACGCCGGAGCGCTGCTCCGGGCTCCGACCGTCGGAAGCTGCCTCGATCTGTTGAAGGAGGTCCCAGGTACGCCAAGGCCAACGCGACATGTTCAGGTCCATTCTACTCCCCGGCGCGAGGCGAAGGACCTCGCGCAATCATGTCGTGCGCGCCGCGGCACGTGCACCACTTCGGGCATAGAGGCGCGGGCCCGTGGTCCCACCACCAAGCGATGATCGGCCACTCCACCAAGGACCGCAGGCGAGGTCGCATTAGGCGCCTCGTCGGCTCGAAACGAGGAGCGCCACCGGCCCGAGCGTGATCCGAAGGAAGCGCATGGGGCCGCTCGTACAGAGCGCGACGGACGCATAGTCCGAGTGCCGATCGCCGACGTTCGACGTCCAGTCCCACTTGCCGTCCGGAGCCCACTGGACCCCGAAGAGCCGGCGGCCGATCCATGCGGTCTTCAGGTTCGCGTTTCGTTTGCTCATGGCTTCGCTCCGACGACCCATCATCATTGACCTCCAGAGTCAAAACCGTACGACTCGTTTTCGAGTCACTTCGTGCGCGCGAGAAAGCCCTCGCCGTGCAGCTTGAGGATCACGCGCCCCGGCCCCATGGCGTCGTAACGCTCCTTCATCGGGCGCACGACGAAGCCCTCGCGCACGTGGCCGGCGTCGAGAGTCGAATTCCCCTCGGCGAGCCGCGAGATCTCGCGCGTCCACGGACCGGTGTACAGGACCGGGACCGTCGGCAAACCCAACCGCCGGCAGAGCGCGTGGAAGTCGCCCACGTCGAGCCACGTCCGCGACTTCACGTCGATCGCATCGAAGAACCGGAGCCCGACCGATCCGCCGCTCTGTCCGTACGAGAAGCCGCCGGTGTAGCCGTGCGTCTCTCCGTAGAAAACAACATGCGGTGCCTCGGCGAGCTTGGCCGTGAGGCCGTACGCATGCGCGGCCTGCCACCACTTCACGGCGGGAAGGTCTTTCTTGAACCGGGTACGGGACCCAACCCAAAGACGCTCGCCATCGTGAACGAAACGCGCCGACTCGCCATGGAGCTTCTCGGTGATCTGGACGATCTCGTCCTCGACGAGAACGTCAGGCCAGCGACGAAGACCCTCGACGTCGTAGACCGGCAACAGGCCGGGGTCGGGCTCATCGCTCGCACCCACCGCCTCATCGTCCGGAGGCGTGTACCGGACGATTCCCAGCTCGGAGGCAACGTCCTGCCCCGCGACCCACCCAGGCTCCCCCTTCGTCAGGAGCCCCATTGAGAACACTCCGCGCAGACGCTTGGCGCGAATGCGCCGGTGCTCACCCAGGAACGCAAAGCGCTCCCCCTCGGGGACGATCGAGTCGACGGGGATGTAGACCGCGAGATCCCCTTCCACAAAGTCTCCCGTGCGAAAACAGCACGGGTAGCCGCCGTGGACCTTGGTGATGCTGAGAGAGTCGGCGTTCGGGTGCTTGACCACCTCGCCGACCCGAATGACCTCGACGCGACCTTCACCCATCGACCGCCTCCTTCCCCGTCACGCGCGCATGGACGCTCGCGGCCCACGCGCGCGCATTTTCGATCCAGGGCCGACCGGTCGGCCCGACCCCGCGCGGCCGTAGTTCTCCTCGAACCGGGGCGCCTCGGGCGAAAGGTGTGAGCACTCGACGCAGAGGTAGTGCCCGTCCGAGTCGCAGTTTCCGGTGCCGTCGTACCCGGCTCCGTCGAAGGCCTCGCAGAGGCCATCCGGATCCCGAACCCCGGGCTGGCCCACGAAGCCGGGGAGTCCGTTCACCTCCCGGCGGAGCATCTCCCACGCGATCGGAAGGCCGCTCACTGCGACGTCCCCATCCGCGTGAACGAGACGACCCACACCCACGGATTGGACGCCCAAGACGCGCGCTCGCCGTTGATCGTCTCCCAGAGCGAGTAGAAACCTTCCCGAGCCGAGCGGGTCTCCCGGCGGTCGTGGTAGAGGAGCTCGGCACCCGGGTCACCGCACTCGGGCACGAACGTCTCGAAGGTCTGCTTGCGTGCGCGGTTGCACCACGTCCAGGACTCGAAGACGCGGGGCGCGACCCCCTCCGCTCGGGCGTCCTCCTCCGTGATCTCCTGAAGCCGCTCGACGCGGACGTCGGTGACTTCGAGCGTGAAACGCGAAGCCCATCGGGGCATGTAGATGGATGGGCGCCAGCGGAGCTTGTCGGGTCCGTCCCCGTGGACGGGGTCGGCGTGGTCGGCGCGGTAGCTGACCTGCACGTGGCCCCGGTCCGTCATCGTCGTGGGGCGGAAGTCGCCGTCGAGGAAGGCGTGCGCCTCCTTCACCCAGAGTCGATCGCCGGACGCCCCGTAGGGGCACGGCAGCAAGAGGTCTCCGTCGCGCGGCCACCAGACGGTCGGCTCGAGACCCCCGCCCGCAACGTCGGAGACGGAGGCCTGGTCGCGAACGATCCGTCGGGTCTGCGTCTTGGTCCCGGCGCGGATGGCTCTCACCATCGACGCGCTGAAGAGGATTGGCCGCTCGCGCAGAGTCGCGAGGCGAGCGACGGGGCTCACCTGGCGCCCCCATCCCCCAGGCACCGCAAGACCTGGGGACTCGGCCCCCTCCCGATCGCAACCTTCAGCACCCGGAACCCGTCCGTACATGTGCGGAGACAATCCACGGGGGTAGGCCCGTTCCACTCCTCGCAGTACGCGCCGATCGCATCCCCGTCCGCCGACACCACGACGGTCTCGGTGCACCCGAACGCCGCGCACGCGAGCACTGCGGCGACGATGTAGGCGGCGGACACGGGACTCCCCGAAAGGGCGTCCGGAGCCGGCTTCCAGCGGCACGAGCGGTACCCACCTTCGCACCCCTGATCGCACCCCTGACCCGTCTCTCTGGGTCACTTTGGGGGTCTCCTGGTCGCTCCTTTCGTGAGCTTTCCCGCGATTTTCCCAGTGTTCCGTTGTCTAGTGCCACCTTGCCAAGGTGGACGTCGAGGGTTCGAATCCCTTCTCCCGCTCTTGTTTTAGGCTTCATCGTTCGTGGTCTCCGAATTCTTCGCACCCCCGTTCGCACCCTTTGTGGACCCCGTTTTTGGGCCAAGAGCGAGGGTCAGAATCTTCCCGATGCCGTTCCGCATCTCGTCGGCGGCGACGGTCGAGTAGTGCTGCTGCATGGTCTCGGTGGCGTGACCGCTGATGGAGCGCGTGACGAGGTCGGCGACGCCGGCGGCGCGCGCGAGATCTTGGAACGTGCGGCGCATCCCCTTGGGGGTCACCTTGAACTTCAGGTCGAGCGCGGTTGCGACCGACCGGAACGGCTTGTCGAGCACAGAGCGCGATCGCATCCCGCCGGTCTCGCTCGGGAACAGGTAGGCGCTCTCCGCCATCGCCCGGTCAGTCGCGGTCGCGTTCTTGCGCGCGGCTGCGTCGTCCAGGCGATCGAGGTGCCACCGGAGGACTTCGAGCACGTGCGGCGGCAGCTCGATGCGCTGACGCTTTCCGGTCTTCGTCTTCTCCATGATGGCATTGCCCATCGCGTTCGACCGGCGGACGAGGATCGCGTTCTCGTCCCAGAGCACGTCCTCCTTCCGACGGAGGGGGCGGAGCGACGAGGGGCGCAGCCCGGTGAGAAACCCGACGAGGGTCATCGCGTAGTGCCCGGGGTGCTCCCGCTTCATCGTGGCGAGGAAGTCGTGCGCGACGTTGGGAAGGAGCGAGTTCGGCTCCTCGTCGGTGTAGGTGGGCGACGTCGACGTGTCGAAGTCACGGACCGCGGCGGCCGGGTCGACGCCGAGCTCGTACTCGGCGGTCATCTGCTTGGTGATGACCCGGAGGATCGAGAGCCACCCGTTGGCGGTCCGTGGCGAGATGCGCTCCCTACCCTTCCGCTCCTTGCCGCGGGAGTCGATGTACATCCGGATCTTCTTGGGGTCCGCGTTCATGCGTCGCGCCCAACCGTCCTTGGCCTTCTCGATGTGGGCGTAGCGAAGCTCGTGAATGAGATGCCGACCGAGCGCGGGGAACAGGTGCTGGGTGAGCGTATCCTCCCAGCGCTCAATGGACTTGGCGCTCTTCAGGTCACCGTTCTTGACCTTGCGCTCGAAGAGCGATGTCGCGTACGCGTCGAGCCGCATCGTCTCCGGCTGCGTCCCCCGCACCCGTTCGCGAACGACCGACATCGCCTCGACGCGGTAGCCCGTCGCCTCGGCGAGGCTTGCGTCCGGCAAGGCCTTGATCACCGTCTTGCGACGACCCGTCTCCTCGTTCGTCAGCCGACCGCGTACGAGATAGCCGCCGCTGCGGAGCCGGTAGATCCCCTCCCGTACCCTCTTGGCCGAGACCTCGTACCCCCACCGCTTCACCCATTCGGCCATTGGACTCTCCGTTCAGAAACGCATCGAGGTCTTCTTTTCGGAAGACGAGGTGACCTTTCCCCCCCCGGCGCGCCCCGCGGACGTACCCGCGCTCTCTGGCCTTCCGCAGACCGGTCTCCGTCATCGAGCAGTAGGCGGCCGCCGCCTCGGTTTTCATGACCGCGGGGGCGACTTTCGGCAAATCGCTCATGAACGGACCCCCTCGCCTGGGACGCGACTCGGATACGCGTCATGCGCCGAAACCGGCGACGCGTATCCGAGTCGTCCGCAAAAGCGGTAGCGCTCAGGCCTCGAAGCCAACGCCGAACGCTGGGCCCCTCGGGGGGGGAGAGTGGGATTCACCCTCGGCGCTGGCTTCGAGTCCAGAGAATTCTGATGTGCCCGACTTGCGAACTTAGCGAAGTGGTCCACGCTCACGCTCATGAGGGTCATGAGCGACGCGCCTCCGTTTGCGACTTGTCGGCGCGCGCCTTCGCGACCGCCACCGATACCGCGTCGGGCGCCGGCTCTTCTCCATTCCCCGAGAAAAGCCAGTCCATTGTCACTCCAAACACGCCTGCAATGACCGCCAACGTTCCGGCCTCCGGCCTCCATCCCTCGGCTCGAATCGCCCGCGAGTGGCTCGCGCTCAGCCCGGCGAGGCGGTCGAGCTCGCGCCACGACAGCGCCGGCTCGGCCATCGCCACGAGCCGCTCGATGCGACGTCCGATGTCCTGCCCATCTGCACTTGTCCGCTTGGCCACGTTGCTGACTAGCACCCTAGTCGCGACTCGTTTGCGAGTCAACCGCGATACGCGAGAGCCGTTGACGCGTACCCGAGTCACGCCGATGGTCGACACATGAAGCGACCGACTCCGCCCCCCGGCCTCGACACCATTCCGAAGAGACTCGGCTGGTACATCGACAACGTACTGAAGGGGCGCTCGCAACGCTCGGTCGCCGGCGCCGCCGCCAAGTACGGGCTGGGCTCCCCCACGGGGATGGGGAATTGGATCTCCGGACGCTACCCCAACCCGCGGGTCAATTCGATCGTCGCGGTCATGCGCACGCTGCGCGAGATGGCCGACGCCGACGGCGTCGGGATGCTCAACATCGAGTGGCTGCTCTTCGAGGAAGGTGACGCGACGGTCACAAGCCCGGGATCTCGCGCTATCCCCCGCGCGTTCCAGGAAGCGCTCGCCGAGCTTCCGAAGCCGAGCGCTCCGTTACTGTCGGCGGCCTACGCCCTCGCGCGCGACACCCACGTGTCTCTCACGCGTGTCCAATGGACACGCGTGCTCACTCTGCTATCCCACGGCGAAGCTATGGCAATGGACTACATCAACGTAGATGCTCCCACCACAAATGAGCGGGCGCTGGCCACAACCCCCGTCCTTCGGCAGCTCGCGGCGGCGAACCCTCCCGAGGGCGCCGCGCGCTCGGAAGAGAAGCACGGCGAGCACCTTTCTCGCTCCAGCAAGCTCGAACCGATGGAGACGCAAACGGGAGCAGAGAAATCGTCACGCAAATCGGGCCATATTCGCACGCGTAGACGCTAAATGCCGCGGCGCGATGACGTGCGTCAGTAGAGCTACCTCTTGCGCACGAAGATCATTCCTGACACGCTTGCCGGATCACATCGCGGCTGGTTGATGAATGGTGTGGGCGGGAGGGTGATGTGGGTGGGGGATCGTGCCTTGAGGGTCATGTGGCGCGCATCTACGAGAGGGTCGGCTATCGGGTGGGAACGCCCCGGAGTGTCGTCCGGATCGCCTGCGGCATATTTGGGAATGAGAATGTACGTTCCATCCCATCATATCGCACCTTTCATGCCGTCTCAGGAACAACCTGGAAACTCTATGTGGCCGACTTCGGGCCCGGGGCGGCCGTCGTAAAGGGGTGCGCCGACGCAATCGCCGAGTGGTACTTGGCGACGATCGGCTGCGAGCCGGAAGTTACCAAGGCAGCGCTCTCGGCGGCGATCTGCGTTCCGGACTTCGCCGTGCGCTTGTACTGCGGGGACCGACAGCTCACGGTCGAAGAGCTTGCGCGCACCATGCACGTGTCGGTGGATACGGCGGCCGCGCGAGCGCGGCAAGTTTCTGAGGACTCGGGCGTCTCCTACGTTCGAAACGACGAACGTAACGACAAAGTCATACATATCGTCAGAGCGTGATCTAGATCAAGGTCCGCGCTCTTTCTCATTCCGTCATTGACTCGTTTGCGAGTCAGCGTTAGCGTCCGACTAGTACGCTAGTCGGCTTTTTCCCGACGTGACGAAAGGGTGGGCAGCGTGGTAGGCGGAACGATTTCGAGTCGGCTTGCGGCTCTCCAGTCCGAGGCTTCGGTCAAGCTCGGAGCGGTGGCGGTCGTTGCCGAGCAGCGTCTCCAGGGGGCCGAAGTCGGGACGGCGTACCGCGTGGTGCGCGCGAGCGCGCTGTCGGCGGTCGCGCGCTTCGGGACCGAGCTCGAGGCGCACTTGGCGGAGAGGTCCCGTCACGGGCCGAGATCGGAGGATCTCCGCGCGCTGCTCTCCTGGCTTGAGGCGGAGGTCGCGATCGTGGAGGACGGACTCGCGAGCCCCGCGCGACTCGCCGCGATGGCGGCGCGCCTCCGCATCGTCCATGTCGCTGGGCCCACCCCGACGTCGCTCGACTCCTGCACGTGAGCCGCGTTCGCGTGTTCGGTCTGACTCTTTTTCGAGTCATTTTTGTTGCGCACTGTCTGAACTTTGCTAGAATCAACGAATCATGAGCGCACACTCCAAAGGACCGAATCCGCACACCCAGACCGCCGCGCTGGCGAAGGCTCGCCCGTCGTTCTCCGGGACCTACCGTAGTGCCTCGCGTGTGAGCGACATGCTCGCGCGCGCCGCGACGGAGTGTCACCTCGTCAGCCCGATGCGCTCGTGCGGCAAGCTCCCGGACGGCTGCGAGGTCGCGCTGTCGGTGGTGTACCTGGACGTCGAGCACGAGACCTACCCGGTCACGGGCGACGGCAACGCCCCTGGGGGCGGACAGCTGGGCCTCAGCAAGACCGCTCTCGAGCGCATCGCCGCCGCCGCAGGGGTGTCATGGGACGTGCGGGCGAGCGGGCGGGTCGACGACGGGAGTGACCCTCGCTACTGCCTGTTCCGGGCGGTGGGATACGTGCGGGACTTCGACGGGGTGCCGCGCGAGATCGGCGACCACAAGGAACTCGACCTCCGCGAGGGGTCGGACGAGATCGAGTCACTCTGGGCGCGCTACCGGGAGAAGGTCGCGAACTGGAAGCGGGGCGGCAGCCGTGGCTACGAGCCCCGATCGCCCGAAGCTCAGATTCGCGAGCTCCGTCGGCACATCGTCTCCCACGCCGAGACCAAGGCTCGGAACCGCGCCATCCGCTCGATCGGGGTCCGCACCTCCTACGCTCCCCACGAGTTGGAGCGCCCCTTTGCGGTCGCGAAGCTGGTCTTTACGGGCGCGTCGAACGACCCCGGCCTCCGCGCGATGTTCGCGGCAAAGCGCGCCGACGCGCTCCTCGGCGGGATGATGGGGCTCTACGGCGAGGCCAAGGCGCCGGCGGGGGTCAGCAAGGTCGCCCCTCCGCCCGTGGGCAAGCACGCGGTGGAGGAGGACGAGGACGACGGCGGCGTGGAGATCGAGCACATCGATCCGGAGACGGGCGAAGTCACGCGCACGCGCGCGCCGGCGCCCCCCCTCGTCGCCCCCGC